AGAACAATACAATTAAAAAGATAATCAGAAACACATACATTATTTATTAAAGTGTAAATTTACTTGCGAGAAGGCCGGCTATTATTAAATACGTGTTTATTTGTGCCCTTAACACCGACCCATTCGGGAGACATCGCATCGTATCGAGCCTGGAGCTGAGGGTTTGCAGGAGTTAGATCCTGAAATCCAGTTAAACCTTCCTCCGAACTCGACGTTTGATACCGAACAGGTGCCTTTGATGATACGGGAAGAGTGTGTTCACCGACGGCTACGTTGTAAGAATCGACTTGCTTATCCATTTAGTTCTCTACGCGTAAAAATAAATGAAACAATTGAAACGATCAGAAGACGTTAAGAAATTAATGACGTCTTCTAAACCTGTTGTAATTTTCTTTTTTTTAGAAGGATGCCCTCACTGCACAACAATGGGCCCGATTATGTCGGAGCTAGAGGATGAGACCCCTGATATCGAATTTGTAAAAGTCGAAAGCTCAGCTGTTCCATCTGAGCTTGGTATATCTGGGTTTCCAAAATTTATGAAAATAGAGGGAGGCAAGCAGGTATCTAGCGTGGATGGTGAGGTAAGCAAGGATGAGCTTAAGACAAAGTTATTATCAGTTACCGGAGGGCGTCGTTCCCGTCGGCTTAGACGTACTCGACGGAAGCGCCGCGTCCATCGATCCACGCGCAGGCACATACCCTTCAGACGCAAGCTTTCCTCCACGCGCTAAGGGTGCAGATGAATTGTCTGGCTCATCGTAACCTTTCGAAAGCCATGCTAAGAATTTGTCTTGATCGTTTGGCACTTTTGAGCTCTGTAGAGTGTGGAATGTTCGCATTGCTTGTGTCTGATCGAACATGTCGGATGTGTCCATGTATATGTCGCTGGTCTGCTGAAACGCCTTTGCTACATTCGCCCGAATCTGCTTATTTGTTAATGGGGCAGCATCATCGCGGTCTGGATTATCACCAATCTCAGTAAGCAGAACATTCATGAACGGATTATGCGATGTCGGCATTGTATACTTTTCGCTCTTGGCCGAGTTCAAGTATGCTTCAAGTTTCTTCCCGTTAGGGAATAACATGTGTAGAACATATGTTAAAAATAGCACAACTGGTAGAAGTAGAATATAGTTTTTGTTCTGTGTGGCGACAAACAACAGAACGGTGAAATAGGTTGCAAATCGAACGACAGCGTTCAATGCCTCGGTCGTGGTCATATTTGGAGTGGGAACAAATCGCATCCAATTGGACTTTGTCAACAGAGCTCTGGGATTTTCATACCAAATTTCTTCAGAGGACATTCCTTATCTTATCTTAACGTTGAGTTTTTTCGCGCTGTTTTCTCTGTAATCGTGCCAGCATTCGCTGACGACGTGCCTCTGGACTATTAGATGTAAGAACAGCGGATGGAACCTCAGCCCCTCTTCCTCCCAAAGCCTCGGTCAGTGCATTTCCGAACAACCCCGTTAGCTTGGCCTTGATTCCCTCAATATCCTCCTGAAGTTTACTCTGCGAAATCTCACCTCGTTCCATCTTTTCCTTGAGAATATTCTGAAACTTCTGGATGAACTTTTTCACAATTGGATGATCTGGGTTTCTTGCAATCTCAATGAACTCGCGGGGATTTTCTAGTAAACTTTCAAACTCGCTTACATCCAAGTTTGTAAGAATATCGTTCAGCACCTTTGCAATACGGGTATTCGTACAGAATTCAATGAACTCTTCAATTGAACTCTGTGCACTCTCGTCATTTAAGATCCGTGAGATCTCGCTAGTTGCTTCAGTCGGGTTTGCAGATAGAAAGTTCTTTGCCAGTGATAGCAATGATCCCAACTTTTCCTTAATATCACCGTTTGTGAAAGAAAGAAATAAACAGATTGGAAGGTGTTTCCAAATGACTTCGTGGTCTAGACCATTTACTTCCTGTTGAAACAGTACACGTGGCTTATCAAAAAATTCATCCTTTTTCTGAATAATCAGGACAACATCGGGATAAAGCGCTTCAATTTCTTCAATTGTTTTTGTATCGTCAAACTCAGAAATTCCAAGTTCATCTGCAAAAGCCTTTAGTCCTGCATGAATGTCCATTTTGTATTTAGATTTGCGTGTTGTTTAAATATCCTCCCATTCACGCAAGTTATCTTGAGTATACCTTATCATTAGTTGCAATTGTTCCACTACAGATTGCAATATACTAAGTTGTGACCTCAAATAAGCTGGCATTCCCAACTGATTGTCTGGCAACGTTAATTCACAAAACAAATTAAGCAGTTTCATAATTTGATCCATGATGTGTACTGTTTATTGCCACAGAGTTACCAATCCGTTTTATAGTTCACTAGACGAAATGACAGAACTCCATGCAAATAGCCAAAGCCCCGAATCCTCGCATTTTGCTTGAATCTTTGCGCTAAGTTTAGATTTATCTCTCAAAGAATATTTATCATTCAGGTCACGAAGTCGGCTCATTAATTCGCATACTGGAACTGTAAGTTCACGCTGAAGACGAGTGATGTTATCTGTCAGATTATCGCGGTTGTAATTAGGACGTTGAGGTTTTCCGGAAGTTGATTCGTGATCAGCGTACTTCTTGCGAAACTCGGCTACTGCATCTTCAATTTCTACCCGAAGAGAAGCAGTGTTATCGGTAATATATAGATCTGGAACGCATACTGATTTATTCAAGCGACGAAACTCATGTGTCACAATTTCATGAGTTGCGTCCCATACAATATCAACTAGTACGTAAATATCCAAGCCTTCAACTGCAAGGCGACGATGATTGCCTTCAAAGCACGCAAGTCCTTCTCCTAAGATATAGGCTAAATTCAGAACTCCATCCATTCGATTAAATTGACTCATCCACGCATGAATTTCGGGAACTCGATTCATATCTGGAGGACGATTGTACTTCCATTGCTTAACATCCAATGTCTTGTATATGCTCATTGGAATTGCGTACACATTGGTGTTTGAAACCTTGTAGGGCTGAAGATAGTGTTGAACTGCTGCAGACATTTTGATACTGTTTAAGATTTATCATAATGTAAATCCGTTTTAAGCTAGAGCGCGATTTCCGCCACGAGACTCAAACAACTTCTCATCCTCCTTGCTGAGACATATGCATCCAGTATCAGTGCTCATGGGACCTTTAACGCAACACGAGGGAGATTTCGGGTTGTTAAGAAGATGCATTGGATGAGCGCTTGATTCAAGTGGCGCCGAACCTTTTGGGACATTCTCAGTGGCTAGCCATCCCGCTGCGACGCCAGGCAGAGATACATTGTCATAAGGACCCATCCCCTGAGCATTTACAGGTGCGCCGGTCGACCGCTGCATGAACGTTTCCTTCGACTTCGGGCCAGATGGCGTAGATGACATCATGACAAAAAGGCCAGCAAGGACTGATGCAACAAAAACGGCCAAAATAAATAATGTCTTCTGCATTTGTATTTTGACGTGCGATTTTTTACTTAAAGAATGAAGTTATATTTTAATAATGAAAGATTGTATTATTGTAACTTCTATTGTTGAAATAAGCGATAAACCACTATCATTCACGTATGTTCGTAGTGTTTATACTCATCAACAGAGATTCGAACAAACTCTAGAAACAATTGAATCTATACGCAAACATCTCCCGGATACAGATATAATTCTTGCAGAATGTAGCCCGGATTCAGAATATATGAAAGAACTGGAAAAGCGAGTTGATATTTTTATCAATACATATCCGAACGATATAATACAAAATGGGTTTCATAAAGGGCTTTGCGAGGCGCAACTAATGCTCTATATATTTGATAGAGTCGATTTTTCCAACTATCAAAACATATTCAAAATGACAGGTCGCTATAAGCTAACTGATAGATTTGATAGATTGCGATGGATGAATGAGTCTCCTATAGCATGTAAGTCTAACTGGTATAGTGATAAAGAAAACATGCATACATTTTTTTACAAGTTTACAAATCGAGAACTACCTATTATAACTAATACATTTAAAGCGATGATTTCAAACACTTCACCTGAAGCAATTGAGCTTGTTATGTACAACGCGTTGAACTTAAATTTAGATATTATTTCAGAAATAGGCATTGAAGTTCGATGGTCATGTTATAATCAGATACATCAAGCCTAAGGACCACCTGGGATTGAATTGTTATCATATATAATCGGAATAGGAACCTCTTCCGATAGCTTCTTAGTTCTGAACAATACGACTGTTGCGATGCCGGCTAGGATTAAAAAGAGAGTCTGGTTCATTGAAAACGAATTCGTAAAATCCATGTAAATTGGTTACAGCCAAAATGGAGAACATTCACTCGTTATCGCTTGTTGAGTTGAAGCATCTTGCAAAGATTCATAATCCACCAATCAAGTATTATTATGTCAAGTCGAGACTCGAATTAATTAGAATCTTGACTATGACCGAATTCCCCGAGGAAATGAAAATTGAAAAGAAGACTATACATCAGCTACGCAAAGAGGCGCGAGACAAGGGGTATTTGAATGTATGGAAAATGCGCCGTCCTCAACTTATCGAACTGCTATACCCGAGCACGAACAAGGACAACAAGAATAATGATCATACAAAGAAACATGATAATCCAAAGAAAAGTGAAGGCGAGGAGGTAGGGGTATAAATATGAGAACACCTTCGATAGTATCGGTCTAAGTATGTTCTGTTCGAAAAAAGTTTGAAACTCAGCGGAAGCAAAAAATGCTATAGGATCGGCCAAAGGGTCCTTTTTCATTCTTTTTTGTCTTGATTTGGATATAAACTAAAGGATGAAAACCTCGCAGACCACTCGTTTAGCACTTGTCCTCGGAGGTATCGTTGCTCTAGCCTATCTGATAAGCTCATACTCATCGGTAAAGGGTCGTGTCTCGGAAGGTCTGGAGTCGATGGGTCAGACTCTGACCAGTCCCACGGGACCTCTAGCCGATGCGGGCCCGTATGATCGCATGTCCCACAGCGCCGGTGGCAATGCACAGCCCACGGAGTCTCTACAGGCTCGCCACCCTGCTTCTCAGTCAACTTACAACACGTCTACCCTCTCTGCAAATGAACTGCTTCCCTCTGGCGAAATGGGTGCCTCGTGGGCCGCCGTGAATCCTTCTTCCATGTCCGACATGAAGGGCCAGAACTTCCTAGATGCTGGGTATCACACTAATACGGTAATCGCCGGCGTCTCCCAGACCAACCGCAACGCTTCTTGGGATGTCCGCTCCGAGCAGCCCAATCCCCAGGCGGCTGTCGGTCCTTTCCTGAATACGACGATTGAGAGCAACCCTTTCAAGCGTGGACTGGACGCGTAGAAAGTGTCTCGACATATAAATAATGTTATCAACCGCTCTTGCAGTGGGCGTCGGGGCAGCAGTCCTTTATGCTGCAACCAAAGGTCCTTCCAATCTGGTATCTGTTAGAAGTTCTCAAACGAATAAAGATTATTTGGTTCAGAATTTACCCGATAAGCAAGAAGCGTGCGAGCGAATGGCTTCGATTCAGACTAAACTTGAAAAGCTATTCACTAGGTACAAGGAAGACCCTGCAACTGCAGCAGAGCCTCGAATTCAAACGATGCTTGAGCGATTCAAGCCCGAGAATATGTGTGAGAGCAATATTAACGACTCAACCACGTCATATTCTGAAAACAAAGGAGACAGAATAGTAGTATGTTTACGTCAAAAAACAAAAGGGTATCCTCTGGTCGAAGAAAACACCGTAATGTTTGTAGTGCTTCATGAAATTGCTCATTTAATGACCTTCACCATAGGACACACTCCTGAATTTTGGGCGAATTTTCGTCGTATTCTCCAGGATGCAATTGGGGTTGGAATTTATCAAGATGTCAATTACAATCGAACACCAGTATCATATTGCGGAATTCAGATTACAGATTCGCCTTTGTAGTTTTCTGATCAGAAAATATAATAACGCAAGAACAATCGGGATTATTACAACACTGATATAAACAACACCTTCGGGTTTTACTCCAACTGGAGTCGAAGCTGTTTCTATTATCATATTGCTTTGCGAGGGACTTCCACTACTTGTTTGCGATGGACTTGCACTACTTGTTTGTGAAGGGCTTCCACTTCCCGTTGCGCTGGGCGAAGATGTGAAGGACATTTATATCCAAAACAGAAAGAATATAGTTAAGTAATAAGATGCTCCGGGTGGAGACAACTGAAAGCAAAACAAATCAACGCAGTTTTGTATCGTTCTTTGATGATGATACAATCGATACAGTTCGTCAACAAATCGGCCAAACTTTAGAGATTCATCCAGATCGCTTGCTAATACTTGCCCGAATCGAGCGTCCTGCAGATTATTATCAACGCAATCCTCAACGATGGGAGTCTTTATTCAACCGACTATCTTTGACCGAACCGGTTATCCAAAGGCTTCCATTCTCAGAATATCAAACATTTTACCGAAGCCCTGCCTCTTCAATCGTATACTCAGATTTTAGCCGTAGCGAGTGGATGGAAGTGCCTGATTCCGTAAAAGAGATTCATTCTCCGGAAGAATCGTTCTCAGAGTATATGATATTCGGAGTACCAGAAGAGCTTTCGTTTGCACTTCCACGTTCCTACGACTCAAAAATTCCCGCTGCATCATACCCTATTCCAGATGTAACGCGCCTGGTGTCTAGTGTTTACAATGTTACGGATATTCGGGGGTTTTATTGTATTCCGTACGACGAAGAAGCTGAAAACGCTCAACCAATATATTTCCCATTTCTCCGCTCCAATACACCACCTCGACTGAGCGAAGAAGAATCTAGTTTATTGAAGATGAATAATAAACGCATTACAGAACTACTTGCACTTGACAGCCCTGAACCTACGGATGTATCGATTGTCAGAACGCGTTTTCATGTTCCATGGATCGAAACAGACTTTGGATCAGCAATCAGAACCAGATTCGAACAGATGTTTTATGGATTAACCGTGTCTAAAAATTTACCCTGTGTAACATTCTTCACGTCAAGCACAGAAGTATCGAGACACAAGTTCTTTGCCGAAAACGCAAAGAAGAAGGAACCTTATCTTGACTTATCTATGTGGAATGCATGGTGGACCAATACAAAACCTTCTCGAAATCGTCCAACTCTGGTGTTATATCGTGGAAAAAGCAACCAGCACTTCGACCGAATTTCAATTACATCCGTTGATATGGTAATTTCAACTTATCGTCCTGAAGAGAACACGGAAACAATCGAAGAGCTACAGAATGGAATAAAAGAATGGTTGCCTTTATTCGACTCAATACTTCCATTTGTCAACGAAAATGATCTAGATCAAGAAAGATGGGAGCTACAGGACATGAGTTTTGTAGCAAAGTATTCAAAGAAGGTTGAAAATTATGATCTACGCAGGTTTGGTTGTGTATCATCAATATTTGACTTGGCAGATGCCGATAAATCTATATTTAGATTTTTGCGTTCTGACTATTCAGTCCAAGGAATTACTGCCGTTGAAATGAAGGTGCTTCAACTTATGCGCGATAATCCAGGCTTATCAGTTAATGACATAGCTAATGACTTGAGTATCAGTGCAGACAAGGCTCGTAGTATATATCAAGATTTACGAATTCGAATCGATGAGGATCCTAAAATTCTAGAGAAAGCATTTCGAGGATTTCCGACCATGCGTATTGGATCGAACACTATTTTGCTTTCTTCCACAAATCGCCTAGAAAAGTCACTTCAATACGCAAACATTCTGCGATATATCCTGACAAACCCCGATGCAGAAGATATTGATGAGGTGTGTCCGAAGCGACTGGAGAAAGTGTCAGCCAAGCAAATTAAGGTTGAAGAACAAGTGCTAGATAAAGCAGTGTTGGATGAATATATGGACCTAATCGGCGACATTGATATTGAACCAACCACACCTGCACAAGTCGAAAAAGAAGAGCAACAAAATGAGGAAAAAATTATTGTCAAATCTGATCGCAAGACGCTTTATAACTATTTCAATACCCGACTACAGAAATTTGATCCAGAAACGTACAACACAAATCATCCTGAGTATGAATACCCTAAGAAGTGTGAACAAAAGCATCAACCTGTCATCTTGAGCGACGACGACTTAAAGCGAATTAAAGACACACCGTACGATCCGCGCACCTATGCAGATGAAAAGCAGATAATGCCAATTGAAAATGGGATATTGATTTGTCCTCAATACTGGTGTATGCGAGATGAAATACCCATACAAGAGTCACAATTAGTTGATGAGGACGGATTTCAGCGATGTCCAATGTGCAAGGGTAAAGTTAAAGAAAAAGTAAATCAAAATCCACAGGAGTTCACTGTTATCAAACGAGACAAGGCGTTTCAGTATCCAAAGTTTACCAAATACAAGTCACCAACAAATGACAAGCTTATGCCATGCTGTTATAAAACGCCTGATTCAGGAGTAAAAAAGGAAGTAGTCGAAGATAAATATTATATTTTAGGGAACACTAAGGTATCAGTCCCACCTATGCGTCTAGCATTTATCCCTACTGAGATATTACAAGCGCTTTTTATCAACGAAACGTATGAAGTATTTCCCCAGGCACGTATTCAAAGTCCGATGTCCGGATACTTCCGAATCGGCATTGGGAGACCTTCTGAGACTCTGCCAAAGTTACTGAATTTGAAAACAACTATCCCTAAGCCTCGGGAAAACATTCAACTTGTACTGAAATGTTCGTTCTTTAATACTTGGGCGCATCTAGCAGAAGAAGACTATGAAGAGATAGAGGAAGAAATTGAAAGCGAAGAATTGGCTCGCCGTATTGCAGGGATAGATCAAGCCTATGAACGCGGGGAGTTGTCTGTGATACAGGAGTTAGAGTATAGTGCACTTGCTCTTCAGTGCGAGGTGTTTCGTATCTTAAACGATTCAAAATCGCTAGATTGCTTCTTCCCGACACGAATGGGACCTTCAAGAAAGCGCGCTATAATCATGCTACAAGACGGAGATGTCTTCACGGGCATATCGTTTGTGCGCAGAGATAAGAACCTTCTTACGTTTTCTTCAAATGTATACGAAGCGCCGTTTAAAAAACAGACATACGAACATCTGGAAAAAATGAGAAGTATCTCATGTAATACACCTATACCCTCATACGATAATGCACTGGCCTCGTTGCCTGAAATAATGTCAAAAATTGGAGCAGATGATTACTCTATTGTATTAGACCCATACGTGCGAGGCCAAGCTTTTTATATTCCAGGTAAAATGGTACTGCCGTTTCAATCAACGCCTCTTCCTTCAAATAGTGCGTCAAAGATCAACGGATTTGAAAACATAAAAGAGTTGCCTGAACATTCGGATGTGCTAAAGTATTTGGATCTTGCTAAGAAATATGCGTCTGGATACGAATGGGCTGAAGATATGTATAATTCAAGGAATGAACGAGTTGAAATTCGACTGAAAAGTGGACTACGTATTCCGGTAGTTCCAGAGAAGAAGAAGGGAGAGCCTGTTGAAGTTATTGAAAGTATGAACACGATAAATGAACGAAAGATGACATTCGGGTCAGAAGATGTCTCACTCAAGCAAGTATACACCGAAATATCTTATGCATCTGAAATATTCGAATTCTTATTATTCGAGCTATCAAAAACATTGGAAGATTACTCAACGCTTCAACAGATTCTCACTTCAAAACCGACTCGCAAAACACTTCAGAGTGAACTCAGGCGATGGTTCGATGATAGAACGCAATTTGTAGATATTTCAAAGCCAACTGAATTCATTAGCAAAATTCGAACTCCATGTGGTCAGTTTAAGACAAAAAATACTTGTTCTGGGAATGTGTGTGGATGGAATGGAAGCTGTAAAGTAAATATTAAAGCAAGTATACGAAAAGAGGCCCTATTTCATCGGTTAGTATCGAGTCTCGTGGAAAATAGCAAGATTCGGTCTATTGTTCTGGACGGACGTGTAACACCATTTTTTAGCACAATTTTATATATGGAACTTCCACATGAACTCATTTTATCGGATGCAGATGTTAAACTTTAATAATTTCTAAAGATAATGGGGCAGTCACAATCAAAGAAACATGATATGGCAATTGCATTTGTGTTTTTTAATCCATCGAAATCCAAACGCATTTTGATGAATTACTTATACACATTGAATCGTCTGACAGAGTTTCCTTGCTATACGATTGAACTTGTATTTGATAACCGAAATCCTGAAATACCTGCTTCTCCGAACGTATTCCATGTTAATTCACATTCGTATATGTTTCACAAAGAGCGATTGTGTCGAGTGTTGGAAAGCAAAATTCCAAAGAAGTATACTAAAATTGCATTCTTAGATGCCGATTTGATATTTTCAGATGCAAAATGGTATTCTGACATGTCAGAAAAGCTGAATACTCATGATGTAGTTCAGGCATTTGAGTTCGGACACTGGCTCGATTTAACGTATAAGAATGTCAGTCTTACACGTGAAACGTCTGTAAAGTGCCCGGGTAATGTGTACTCTCATAAATTTCACCCAGGATTTGCATGGGGATTCCGTCGAGAGTGGTATAATAAGGTAGGATTCTTTGATTGGGCGGTTAGCGGAAGTGGAGATACCCTATCTGTTGCTGCCTGGATGAAGCAGTCATTTCCTAAAGGCGCACACTCATTGCCTAAGAGCATGAATTCAGTATATCAAGATTATTGCACAATGAAGAAGCCTAAGGTATCATATCTGGAAGGAATTCACGTTTTTCATCTGTACCACGGCTCTCGTGTCAATCGTCAGTATGTTGATCGTCATTCTATACTAAATATTGAAAAAGATATACGGAGTTTACTCAAAGTAAACAAAGATGGAGCATACGAGTGGGTCGAACCTAGTCGCTGGAATTCGAAGCTTTTAGGTTATTTCATTGCTAGAGATGACGACGGGGTTGAAATATTGGAGGTAGAAAAGCCTAAAACTACATCGTAAATATGCGTTTGTGAAAACGAATACAAATTGGTAAATGAATATAAGATATGAAAATGTCTTGTATTCATTCACTAGTAATTGACGAAGGTCAGCATATATGTGAAAATTGTGGAACTATATTTGAACGATTTATAGACGAAGGAGCTGAATGGCGAAATTATGAGGACAACAAAGGAGAGGACCAATCTAGAACTGGATGTGCAACATCAGATTTACTTCCAACATGCTCTTACGGATCTATCATCTCACATAAAGGGTTCAATCCTGCTTTCAAGGGAATTCAACGATTATCGTGTTGGTCTCTATACTCCAACAGCGAACGTTCATGGATGGGAATATTTGACGCAATCCAGTTATCGTGTACACAGGCGGGATTACCGAAGGCAATCGTTCAGGAAGCATGTGGTCTGTATAAACAGCTAGAGGACGCTCAAAAGGTAAGAGGCGAAACTCGACGAGCTTGTATGGGCGCTGCAGTGTTTATATCATGTAGAAACCAGACTGCTTCCCGTACACACGAAGAAATTGCAAAATTATTTCACGTGAATATCCGATCTTTGTGTAAAGCTATTCTGCGATATTCTCAAACAGACCATTCAATCATAAATACGCAAATTGGATTGGCTGAGCGACTATGTTCGAGTCTCACCCTAAACGACGATCAGCGGGAGAAAATCATGGACAAACTATACGAACTATCCCTTAAATCAGAGGATGAATTTGAACATACGCCAAAAACAATTGTAGCAGGAGTTGTGGCCTCGATTATGGGACTAACAGCTAAGTCGCAAATGAAAACTGTATCTGAAGCATCGGGGGTTTCAGTGCTAAGTATCTACAAAATTGTCGGAAAACTCTAGTATTTAGCCACAAAGTAGTTGAATGTTACATTGGCTGCAGCTCCTAAAACAAGCCTTATATTGTTCGTCTGCGTGCTTAAAGTGTATGTACCAGCGAATGAAGTGGTTGGAGTTATAATTACTATAGATGCCGGTGTTACACCAGGCACAGTGGTATCAACACTACTTACGGGAGGTGATGTAGTAAACACAATTTTTCCAGCTTGTGTGCTAGTCGAGTCTAGTTTGATAGTATCTACATTAACTAGGTCTGTTTTAGCAGAATATACACCGCCAGTTTGAACTATTTTTTGCGACAGGATTCCCTGTAGAACGTTCTCAGTTGACATTTACTTATACAAAACGGAAAGAGTCTAAGTATCTTTTTATATTTCTATAAAGCATGGAATCAATCGGAGCTCGCTACACGCTATTTCCCATCCAGGCTGCAGAACAGGACCTCTATAAACTATACAAGAAAGCAGTTGCATCGTTCTGGACTGTTGAGGAAATTGATTTCGCCAAGGATAAGAACGATTGGGAGAAACTCAGCGAAAACGAGCAACATTTCATCAAACATGTGCTAGCCTTCTTCGCCGGCTCTGACGGAATTGTACAAGAGAACCTTGCTTCTCAATTCCAAAAGGATGTGTCGTCGCCAGTGGCTCGCCTGTTCTATGGAGTCCAAAATGCCATGGAAGGTATTCACTCGGAGACCTATTCGCTCCTGATTGACCAGTATGTCAAGGACAAGGACGAACAGATGAAATATTTCCGCGCCATCGACGAGATTCCTTGTGTTCGCGAGAAGGCATTGTGGGCTCTCAAGTGGATTAATTCGGTAGACGACTTTGCGACTCGATTGGTAGCGTTTGCGTGTGTCGAGGGCATCTTCTTCAGCGGTTCTTTCTGTGCGATTTACTGGATTAAGAAGCGGGGTCTGCTTCCTGGATTGACCTTCTCAAACGAGCTGATTTCTCGGGATGAAGGACTCCATACTGAGTTTGCAGTTGCGCTGTACCATACTCTTAGAAACAAACTGGATAACTCAACGATCCACGAGATCATTCAGTCGGCAGTTGAGAAGGAGACGGCATTTATTTGCGATGCGCTGCCGTGTTCATTGATCGGAATGAACGCGAGAGATATGACGCAGTATATTCAGTTTGTTGCAGACCGACTTGCTATGCAACTTGGCGCACCGAAGATCTACAAGGTCCAAAATCCGTTTGATTTCATGGAGCTGATTTCACTTGAAGGAAAGACCAACTTCTTCGAGAAGAAGGTATCCGAGTACTCGAAGCCTGGCGTAGGAATGAACCAAGCCGACATGGAAATCCGTTTGGACGAAGAGTTTTAATCACCACCAATTTTAAATGGTGCGGTAGCAGATGATTCCCCTGGAAGAATCATCAAAGCTCCACCAGTCATTCCGTCTCGTTCTCCAGATGTTACTCCTAGCTTTGTCGATCCATTCGGGGCAGTCCCAAAGAAAATACCAACATGCTGATTGACTCCAGGTATAGGAGTTGTTCTAGGTACTAAGGTTGCGCCGTCAATTTTAGAAATACTGATTCGTAACTTACCGTCATTCGTAAGTGATGCTACTAAAGTAAATTTATCGGCACCACTATCTGATAATGTAAATGTATGGTCAAACGGGCCCGTACTAACAGTTAATCTCGTATTTAGTTCATTGGCAATGCGTTGCCTATTTGATCCTGCAGGCAAAGACGGGATGCTGTCTGAATTTCCTCTCTTAAAGGCTTCTCCAAACGTATTAGTACGTGGTACAGGGGGGCTGGAAGTATTACCATAAATATTGTTAATATATGTATAATCTTTCGCCACTTCAACGCCTCCAGCATTAACCTGTCTTTTATATACTACATAAAATGAGATACCGCTTAATTCTTGAAGTAAGCTAGTAGGTAACCTATCGTTAATTACATCTGAAGGTGGAAGAAATCTAGGAATACTGCGTAAACTAGATGCCATTACACGTGCTCGGTGTCGCTCAGTCAAATCAGTTTGTTGATTTCCTCTAGTCGTGTCGTCATTAGAAACCAGACAAATCTTCTTAAAGTCCGTCAAATTTGACGAATCGTAATTTCGTCCGCCCTGTTTGTTCTTGTCGATGGGAATCGACGGACATAACATTGGCATCTTAGTAAATCCCCTTTGGTCTTACGTACGAATAATTTTTGTTCATATTAGTCGAGGCAGTGAATCGACTATACGGCAACACGAACTTATTCGTGAAACTCGGAAGGAAATCTCCCAAACCAGTTGGTCTTATAACAGGCTGATAAAAGTTGGCCATGACCTTAACGTTGTTGGTTTGTGGATCTCTTGCGTAAGCCCGAAGCTTAGACTGGCGGGTAAATGCGGAGGCATCTGGAGTTGGCATCTTTACGTTTAAACAGAGAAGGTTTCTTCCAACAAAGAAAGCAAATGGACCTTACGCTAGTATCAATTATTATTCTCGCCGCCATGATTTTTATTCTATCGGGAATGGTCGGATACCTCTACTGGCAACAGACCCGTCTAATGCAGAGTGTTAATTCCATATCTCTTGCTCTAACGTCTCATCTAGCTCCTCCACCGGCTCCAGAGGTCCACGTTGAACTAAAGGCTGATACGGAAGAGGACGTCCAGGAGACCGAGATTGCAGAGGACGATGATCGTGCGAGTGTCGAGGAGGCGGTCGAGCATGTAGAGTCGCCTCCGGTCGAGGATATCGACGATTACCAGACCAAGACAACGAAGCAGTTGCAGGATATTCTCTCGAAGAAGGGCGTTCCCTTCGGCAAGCGCGACTCGAAGACGACTCTGCTAGAACTACTCAAGGCTACCGCGTAACTTAAACAATGAATACATTTAAAAACATCTGTCGTAATTTAGTATAATGGAAGAATGGCTGCCTATTAATACGTTTGAACGATATGAGATTTCTAATCTAGGGAACATACGCAGAGGCTCTCGTATTTTGAAGCCCGGACTCGATACATACGGCTACAATCAAATTAATCTTTATAAAGATGGTAAACGTTTTACTAAAAAAATATATAGACTTGTATTAGAAACATTTAATCCAAATATAAATAATAGACCACAGATCGATCATATCAATAGAATCAGAACAGATGATAGGTTAGAAAATTTAAGATGGGTAACTGCATCTGAAAATGTCAGAAATAGTAAAAATTTTACAGAAGAGATGCTGGGAATTTCATGGAACAAAAAAAATTCAAAGTATATAATTCGCCTGAGTATAGATGGACAAGGAGAGTGTTATTTTGGTTCATGTGAGACTCTACCCGAAGCAAAATTGCTTCGAGATAGTGTGTTGAGAAATGAAATACATTTCACAAAACAGCGAGATAGGGAAGCGTATGGAATTTGTCTATTAAAAACAGGGAAATATCAAGTGCGCGTGGATAACCGTACAATTGGATATAGAAATACATTTGAAGAAGCAAAATTATTAAGAGATAGTTTTAATATATCATTATAGTTAATAACAATGAAACTTGTTAGTATCGACCCGGGATTAAGAAATCTAGCTTTTTGCGTTATGGAAGGAACTAACCGTTCTAACGTGAAAATCGTCCATTGGGATTTAATTGATGTTATGGCCGAAAGTGCAGGGCAAGATAATATCAAGTGTTTCAAATGTAAGAAGCCAGCGAATTGGTCGAATGGAACTCAAACGGCGTGTACGGTACACAAAGGTAAGGGTGAACCGGTAATAACCAAGACTGAGTTATCTAAGAAACCAATTTCAGTATTAAGGTTCGAAGCCGGTCAGGAGTTCAAAACAAAGAAAGAAGCGGTTGACTTTTTGTATAAGAAATACTCTGCAAATGTATGGAAGCGATGTGTGAAATCTTGTAAGTCGATGTCCGTGGTGGACCTAGCCGAGCCTATTGCAAAATGCTTGGAGGCTCGTAGAGATTTGTGGAAAGATGCAGACCTTATTGCGTTCGAACAGCAACCTGATAAGCGAATGTTGTGCGTTCAGGCTATGTTGCATATGTGGTTTGTCTGTGAGGGCTACAAGTGTCGAGGAGTGTCTGCGGTTCACAAGCTTACTAACATGGTTACAGTTGAAGACGCTACAAAGACTTATAAAGGCCGTAAAAAGACAGGGATTGTTCATGCACATGAGCTAGTTCCTACGCATGAGTGGGTTCAGTATATGATGAACCACCCGAAGAAAGATGATTTGGCCGATTGTTACTTACAGGGATTATGGGTTATGGAGAACCAATGAAGATTGGTGTGTTTTCAGATATACACTGGTCGTTAGGTCGTGTATACAGGGACATTGCAAAGTATATGCCCGAATGTGAATTTCGATATATTCATTGGGCAAGTTGGTCATTAAAAGAATTATATGATGTTTATAATTGGTGCGATGTTATGATTGTTAATCTGGTTGAGGTTGATATGATCACAAAATATGTTAGTCCAAATAAAATTTTATTTGTATCTCATGGATTTGAAGAACATAATAGAAAGGAGCTAAATCCACTATATAATTATGCCATGACTAGTGATTCTATCAGGACACTGTTCCCAACAAACGCTACTGTATGGCTAACTCCGAATGGAGTTGATCCAACAGATTTTAACTATATTGATAAAAGTGGAGTCATTTCTAAATTAGGTTGGTGCGGGAATCCACATACTTGGTACAAGCAAGCTAATTGGGTAAGAGATATTGCTATAAATACTAATACAGAATTATCTATTTCATCTAAAAATCCTTGTGAAGATGATTTTTCAAAATGGCAGCGAGTTGATTACGAGGAAGTTCGTAAATGGTATTCTACAATTGACTTGTTAATAGTTGCAAGTATTCCGGAAGCAAAATATGAGACAGGACCTCTACCTGCATTTGAGGCAATTGCATCTGGGATTCTTGTTATTGGCACGCCAGTTGGAAACTTTCGACATGTTCCTGGCCCTAAATTTACTAGTATTGAAGAAGCAGTATCAATTATCCAGCAACTAAAAGATAATCCCGAGTCCGTTAGATTATTGGCAAAAGAACAATACGATTATGTTATGCAATATTTTACGTATAAATCATTTGCACACAAGTGGAAAGAAGCGCTCGATAGTGTATTAAACAATACACGTAATAAACATTCATAATGAAAGTATGTATTTTCACAGATTCGAAGTGGGCGTTAGGACTTATTGCACGAGACTTAAAGGCCAGCTGGACAGATTATCAAGTTGATATTATTGATTGGAGTGGACATTCTCAGGAAGCAATTACAAATATATACAATAATTATGATGTAGTTATCGTTAATATTGCAGGTAAATGGCTATTTAATCACTTATCTGATAAACGAAAAATTCTATTCAGAACTGATGGATTTGAAGAGTTTAACAATTGCGGACATTTAGAGGTAGAAAATACATATTCAGCTGTAAGTGAACCTCTTATGAAGTTATACCCTAAAGAGTCAAAGGTATTTTGGACTCCTTCTGGGGCTAATCCGGCATTATATACTCACAAACAACGAGATGGAAGTATAAACAAGATTGGGTGGTGTGGAGCTCCGCGTGTATGGTTCAAGCAGTCACACTGGGCTATTGAGATTGCAAAACGATCAAATATTCCTATTTCTATTACATCTGCAGTTCCATGTGAGCACAATGTTCAGATCTGGGAGCCTTTAACACATGAACAAGTTTGTGAATGGTATTCTACAGTTGATTTGTTACTAATTACAAGTATACCCAACGGTACATCTGAAGGCGCACCGAATCCTGCATTTGAAGGAATTTTAGCTGGTATTCCTGTAATCGGAACTCCGACTGGTAATTTTGCAAAAGTTCCAGGGCCTAAATTTACAACCATAGAAGAAGGTGTTGAAATCATCAAACGTCTACAATATAATCCAGATGAACTAAAGGCTATAGCCAAAGAGCAATATGACTATGTTATCAAAAATTTTACATATGAATCGTTTGCGCACAAATGGAGGGAAGCAATTGAATACGTTTACAACTTAAGCAAGGATTAACTTAATGAAAGTTTTGGTGTTTGCCGATAGCAATTGGTCTGTTGGACGGGTTCACAAAGATGTCGAACGTTACCTTATTGATACTGAATTTACATATGTTAATTGGACAGGATTTGATTGGACTGATCTTGTTCAAAAGTTTGTGGAATGTGATGTATGCTTGACAAATATTGTTTCTATTAAATTTCTTCGTGAAATAGGTATTCCATTTGATTTTAGTAAATGTCTGTTTATGTCTCACGGATATCCTGATAATAAGGCAACTAGCATAGAAGATTTGACTGACGAATGGGTATATGGCACGACAAGTGAATCTATACGTTGCCTTTTTCCAGAAAATCGAACTATATTTGTTATGCCAAATGGAGTTGAGCCATCACACTTTCAGTATACCGAGCGAACTGGTATTATAAAAACACTAGGGTGGTGTGGTTCTCAAGACATCAAGACAAAACAACCCGAATGGGCTCACGAAATTTCAAATAAAGTTTCCATACCTGTTTCTTTTGCATCTACATTGTCATTCTCGGAAGTATGTGCATGGTATTCGACTATAGATGTATTGCTTGTAACAGCCATCCCTGATAATTCTTCTGAAACTGGTCCATTGCCTGCTTTTGAATCAATTGTTTCGGGAGTGCTAGTTATTGGAACGCCAGTTGGAAACTTCAAGAACGTTCCAGGCCCGAAGTTTAATTCAGTAGAAGAAGCAGTTACAATAATTGAAGATCTAAAATCTAATCCGGCAAAGGTAACGCAACTTGCAAAAGAACAATATGAATATGTTATGGAGCATTGTACGTATTCATCGTTTGCATGGAAATGGCAAGAAGCTCTTGAATATGTCAATTTACGTAGTAAGAGAATTGAATAGTAATGGAGCAACTTTGTAGAATGGCGTATTTTAGAGAAGATTTATGTGAAGAACTTACTATCGCCGAACCAGGATCATTTGATCCAGTTTGGAGAAAGTATGATGCATTTGAGCCTAAAATTGTTCCCGAACTTAAAGTGCTTTATATCACTGAGGAATTCACATGCTTGGGGTCGAGTAGTTTTATCGAAGCCATCTTTCCCAATTGCCACGTGATTATAATGCGTTAGAGTTTTCATAACGAACTCCAGTAAAACTACAAATGGCTGATTTACTGGGCGTAGAACTATTGACAAATCCACAGATTACGAATATGCCTGAGGTTTCCATGGCAAAACTAGATACGATTGAACTTCCATCAGTATCATTTGAAGAGTCAGCGCCAGCTCCTCGTCTAGTGCCATCTTTGTCCGAAGTGGGCCAGATACGCACGAATGAGGGACTGGAGAACCTTAATGCATCTCCGTATCTCGACGCCATACCTCCTCCTCGTCGAATGAATGAGGAGAACCTTTTGAAAGAGAAGTACGAGATGCTTCGTAAGTTCGAGCGTCTACAGAAGCTTGGTGTTCCGATGCGCAAGCGGTTCACACTGGATTCTCCTCTGGACGAGATGAAGATGGAGCTCGAGTTTATGCGTCGCGAGAAGGCGGCGGATCAGACTATCAAGCAGTTTTGTGACTGGTATATTACTGCAATGTCGGCGGTTGAGTGGAGTAGCAAGAATGTGGCGATGATGAAGGCGTTTGGGCTCAATCTTGAGGGTCTGTCTGAATCCGCGCAGATGAACGTCGGTGATCTAGAGGAAGATTTTGAGGAGCTATATGATCTCTATGGCGACAAGATGAAGATGCATCCTCTAGTCCGTATCCCTATTCGAACTTGTATGATGGTGTATATGGTCCATCTCACGAATCAGATGGCACGCAAGGCGCCGATCCCGAATATCGATGAGGTACTGCGAACAAACCCAGATATTGCTCGCCAACTGGCGACGGCTGCTATGCAGCAGCAGACGCAGACGATGAAGGCTGCCGCTGCACCACCACCGCCCCCGTCGGCCAATCCTCTTTCTGGACTTGCTAATTTCATGAGCGGAATGGTGCCGCCACCACCTCAGGAGACAAACGTTCGTAAGGTGCCTACGAGTGTGAAACCTGCAATTAAGTATCCCAAGCCACAGCCACCTCAGCAGGTACAGGCGCCAGCTCCACCGGCACGAGAGATGGCTCCACCTGCAAACATTGATGATCTTCTAAAGAGCGTGAATATTGGCACAGACAAGAAGCAGAAGAAGGGGGGATCGACGGGTAAAAACTCAGTGACGATAAAGCTTTAACAAATAATGTTGTATTAAAAATATAACTCAATGAGCAACTACTGGGGGTACCACCTAATCCTAAATTGCTCAAGATGTGTTCCAGCAACAATCCGCAACCAAAATAATATTTATAGATTCTCTAAGAGTCTTGTCCAGAAGATCAACATGGTTCCATTCGGCGAGCCACAGATTGTAATGTTTGGATCAGGAAATAAGAAAGGATACACTCTAGTTCAGCTAATCGAAACATCAAATATTACCGCCCATTTTGTAGAAGAGACTGACGATTTATACCTAGACGTTTTCAGTTGCAAGGAGTTTGAGGAGAAGGATGTGATTCAGATGATTGATTATCATTTCAAGCCGATGAACTATGAAACTACGTTCTTAAAGCGACGCGCTCCTCATCCGGAGAATATCAATCTATGTTAATCCTGCAGCGCCTACAACAACCGCTCGCTCGGCTACCGAAGAGTTTGCCATGCCTTCACGCGCATATACCGACTTTCCGTGAAAGAGTCCTGTAGAAAGAACTACGAATGCAGCAGTTAGGACAAGTGAGACTACAATATCGCGCGTGCCTACAAACAACACTGCAAACACGGCTAGACGTCTAATTAAAATGTACTTGCGGTATTCGGCATCGTCATCCGCAAGTTCATTGACAATATATCTGCTTCCGACATTAAGCAACAACATCATTATTCCTATGAAAAAGGTGGAGGTGTTCAGAGCCTGAAAAACATTGTCAAGCATTTGTCTAGAAAGGGGCAAAAGATTCGATGTTACAAGACATCACTGGTGCAGGAGCAGCAGCAGCCGGTGGGGGAGTTGCAGGGGCAGTTGGGGCGCTGGTAGTAGCTGGTGTTGCTATAGGAGCCGGGGGAGTTCCCATGTTTGTTGCAGATGGTGTATCGGGGACGCAACTGGGGTTCTGTCCATTCTGATCGGTAATCTTTTTATACCCATTGGGGCATACTAATGGTCCACCGGTTGTCGAAATACAGAAGCCACTTCCAGCGGCAAAGTTGTAACCAGGTGGACAAGATGGAGTACTTGATGATGCAGGCGGGGGTGGAGGAACCGGTATATTTGTCGGGGCTGGTGGTGTACTACCTTGCTGTGCTGCAGGTGGCGTATTTAAGCGACCCTCTAGGCGCTGAAGCTGTACATTTAGAGCATCAATACGCTGTTGTTTGTCAGTCGCTGTGCTCGACTGTGCTGCTGAAATCTGAGCCCGTGTATCAGTTATTTGAGTTTGAATTTCAGATGTTTCTTGCTGAGTTAAATGTTCAGTCACCTGTGTCATTGTTATCAGAAACGCGAGTATAAGCATCACTCCGATAGTCTGATTCTGGTATAATGTTACATACGTAAGAACAGCAAATATCGTTCCTGCAACAAACACATTACCGAGAGCATTTCGTAGCATGTAAGGAGGTGAGTGTGAGAAAAACACCATATATAGTATAATCGCCACTACAGAGAACAATTCTATTTGCGATATCTTCATTTAATTGAAACGTGTAATATTTTTCTATCAGTGATTCAACAATGGCGAGTATAGACGAAGTTTGGGGAAAAGACTTTGGTAAACAGACTCCCAAACCAATATCATCAAAGTCATATGTACCTGAGAAAAGAGATCCCGTGAAAGAGGGCCGTGTATCTGCAAGTCCGCAGGCACGTTCGACCGAAGCAATTGAGCGCAACCGCAAGACTATAGACGATCTATCCAAATCATTACCTATCGCCCAGACAGACGACGATGCATCTAAGAATTACCATGGAGGACGATCTGTCCCAATGGCTTCAAATCCTATTCGTGAGGAGTTTGCCGCCTATGCTCCCCCCGGATATCAGAGCGACCACCGACTTATGCAGATGCTAAATAAATTCGAGGAGTCCAAGGCCGGAGTTGAAACTAACTCGACGCAAGATATGATGTTGTACATTTTCACAGGTATCTTCTTCCTGTTCACACTGGATACGTTCGTTAACCTGGGCAAGCGCATGCGTCGGCGATAATCGGGAAAACGGATTTAACGGATTCAGGCAAGTGTATCTTATCACAAACAAGATGGCATCTAACTCTATCGATCGTATCGTTCAGAGCGCGGCGAAGAAGTACGACCCCAAGCGCATGGTGGATGTGCCTGAGACGTATAACAACCTATACTTCTTCTTCCGCCACGAGACCGAGCTTGGCTCACCGAAACACCATGCAATTCCAAATAAGAACAAGATCTTCGACTACATCGACGGAGTGTATTACGATACACTAGATCAGTGGGCCGTCGCGAATGGTCGAACTTTGAACGACATCATGTACGGCGTGGCGAGTCAGAATGGCACTACGACGTGGATTACGATCGAGTCATTTGCACGCTCAATCAACCCAGATTTCGTATGGTCTGACGCTAAGGAGGAATCAGATGACAACCGCCTGAAGATTTACGCTGACATCAACTCAAATCTTCTAGTGGCTCGAAACTATCTAAATCACGTGGAGTACCTCATGAAGAAGCTCTACTAAAAATAACTAAAACTTAAAAAAACAAATAAAATAGGATAATTTTTTAACTGCGGTCTCGTACGTGGGTCTCCATGCTGGAGAACTCATCAAAGGCATTATCTAGCATTTCAAGTTCGAGAGTCAGATTGAAATTTGCAGTTCCGCTTGCACCTGTAGATCCAGTATTAGTTGAATAAAAGAATCCACTACGATCTTGCTGTGAATGTAAACGCGTTCGAATGCGAAGACGATCAATTTTACCGATTGCAGGTGAGTATTTAGCAATATTTTCCTGTGCAGAGTGATCGTTGTATTCAATAAATGATACATTTCCATAAGTATTTGATAGTGCAGGAATCTTGGCAAAAAAACTGTCCGAAAATGTAGATTTTTGAGCGTTTACGGTCGTTTCATCCGTCTTATTAAGGCCTTCTATATCTACGATAAAATAATACTGAAACGCAATAACTGGGTCATCTGTAAATTTACTCGATGATACGTTTTCACCACTAGCATAAGTATGAGTGAATGAAGAAGCAGTACCTCCAGTCGCAAGTGTTACAGGAAAAGCGACACCTCCGGCTGCTGCTTGGCCAGTTTTATTTGTTGTCAGAATGGTTATACTTGTACTAGGACTGCCAGCGGATACTTTATATACTCCGTCATATGCTGTATTTGTAGACCCAGCAATCATCATGTAGTTACCCGTGAAGGTAGCGCCTGTCGCTACCACGGCCGTTCCAGAACCAGCGGTAATACTACTGATCGCAACACCAGTTCCTACTGCTGAGTTTAAGCTAGGAAACTCGGCTGCCACTAAACGCATCGAGACAACATTTTCATATACGCGGGGGAGATAAACTACAAAGTCTCCGTTGGTAAAATACTTCCTCGTATCGCGATCTGCAGAATCAATCAAGAGTGTTTTCTTCACAGTCCTGAGTGATTTTTTAGGTTCGGATTTAGAAACTGCAAAGCCATTATAATCAAATGGACCAGACATCTTTGTTCTTATCGTTATTTATTTTTATCCGGTAGGATCGCGAGGCATGAACGCTATAGTTGTAGGATCGTATACTTGAGGCCTGTAATTTGTAGTCAAAATGGGCTTTCCATTATCACGAGTCTTGACCGGTTTGACCCACGATATAAATAAGCATCTACTTCCAGGACTGCTTCCGTCTACGACCCAAACCCAGTACCCTGCTTTAGTAAACTCACGGACCAAGAATTCTATTGCGTCTTTGACGTCAAAAAGAGGATAACCAAACACATATGTCGGAACTTCGTACAGAATATATGGAGCTCGGGCATTGTGTATCGCCTGTTGACGTATTTTTGTTCCAATCTGTTCGATTACAGGCGTCATTGCAGACATACGATTCTCTCTGCGTTCTTCCTGCTCTTTCAAAATATCATTTGCGCGCATCATTTTCAACTACCTTACTACTCTTCGGTAAAGAGAATGTCTCTACCTTTTCGCACACTAGGTCTTGGAGGCGGTGGAATAAAGGGAGTTCTTCATATTGGAGCATTATTAGAACTTTCTAAACATCAAGAACTGAAGTTCCCGAATGGAGTATACGGGTCATCTATAGGATCAATCATAGCGACTTATATTGCATTTGAGCTTCCAATGGATAAAATAGTTCCATTGATGAAAGAGTACCTGTCTACCTCACGAATAACACCATCATTTAAGCTAGAATTCCTTTCGTCTGCTTTCTCGACGAAGGGGCTTTATCCAATGGACGTATTCGAATCATCTTTAACTGAAATGTTCAACAAAGCAGGACTCGATATCAAGAACAGGAAGATAGGAGATGCTAATATGCCTCTATACATCGTGTCTTCTAACATATCAAAAGGAGTGCCAACGATATTCTCTAAAAACATACCCATCATTGATGCATTGAAATGTTCGTGTTGTATTCCCGGTATTTTCAGACCTGTTGAATTATATGGGCAGTTGTATGTTGATGGAAACATATTTTCACCATGCATCACGTCAGTTATGCCAAAAGACGCTCTCATATTAACGCTACTCAAACAAAGAAAGAGCATTATTACACCTTCTTTGATTGAATCAATGTCGCCTATAACTTATTTGAAAGAACTATACACTATGAGTTCTCAAATCACGCATAATAGTTTGATAACTAAAAACACATTATGCCTGCATTATCCCAATTTGTATTCAGACTCCGATTTATCAGATTTCAATATTGATGATATTTTGGAAAAATCAGCACAATCACTCAACCATTTCATAGCCGACCGTGCGCTTTAGGAACTCACGAAACTTTTCCACCGATGGCGCGCCACTAAATTCGAGAACTTGATCGGGAACTTTCAGGCGGAAAGATGGGTATCCTTCTACATTAAATGTCTTGGCCTTGTCGCTGTGCTTGTCGGCATCAACTGCAACTAGTCTCACTTGCTTTCCGCCGTAGGTAACTCTGCGATTCTCAAAGAAGCGTTTTAGTTCATTCCAATGAGGCCATGCTTTCTTCGACCATCCGCACCAGGTTGTATAGAAAAAGTACAAGGTGTAGTCGCCTTCTTCTTCATTCTCATACTGCTCGGGGAATATCAAGAACGGCCGTAGTATAAAATAGAATGCAATAACTATTGCAATCCAACCAAGAATTTCAAACACGATCATTCTCTTTACGAAACGACGGATACAAAACTTTGGCGTTTTCTCGTTCCTTCTTATACCAATTTCTGTATGCTTCCTCAGGCCTTAATGACGGATTCCGGATCATATACCACGCAATTTCTGTAGTTTGACGCTCAGGTTCATACACTTTTGGACGAACCTGAAGCCATTTGCCATTATACCTAACGGCTTGCGACATTAATATTTATATGATGTATGTGTCTAAGTTTACACGCGGGGGAAGCCCACGAGGTTTGCGCCAATACCGAAGCCAGCACCGGTGCGGGCGGAGGCACCCACGGACGGCGCATAGATATCAAGGATGGCGAACGTGGCTAGCGCAACTAGGGCAATCATGCCGATTTCAGACAGCTTGAGGACCTTGCCGGGCAGGAGGTAGGCCGCCACCGCGACGGCTAGACCCTCCAGCGCATACTTGACAAGGCGAGTAACAATATCGGCGACATCAAAAGACGCAGCAACGGATTTGTCAGACATTTTATACAGATACTAAGAGAAAAATTATTATTTACGATACTTTCTTGTTCGGCGAACCTTCCTGCGAGATTTTCGTGTTTTTCGGCGACGACCCATACCATATGCCCGCTCTAGCTCGAAACGTCTGATGGCGTCCCCTTTGTTTCGAGTTTCTGGCTCGTTCATCTTTATTGCAACATCTTGGGACTTCGATGGCTTCAATGGATTGTATACCTTCGATCTCTCAATCTCCGGATCGAGCAGTTCAGCTCGTAACCGAGGGGCTGTTGCCATTTATAAATTGCCGGGAAAATGGATTGTAGAAAGTCAGTATCTTTAAGACTACAAGAATGTCTTATATTAAACGATTTAAGGTTAAGAACTACTCAGCAGTGAGACGCGAGGCCGAGCTTCTTAACACAGCCGCCTCTTATGGTCTTGCACCTGAAGTGTACGACACCGACTATAAGACCTACATTGAGATGGAGGATCTTGAGGAGATGAGTGTCAGTGATCTATACGGCGACGAGATCAAAGACATTCCTGCAAATATTCTTTCAGGGATGTTTAGTATTGTCTGGTTTCTATACCATGTTGCTGGTATCGAATACCGCGACTTGTGGCCTAGAAATTTCATCGCGATCGGAGATAGAGTATTTATCATCGATTTTGGTGATGCAAGGAAAAAGTCTAAAAAGTGTGATCATTACTTAAATAAGATCCTTAAGGCAGGAAAGATTACACACTGGAATCCTAACTTTAGGTAATTGTTCGTTGGAATACCTATTTTAACATATATGATGTAGTCAAACAAATGCCTCGTGAAGAACTACCTAAGGTTGATGAGAATGGCCCAGTTGATTATCTAGATGAGGACCCTGAGGTTCCCACTCAGCGTTATTGTATTATTTCATTCCTTTCACCCGAGAAGGTCATTAAGCAGCGATCAGAGTTTTTTAACGAAAAGTTTATAGAGTGGCTCGATTACGAGTGGAAGATCAAGGGTATGGAGCAGTATAACTCGTTCCTTTCCAAGAAGTATGGCCTAAAGGTAGAGGATCTTTTTAATGATCTTCAGAATTTTACCAAGGTCCACAGCGCTGAGATCAAGAAGACGGATATCCACGAGCAGTATCAGGTGTTTTTGCTGAAGCACGAGAAGGAGCTGGATTCTCAGTTCACGGAGAAGGTTGATTTCCGCACTAATGTTCGTGGCGTTAAGGTTCGTCGTGTATTTTCTGAGCTAGCTGAGTGTCAGATGTTTGCTAAGGTCATGCAGCGCCGTTACCCTCGCGATAATCTCTATGTGGGTAAGGTTGGATGTTGGCTACCTTGGGATCCTTCGGAGCATGTCATGCCTGAAGTTGAGTATGCAGAGCAGGAACTCAATGAGCTTATGCGAAAGTATAAGGAAAATGAGGCTAATCGCGAGATTTTCTTTGAGGAAGAGAAGGCTGAAAAGATCAAGAATCAGCGCATTGAGAATGAAATGCGTAAGTCTAAGGCTCTAGAGGATTCTAAGTCTCTAGAGAATGCCCTAGAAACCGCGGTTCATCCGGATGAAGGTGCTATTCGTGACATTTAAATACACGTTATAGTTTATTTCTAATAATGAACTTTATAAAAGACGATGTTTTTAATGAAAAAAAATACGAAACACATCCATTTCCACATATAGTAATTGATAACTTTTTACAAGAGAGTGTAATATATACAGTATTGCAAGAAGTGTGTAATCTTAAAGATGAAAACGCAAACTCATCATTTATAGATCCAAGTTCTCCATATGAATATAATAAGTATGCGTTTTCAGATAATTATGGCGAGTATCTAAAAAATGTATTTACTGAATTAAATAGTCCTGAATTCATTAAAAAGATAGAAAATCTTACCGGTATAAATAATATTATTAGTGGAGATATCACACTTCGCGGAGCCGGTATTCATAGAATTAAACAAGGGGGTATTTGAAAAATCATACAGATTTTAATTCTTACTATTTAAATGGAGCTAAACTAGATAGACGTATTAATTTATTAATTTATCTGAATCCTGATTGGGAAGATAACTATAATGGCCATCTATGTCTAATCGATAAAGATACACAATCATCTGTTAAGAAAATAGAACCCATTTTAAATCGATGTGTAATTTTCAATACATGTAATAGGAGCATACATGGACATCCAGAGCCATTAAACACACCAAATGGTGTTAATCGACATTCAATTGCAGTTTATTATTACACAAAAAATACGACAGGCAATGTTGATTTTGAAGGTCACCTAGAACATTCAACAATTTTTTATCTGTAATCTATAGTTTCAATAAAAAATAACACATAAAGTTCAAATGAGCAAACGTGGCCGCGATGAAGATGTAATGATGGACGAGCCACTCGGTCCGCGTTCAGCCAAGCGCAAGGCAATAGAAGTGATGTCTGTAGACAAGGCCAAGCAGGACGTGGCTGCAGAAAAGCGTCAGGTCAATAAACAGCTACGAGCTGAGGTTGACGATCTAGCCGGTATGTTCGGTAAAATGAATGCGTCATCAGCGGATGAGCCAGCAGCCGCCATGGACATGGACGGAAAGGGTCGCAGACGCCGTCGCCGTAAGACTCGCAAGCACAAGAAAGGCAAGAAGTCCAAGAAGACTCGCAAGCACTAACCAGTTTTCTTAACATTGACCCACGGGCCTGCATTCCTCTTCTTTACTGAATCAGGCGTGTAATCGTCCTGAGACATCATTGCACTCGTAAACGGCTTGTTATCGTGCCACAAACTTTCATCACATAAACGAAACGGCGGATGATCAGATGCTTTATACCAGAACACCTGATCTTCTAGTTTATTTGACTGGATACCATTGCAAATGACGATACAATTGTAGTCTTCAGTGCACTGGTCCATAAACTGACAAAACATTTCGAATGTAGGGAACATACCGGCATAGTTTTCGTAGATAATACGACGATTCTTGGTGATAGTTTCGCGAAGAATAAAGATAAAATCAACGTTCGTACGAAGATTAGGCGTGATACCGAGTGGATATTGCATCGTGATTATAGTCATCATATCAATGTGTCGGCCGTTCATGAATATGTAGCGAGTAGACTCTTGCTGAATCCACGAATTATCGTACAAGCAATCGTCCAGAATTAAAAACGCACGAGGATCGATATTAGAATTACCGCCTCTGGACTTTTTGTCGTTGTTTCGTGCAGACTTGATATTATACTGACGCTTGATTGCATTCTGGACGATTTCAGGTTTGTATTTGTCGTGAATGAGCTTAGAGGGTACCATATGCTGAAAAAACTCATTCATAAGCTCGGTTGCAGAAATAACAGTTCCCACTGGGAAGTAGCTCTGTGTATTCGCCAGAATATCACGAACTAAGAAGGATTTACCGGTATCCTTCTTCCCGATCACTACTATCATGGGAGATTTACGAGAATCGATCTCACATCTGCTCTTAATGGTGTCCATATTGAACTTTCTGATTTGAAAATTGAGAGACATCCCTATTAAGTATTATGCGTGAAGATTTCACTTTTGGTTTATTCGCGATGTATAAGAATGGGAAAGAAAAAGGCAACATGCGAATTAAAATCGACGTCCATTCCGTTACAGGTCCACAAGTATAAGGATCTTTCAAACATACGAAATGGCGCAAAAACGTACTGGAATGTTGACCATTTACAACCATTCTTTCCTCCTATCGAAACGCTGTTCAAGACCGACACCCTTGAAAACGTCCAGGATTACGGACTGAAACTCGACGACCAGATCCAGTCTATTTTATCGAAGGATACGATTCGCACAACATCTGGTGTCAAAAAGATTCATACGAAAGCGACCATGCTATTAAGTCCATTCAAATGGATGCGTGGGGACTATTCGACAGGACTAGGTCTTGCAACGAGTCAGGAACAGGCATCTACAATTCATCATAAACTTCAGTCACAGCACAATGCTGCATATGTAGGTTCATTATTCTCTGCTGCCTTTTCCCAGACAAATTGCGTCCATTTTCCAAAAGTATACGGCGTTTTCTCAGGTATATCCAGGCGCCACACTTTAAATATTTCAGATGACTACGAAGACCTTGTCGAGAAGTCTTGGTTTTCTAAAAATATCGGCGAGACATTCGAATTGAATTTGAATGATGAAATTCGTTCCTCTGACTTTCGACACACACGAACCGCCAGAAATGAGATGAATATTGGAGAAGATATGGTACTGGATGATATTCCTGAACTATCTGGCATTGATTCTGACGGCGCAGTAATGGGAAATATTAATCCTGTATTCAATTCTCCATCTGAAGAAGGTGACAACGAATCTGACAGCTCTTCTGTGTCTACTTCTTACATATTTGACGTCCACTCTTGCAATTGTAGCGTCAAGGAAGATACGGAAGAGGAAGAAGAGGAACTCGATGGATTTGCTTGGGCTACGTTCAGCAATGTGCCGGTTCAGTATACGATTATGGAGGCATGCGAAGGAACGCTCTATAAACTTATGAAGGAGAATCCCGATACCGAAAAACACTCCGCTTGGACAACCCAGATCATATTTGCATTACTATTTGCTCAAAAGACATTCGGATACGTTCATAACGATCTCCATTCCAATAATGTCATGTACGTGCAAACTGACAAGGAGTTTTTATACTATAAAGTTGGAGACAAGTCGTATAAGGTTCCCACTTTCGGATACATCATCAAGTTGATAGACTTTGAGCGTGGAACTGGATCTATTCGGGTTTCAGGCATGAAGGAGCCGAAATCATTTGTCAGCGACCATTTTGCAATAAACGAAGAAGCAGGTGGACAATACAACACCGATCCGTTCTATATTCAAAGATTTCCGGGAGTAAGGCCGAATCCGTCGTTTGACTTGGTGCGACTGGCAACATCTATGTTCTGGGATCTATTTCCAAACGGACCTGATTGCAAAGAGTATGCCGATATTCCGATGTTTCAAACACTGATGAGGTGGTTGAGTGTTGACGATAAATCAATTCTATTTGCCGAAGGAAACTCGAGACACGAAAGGTATCACGGGTTTCATTTATACAAGGCTATTGCAAGATTCTGTAAAGATACTGCTATTCCGCGCAAAGAATTAGATTTACTTCCATTTCAGGCGTCAAGTGTTCCTTTGAGTGAGTGTTTGTGTATTGATGCTTAAAATGATGGCGTTCCAACAAACATTTCCTGAGCGGTCGCAGGCAGTTCAGCAACAGCAGTTGTGACTGCAGTAACTGTTTCTGCAGTTGTCGTAAATACGATACCTGCAGATACTAGGCCTCCAAAAAGAGAGAGCTTTAGTGCATCCGTCCATACAATTGGCTCATCTTTAGACCTACGCTCGAGCGCATACACTATAAAGGCAACTAGAGCAACGGCTAACGATACAACTACAATCATCATTTACTCGGCAACAGAGTGAAAAGTTATAGCTTTAGAACGAGCGACTCGCCGACCTTCTTTTCTATCTCGGCCATTGGGTCGAGTTCTTCCTCGTCATCTTTGAACTCTTCAATATCTATAGTAGTGACATCATCAGTTATAGATATCTTGGGTGGACTATCATCTTCATCTTCGGACATATCCTCGAACTTGACATTCTTCTTATCCTGAACCTCATCGTCGCTAGAATCTTCGTCGTCGCTGGACTCCTCTTCGATTGCCGGGTTCGAGAGACTTTTTGTGATGCTCTCCCAAGGCAAGAATGACTGAATCACACGCTCCATACAATCGCGAACAATTGACTCAATTTCCTGTCGATTACGCGCCTGCTGTTCGGTTGTGATGCCTATCGTCTTGAACAGATACGCAACCTGCCACACCTTGCGTGCAGAGTGGATATACGTATGGTGAACGAACTTCGCCAACGTTGGACGTTCGAAGTCAACAGACACCTGTGATGACTTACCGCGGTAATGAAGAGAGGCAAACGACTTCATGTATGCAATAAAAACACCCATTACTAGATCATCTAGGTAACCACACTTCGTAGTCTTGGAAATTCGCTCTAGTTCTGTCTCGAGTGTATTCTCGGACCACTCTGGGATCTTGGCGAGCATATTCTGGAAAGTGCGAATTGTCTGGTCGACCTGCTGATTGCGTTCGCATAGTTCTTTGGATGAATCGTAAATGCTCCATAGTCCGTCTGAAATAGATGGAACAAGTAAACTTGTAAGGTGATCGCGAAGATGAGACTTCGCAAATTCGGTGTCGCTCATTTGGGTTTAACGAATGTCAAAAAAACGGATAGTCCTGACGAGAAATCGGGAAAACGGATTTAAGGTTTTTAAGGAAGGCAGTGGTAGACACAATCAACATGGCTGCCAAGATCATCTCCGTTCTTTCGAGCAAGTATGAGTTTGACGCGGCCGAGGCGCTGGCCTACTACAACGACCACAAGAACGAGGCTGGTTCGACGACGAGCATCTCAACTGTTCAGCGGGCGGAGAACGCAATGAACAAGACCCAGGCGGATATCGATGAGTTGAAGTCAAAGATCCCCTCCAAGAAGGGCAAGCTCCTCGAGAATGCAAATGCAAAGCTCGAGAAGCTGGAGGAGAAGCTAGCGGAGCAGGCCAAGAAGCTGGAGGAGAAGAAGGAGCGTGAGGCCAAGAAGGCGAGTACGCCCAAGAAGGAGGCGAAGCCCAAGAAGGAGCCTGAGGCGCCTAAGAAGGAGCCGAAGCCCAAGGAGGAGCCGAAGCCCGAGGAGGACAAGCGTATCAAGCGCATGTCTCCGGCCCTCACCAAGCAACTGACCAAGATCTTCGAGGACTCGGGCCAGGACTTCTCCAAGGAGAGGGGCCAGCAGTTCTCAAAGTACGTTAACGAGCTGGCCAAGGATGACTTCGAGAGCAAGAACCTGGCGGATCACATGCGCGATTTCGTCAACAAGACGGCCCCGGCTCCCAAGGAGCCCGAGGAGGTGGAGGACGAGGACATGACCGAGGTGACGTTCAAGGGCGTAAAGTATGTCGTCGGCGACATCTCCAAGCGCGTATACATTGCAGATGAGGACGAGGGCGACCAGTTCGTCGGGTTTCTCGGAATGGGTAAGTTTGCAGAGATGAAGATGCCCGCGTAAACTCAATAGAAACAACTAAAAATTAAAAAACAAAAGAAAAGAGCCTTTTTTAACTACGTTACTAAAAATCGTCTTGACATTGCAGTGAATATTATCAATATTATTGGAAGTGTTGTGAAGGAAAAATACGGGATCAAAAACCCTAGTGCAGCCATAACTAGCGGGTCTAAAGCATACCCCCCAAACACGTAAGCGATCGAGATAGAGAACACGTATAAGAATGTAAATACTGCATTTGCTCCAGTGGACCATATAGCCCAGCCAAAACTTTCTCCTGCCATTGTTTATTATTACGATGAAAATACAACGTTACCAATACCACCGAGTATGCGAATGAAATTGTAGGACTCGGTATACGCTCGGACATTGTAGGTGTATTTGTATACAGTTGTATTCGCAGCTTTTTGGATAATCGTTACCACTTGATCCGGGCTATATATTAGTTTTCCAAATCGGTCTACTGCATTCGGATTGACAATAGTAGGGTTCGGAAGGTTGACGGTTGACTTAAGTACGCATAATTGAACTATTCCACTGCCGTTTTCCACTGAGGTCGTGTAGGGCGGTGTAATCAGCGTATTGCGAAGGAGTGTCTTATTAAACATGGATCCGTTCAACGATCCCGAGGGCTGTTCGCTTGTGTCCAATTGGAACGAATATGTATAAATACCGGGAATAGGTGCACCCTGTGTGAATCTGTATGGCTGAATTTCGTTGAAGAACTCGGTTTGCTTCGTTGCAAATCGCTCCTGTGTGTCCAGAATTACGCTAGTTTCAAGCAGGATATCGCGCCTTGATACATTTTCAGGAAGCAACGATCCACTGCTGTATAGATATGTGTTATTTCCGGGCAATCCGTCCTTATTTAATGGAGGTACGTAAGGATTTACCCAGTTAGTATAATTATCATAATCATTATTCAAATCATCGCGCTGAAACACCCAAACTATACGAGTACACAAATTACGCATTACTAGCTCCAAATCGTTAGAAGGTCCATATTGCTTTCCGGCCTCTTTAACGTCAACTTGCTTAATAATGAAAGAATGGTCTGTGCGGGCTAGGTGTCCCATCTCTTCGTCAGTTACGAATATGTAGTTTGCTTCGATGTATGGATTCAGGTTCCAGCTTCTTAGATCGGGAATCGCGTTCGATAGTGCATCTTGGGTCGGTGGACTGAGAAAGCGCGACATATTGAATACGGTACTTGCAGTATCGGGTGCAATACGCTGACCGAATGTTAAAGATGTGGGCCGAACATCGTTGATGGTGAAAAGTTCGTATACATTGCGAAGTTCGACGATAATTTCAACATCAGACGTCTGGAGTGCCACGAGTGGTAGTGCCTTCCCGATTGATTCGCAGAACCAGAAGTGAAGGGGGATTTGAAGAACGCGCCCGGGGATTGATGCCTGGCCTTTCATGGTGGCGCTCGTGAATGAAGAAGGGTACTGATTAGTTCGGCCGTTCGCGTTCGCAGGATCGTAAAGTTCAGGCAGATTTCCTACCATCTTGTCGATGATGGCGCGTTTGTTGGCGTCGAACTGGAGATTGGCGTATATTTTCATCCATTCGCCAGTATGAGTGACAATCTCTTGACCATTTATGAGCAGTGATACGCGCTGAATCATATTATAGCCGATGTTACGAACCCACTCGAACTCGTATGGAACTGCTTTTGTTTGTGAGTTGTATCCGGTCGGGACTGACGCAACTGGGGCAACTGGGGAATAAATATCGGGAAGTGTGATACTTAGATAACAATCGTTCACAAGTTGGGCAAAACGCTCGACTTTTGTGCGCAGAGTCAGGGTCCCGGACGTAGGAAATGACAGAATAGTGGTCTTGAAGTACAGACGGAATTGCTCCATGGCAAAGTCAGTGTGGCGCTTGTATACGGATCGAAAGTGGGTGAATGAGGGATTGCCAGTGACGAGCTGGTCTTGCGCACCTCGTCCAACCAATTGTAATAAACCTCCAGGCATTCTGTTATTTATACGATAGGATTATGTATATTTCTTTTTAAAGACATAAGAATGTCAAAACTGGTAAATACTAATATAATTTCAAAAGACTCTTCAAGTGGAGGCACTGCATATGATACACAAATTACTGTTAGACTTAGCTATTTTGTGCTTGGTGCGTATAATTCTGGTACAAATAGTCAAGCTATTACATTTGTAACTGACGCATCAAGATCGTACGGCGCTCTTTCCACTGGACGAGGTGGTAGTTCATTTGTAAAATTTTGGGTCAATGTAGCTAATCCTACTGGAATTAGTGTGGGAATAAATGATGAAACCCAAACTTCTGGTAATCCAACGTATAATCAGGGCTCTTCAGGAACATATACCTATACATTTCCAGGCAGTATCACTAGAGTTGCAATGTTTATTAGTGGATTCACACGTACTGACACAAATTACACGGTGGCGAATGCCTATTCTGGAAATATGACGATATATAATTCTACGAATGATGATTTTAATTTCATAGATGCTATTCCTACCTTGTCCAAAATAATAAGGCTTCCACCCATTACATCTGCTGTTACTGGTAAATTATATTTTTATAAGATAACGGGAACCCTGAATGGAAACGCATATATTCTCACGGGTGATGGTTCTCTCATTAAAGATCATAATATTGCAGGTGTAGTGATTACAAACAATCACGGTTGTTTAACATTAGTCAGTAATGGGACGGAATGGTATATTGCAAATTACTATCCCAGTTCACTTCAACATAGTCTACCAACAACAAGCACTGCTGTTAGCGATCCTAATAAAATCGCAGATTCGACTATAAATAATATTAATATTTTTAATACTGATGCTAATACTAATAGACGAAGTGGTGATAACATCATGAAATTACCGCCATTAAACGGCACACCTGGAATATGTATTGCTGTATATTGTGGTAGTATTGATGGAAGAACTAGTGGTAATGCATTATTATTCACTAGTACAGAAGCGGCAGCAGGGACTGAACGAAAGATTGATGGACCTTTTTCTTCTTATAATAATACAAGTCAAAAACCTTATATTGTGGCAAACGAGACACATAAAAATACTGCAATTGTATTTATTACTAATGGCATTTTTTGGTATATTGCAGGATGGTTTAATGGTTCGAACTGGCAAACTAGTCCTAATCCTGCAAATAGTGGAGGTGTAACTAATGTACAACTTTCTCCACTGTTGAATAATTATTCATATTTTATTACAACGACTAATGGTGGTAACAGATATTATATTTTACCACAAGACAATCCTAGTTTAAAGCCACCAGCTTTACTTATTGTGAAAGCTCGGTCTGATGCCACATCAATGGAATTTAATTCGACACAAGCGGGGAGCGGAGCCAATGTTGTTATCAATAAAGATACTAAAAATATGTATTTTATTGCTACTAAAACTAATATATGCGTCTGGTTTGTTAGAGAGCTATTATCCGGTGTCATAAGATACTATCCAATAATAAGTTACACCCCCTTTAGTTAACTAAACCTCCAGGCATTCTGTTATTTATACGATACGATTATGTATATTCGTATTACATTGTCTATGAACCTGATCCCAAAAAGTAAAATTTACATCTCACGTGTCCTGTATAAACATGTCCGCCGGATGTAGCTGCGTTATTAAACGTAATACCTCCTGAGTAAATTTGAATACTTGCAACGCGGGCATCTGAACCACTTATAGTGCTAACACTAGTGATACGCCAATAACCATTACATGCTGCAGTAGCACAGGAGGCTGTTCTAATCCAGTTTCCAACAATAAACCCTTCGAAATCTGCTGTTGGTATATAGTCCCCAATCGGTGTCGTACTAAGAATTAAAGTTGCTGTGTTACCTGAGGTAGATGAACCCGATATAGTATGGTCGCGAATGGTCGTATTTGCTTGGGCGCTGTTATTATAACTTTCAGATACCTGCATTCTCCAAGATTGATTGATATTACGAAGACTAGTCGATGAATCGTCTATCCTAATATTTAATACATGTTGTATTGAGTATGACCCAGCGGCCTTGCTACCATCAGCATTATCACTCGTTCTAAAGAATTGTGCTACAAATGAATAAATTGTACCAAAATATATATGTGATCCAAGGTTAAATGTATTTTCCATAGATACAGCATACATGCCAGGTTTTATGAATCCAAATGCAATAATTCCTCCTGGATCACCACCACTAGTGTCTATAAAAACGTTACCCATATAACTTGAATTTGGAAACATTGAAGTGGTATATGTGGAAATACTAGGATTGCTATAGTATAGTGTTTGATCACCATTATCAAATATATCCCAATTGTACCACCCTCCGTCTGATCTAGTATTATTCGGCCTATCCTGATTGACACCTCGATTATGTCTCATAAGTATAAGTGATCCGGCAAAAATAGGGTTAGAAAATCCTGCTCCCTGAGGCCCTGTCCATCCTTGAGGCCCAGTCGGTCCCTGAGGCCCAGTCCATCCTTGAGGCCCAGTCGATCCGTGAGGACCCGTTGCGCCTTTTGGACCCGTCTTACCTGTAGGATAGAACTTGCAGGCAGTATAATTGATAACGCTAGTTGTAGCGGGAAAAAAGACTGATCCTGCTACGAATCTAAAGATAGTGTCAACATGAGCAATATTAAAATTTCTGATTACTGATACAACATGTGTGTTGGTATGTGTATCTATAACATTATAAAATACATTAATACCATCAGTATAAATACTACATCTTAGCCGTGTATTTGCATCTATATTATAATCTAGTAGATTTTCAGGTGATTCCTCTAAACCGCCACCAACTACTCCGTTACGAATGCTTATTCTGACCTGACTACCACCTGTTAACTTCTGTAAACTAAACATGTACCTAGGACCTACGTTAAATACATTAGTATTATATGCAATACCGGTAACATTAGGATAATCTGAAGGGAAGCCGTCTACTGAAAATTCACAATATATAGCTGCTGATTTGGTGTCTAGTCTTTCTAATGAGTGTATAGTACCTTCATAATCGGGGTTAATTGGATAACTAAATGATCCTGATCCAGTGATTATCGGAAGCGGGGGACTGTCGCCTGGGTTTGCAGTATAATTAGACAGCAACGTTATCAATGAAGCTCCGGCAGGTCCTGTTGCGCCAGTTGGACCAGTCCATCCTTGAGGTCCAGTTAATCCCTGAGGTCCAGTTGCGCCAGTTGGACCATCTGGCCCAGTTGCGCCCGTTGGACCAGTCCATCCTTGAGGTCCAGTTAAGCCCTGTGGCCCCGTTGCGCCTGTTGGTCCACTCGCGCCGGTTGGGCCGGTCCATCCTTGAGGTCCAGTTAAGCCCTGTGGCCCCGTAGATCCTCGGATTCCCTGTGGACCACTGGGACCCTGACACGCAACACTTAGACGTGCTGCAGTATATTGGCTGGCAGACAACATTGTATATTGTTAAACTACTTTCATATTTTTAAATACTTATTACAATGAATCAACAGCCTGTAACATATCAGCAGTTACTGGCACAACAATACGAAGAAAACGCAAAGGACATACTTGTATATCAACAAGACGACTACGATGACGTTGAGGATAATGCTATTCAGGAACATAATGCCAGAAACGATATTGGAACTGAACTAACTAATCCCCAAGAGTTTCAGCAATTTGGAGGTGCTCGTGGGTCGGAAGAACTCATCTCTAAGCCCAAAGAATACGAAGATAAGGGCGATTCAAGTGTTCGAAGATCCCAAGATGTGAAAACGCACATTTTTAACATCGATACACTTTTCCGTCCCTTTGCAGTTGGAGGTCTTGCCCCCACTGATCCAACTTTGATCGGAAACAAAAACTTTTATAACCTATTAGCAGGCGTCGGAACAGCCACTGCATCATCCTCTCATTTCATATTCAATCTTGATTCGCAGTACAAAAATATCATTTCAGCCAAGCTTTCATCCCTCCAAATCCCAAATAAATTCTTTAACTTGGTCGATAATCGGAAAAACTATTACATTCATACCAAAAAAGGAACTTACGATGCCAACTTTGAGTTGCCAGTCACAAGCATAAGCCTACATCCAAGAATTTCAGGATATAGAGTGATAAAACTCGGTGTCAATATAAGCCCTCTTGTTGTCGGGAATACTATTACAATTACAGGAATATCAGGTTATGACACTCACGATGTTATTGAGTCTACCATATCAACCGTAACAATTGAAAATTCTACGGGTGGAGTTGCAGGCACAGGAACACTTATCGTAGCACCTAACGCTACAAATAATCTTGCAGGGTATACTCGTGTATCCGTATTCATCACCAGTGCCAATAAGAATCCACTTTCTGTTCTAGAATCGGTAGCTGATGATACCGAATCAGGACAAACTGGGTTCTATTACAGCAATACCAGTATATTTCCAGCTCTAAATAGTGCTTATAAAAACATTTTTCCGGACTTACAATTATCATACGTCGATGGATTCTGCAATATTGTAAACTCATCTGCTACGCAAACTTACACAATTAATTTAACTCCTGAAGTTGACGGAATTAAACCTGCATATTTCCAGCCTTTAGGTGCGATGTTAGGGTTTTTCAATTACATATACGAAATTGCGCCTGCTGGTGCATCACTTCCTGCGCCCTGTAATTTTAGTTGTGGACAGATTTCATCCTGTTCTACCTATGGCAGTGTTCTTTCTGAAAACAAGGTGGACATGAATGCAGACTCGTATATTCAACTTGCTATTCAAAACTGGGAAAACATTTATCAGCAAGATGGGGCGGATTCTTACTACGGAGTATTCCAAAAAATTCCAATTAACGTCCAGAAAGGCGATATGATTTACGATGTTGTCTATAACAACTCGATCAAAAAGAAGTACGATTTCATACAGCCTGTAAATATACGATATCTCGAAATTTACTTATACGATCGTCTTGGCGAACCATTATTGATGCCTGGTGTTGATTGGTCGATGGTTTTGGAGGTAGAAGAAGTGTTGAACTCCGCTCTATATAACAAGTTACGCGAGTTATAAACTTTTACATTGACAAGTATAATATGGATAAGTCTGTTCTAGAGCGCATACCTGAACCCAATGTAGAGAACCACTACAATTTAACATCTACCTCACAGCAGTATCCTCCGGGCGAACACGGAGGACGCGTGCCCAATATTAACGCTCCTGCATCTATCATGTTCGCAGCTCGCCCACATAGTATGTATCGCCAGGACGGGCCAACTGTTTTTCCAGATGATGCCCGTCAGGATTTAATCGGCCATCAGCATTCTAAAACACCTTTAAATACCGTGTTTTTCAGTCAGGGCAACATCGCGCATATTCACTCTGAAATTCAGCGCCAGGTCAATCTGATGAGTGGAGGCAAGTACAATGTCGGAAAGCAAGGCGATGACGAGGTTCGTATCATCATGCGATCGTATTACCTTATGTTTGCTCGCAATGATCCTTTCAAAGTCGCTCAGGAGCTCGATGAACTAAACAAGCGAGTGATCGGGTATGCCTCTGCAAAGGTGTATTCGGAGGTCGATTTTCACCAGTTCTACCTTAAGGATCTAGAAGAGTTCGCACCTGCTATTGCCAATCCTGTCAACGTGAAACATTACGGAAGCGAACCTGGCGAACTCAAATCGTTTTTTTGATTGCGTTTAAAGGATTGAGACCTTTTTTTGATTATGTTTAATGGATGTGTGTGAATTTCAAGGACGTATTTTCGGAAAACTCAAAGGACACTTGTTCGTTCTTGATTTTTCATGGGACAATGTCCGACCTATCGAGTTTGTCGGTTGGAACGGAACTAAATTTGAAATTGTTGACAAAAAGTTCAAGCAGAATATATTTGACGAGTACTACGGGTTCGGAAGCAAAGAAATGAAGACAGCATGTGATAAATTATTTGCAACTACTAGCTTTGAGAACCCAAAAGTTATTGTAAATCCGGGCGAATTCTGGAGATGGTGCGGACACAAAACACAATGGTGGAGAGATCGTGACTGCCTATTTGCATCTGCATGTGTGAATCCGTCCGTAGAGTCCTGGAAGTTATTGATTAAATCGAGTCATTCCAAGGCAAAAACCTTAAAGCAGAAATTGCGTGTTCGTGCGACAAAACGTTTACTACCAAAGTAGACTATGAATATAAATGCGTGTTAATCTTATATCCAGTTTTGGAACTAATACTGGGCTTTCGCAGGATGTAGCCCTGATGCGTGGTATTCTGACGGCTGTATTCGAAAAGGATCTTCAACTTCGTGGAGTTCCTCATATGTTTCCTCATTGCGAAGAAGCTGAGGTCAATATTTTTCTTGAAGTTATCAGCCCATCACTATTTTCCTATGCAAAAAAGAATATTTGGATCCCTAATCTAGAATGGACATACAAGACCTGGGAGCCGTATTTTCATATGGTCGACGAAATCTGGGTGAAGACTCGTGAAGCAGAAGACAAATTTAAATCCCTAGATATTCCATGCAAGTATATTGGCTGGACATCAATTGATAAGGTATTTGCAGAACGTGTCAATTTTACGAAGGCATTTGTCCCTGTTGGTAAAAATATTTACCGCAATCCTCGTCCTATTTTCCAGGCGTACCTCAAAATCGCCCAGGAAAGTGAGGATCTGTATGCAAAGCTACCAACTCTACATATTCCTTACAATCCCAGACATATGCAGATCAATGTTCCTCCGACAATCACGGACAAAGTTGTATTGATTGATCGGACTATGAAAGAGAGTGAATATGATGAAATTCTAAAAGATTGTGGGTTGTGTATTTGTACATCTGCAGTAGAAGGGTTCGGACACGCCATAAATGAGTGTATGTCAGTTGGCATGAATCTGATTCTGTCACCGATTCGTCCTTTTAAAGAGGATTTGACTTCTGGAGAGGCTTTATTTGCAGATGTGCTGGAAACTATAGACCAACCCAATTGTTTTGGAACTCTTGTAGATGTAACATCAGATTCAATCATTCGGTGCTTGAAGACTTATGTTTCAACTAGCTTTAAGCAGAAGCGAGAAAAGTGTGATATGGTTCGTGCTTTATACGAAACGCGCCATAAGGAATGGATTGCAAATATGAAGACTATAATTGCTTCATTCAAGGATATTCCTACTTATGAGCTAAAGGCTGTATTCCCTAATGAAGCAGACTTGCCTGATATTTCGATAATTACCATAACCAAGAATCGTCGAGAGTTTATGCCTCTAGCAAAGTACTGTTACCTGCTTCAGAGCTACCCCCAGGATAAAATTGAGTGGATTATTGCAGATGACGGCGATGACCCGATTGAAGATACGCTGTTCGGTATTCCGAATGTAACCTATCTAAAGTGTCCTTCCGGCATGACAATCGGACAGAAGCGTAACTTTGCAATATCGAAGGCAATGTATGATGTCTTTGTTATGATGGACGATGATGACGTTTACCCTGAGAATTCAGTGTTACATCGTGTAGCTATGATGATGAAGGATCCAGCGAAGGAATGCGCGTTCTGTACGACGATTCCTTGCTACGATATTGTGAGGTATAATTCATTCATGAATGTTCCCCCAATCACGTTGAATATGTCGGAGCGTGTATCTGAAGCAACGCTAATTTTTACGCGAAAGTTTTGGGAGGATAATAAGTTCAGCGATGATGTGAACATTGCAGAAGCAGACGCATTTATTCGTGGTCGCGAGCAAATGTGCCGTGAGTTGTCCCCACAGGAAGTTATTGTAAGTTTAGTTCATCCGAAAAATTCGTCTTCACGAAGATCGCCGGATGCCAAGGAGCCGAACGGATGCCACTATGGATTTAATGAAAAATTGTTTGCGTTGGTGTCTGAAGTTGGAGTTGCCCTTGCAGAACAGCTTAATACTTCAGGCCAAACAGCGAGCGGCGAGACTTGCGACGAGTCGTGCGGGTGCCACGGCGACGGCGACGGCCACCCTCAGTCGCAGGAACAACCGCATCCTTGACCTCCTCGACGGCCTCCTTGACGTCACCGCCGATCTTCTTTAGACGCTTCGCGAGCTTGAGCGCCTTCTTGGTGGCGCGGCGCGCGCGACGACGACGACCGCCAGACACAGGGGCAGAGTTACCGGCAGAGCCATTGAGGGAACCAGAATAAGCTTCGACGGAGGACATTTGTTTTATACTTTGATTCAGAGAAAATTTAAGAAGAGCACGTCAAACATTCTTCGGGGGCCTTAACCTCGATTGTGAATTTTTGTGCACTTGAAACGGCTTTTGTACGCAGATAATAACACCCCGTCTTAAGTCCTTGCTTCCAGGCGTACACATGCATACTAGATATCTTTGCATATGTGGGCTCGGCTAGGAATAAATTCAGAGACTGCGACTGGCAGATGAACGGAGCGCGATCGCGTGCCATATTAATCAGTGTCTTCTGCGGGATTTCCCATGCAGTCTTGTATAGATCGCGAATATCAGCTGGGATTTGTGTGATATTCTGAACGGATCCGTTGTCCGCGATAATCTGCGTTCGGACATCAGTAGTCCAGAGACCCAGCTTTGTCAGGTCTTCTACCAAATACTTATTGATTACCATGAAATCGCCGGCTAGAACGCGACGAGCATACAGATTTGAAGTAAACGGCTCAAAACACTCGTTATTGCCTAGAATTTGAGATGTTGAAGCGGTTGGCATTGGTGCGATAAGCAGAGAGTTGCGAGCTCCATATAAGCTCAATTTATTCCGTAGATTATCCCAGTCGAGATAAGGGGTATACTTCGGCTTCTCATTCCATAAGTCAAACTGCATTATACCTTGCGATAGAGGAGAACCTTTATAAGATGGGTATTCCCCAATTGTCTCAAATGTCCCGTGATTAAATCCTTCCAATGTTCTGGAAATAGACATTGACATTGCAGCGTAATAAATGTTCTCGAAGATTTCTCGATTCAGTTTGGCGGCTGCTTCAGAAGTCCAAGGAAGACGCATAAGGGCAAACACATCCGCTAGACCCTGAATCCCGATACCGATCGGTCGATGCCGCATATTAGAGTTGCGACATTCGGGAGTCGGATAGTAGTTCTTATTAATTACAATATCTAAATTGTGTGTTAGAATCGACGTATATCCACGCAGCTTTTCAAAGTTGAATGAAGGAATACCTTCACTCGATATCTCTACAAACTTGGGAAGCGCGAGTGATCCTAAGTTACATACTGCCGATTCATCTGGAGACGTGAACTCCATGATTTCAGTGCATAAGTTTGAGCTCTTGATAGTCCCCAAATTTTGCTGATTTGATTTTGAGTTGGCAGCGTCCTTGTAACACAAATATGGTGTTCCAGTCTGAATTTGGGCGTCAAGAATCATCTGCCACAACTTTTGGGCCGGAATTGTCTTACGGCCCTTTCCTGCCTTCTCATATGACTCATATAGCTTCTCAAACTCTTCGCTGTGACAGTCGGCAAGTCCAGGGCATTCAGCGGGACACATTAGCGTCCAATCTTGCTTTGCCTCCATACGCTTCATGAACAGATCAGGAATCCACAATCCATAGAACAAATCTCGTGCTCGGTCTTCTTCTGCGCCCTGATTCAGCTTCAATCTGAGAAATTCCTCAATATCAGCGTGCCACGGCTCTAGGTAGATAGCAAATGACCCATTACGCTTACCGCCTTGATTCACATACTTTGCAGTGTCATTGAACACCTTCAACATTGGCACCAAGCCGGTTGACTCGCCGTTTGTTCCGTGAATCTTGGATCCACGCGCGCGAATGTTGTGAATTGATAGCCCGATACCACCGGCCCACTTTGAGATTTGAGCGCAATCTCCTAGCGTCTTGTAGATGCCCTTGATCGAATCATCGTTCATTGTGAGAAGAAAGCATGATGACAGCTGTGGCTTCAGTCCGCCTGAGTTGAAGAGCGTAGGAGTTGCATGGATGAAGTATCCTTTGGACAGAGCATCATATGTCTCTTTTACAGCGTACATATCTGCGCCGTGAAGCTGGATAGCCACACGCATCCACATATGCTGGGGGCGTTCCACTAGCTTTCCACCCTGTTTTAGCAGATACCCCTTCTCAAGCGTCTTGAACCCAAAGTAGTCGAACATGTTGTCGCGAGAATAGTCGATCATTTCTTGGTATTTGCTAGCGTGATTGCACACTTTGTCGTGATATTCATCTGAAATAAGCTGAACGGGTCCATGATATAGCTGTTCAATACACTCTAGAAGCGTATTTGGGGTATTTTTGTGGTGGTTGTTAATGAGGATACGGGCTGCAAGTGTTCCGTAGTTAGGATGAAAGCGTGCCTGCATCATAGCACACGTCTCTGCTGCGAACTCGTCCAGTTGGCTAGTGCTCATTCCATCTTGGAGCTGATTACATACTTTTTGGGCTACTAGATCGGGATTTACATGTTCGATTCCGTCACTCAGCATACGAATACGCTGAAGAATCTGGTCGAATGAGACGGGAACACGATCGCCATTGCGCTTGATTACGTATAGATGTTCTGCCATATTGTCGTACATTCTATATGCTCCTGGCAGGAAAATTCGTTTTACTGGTAACAGTTTAATGTTAAAACTTTTTATTGAATTCAATGTAATATGAAAGGAGGCTCTGTTGAAACGGTGTTACAACTTGTAGCAGATACACCATTGACTCCAGTATTAACAGTTAATCCGGATAGCAACTTCGTCGTCATAACATACTGGTGGGGAACTGGTAACTTAAACAAGAATCTACAGCGTCCATGCCCTGAGGAAATTGTTGAGCCGATTCGCGAGGAGATGGAGGAAGAACTTGCAGAAGAAGATCCGGAGTATGAAGATATTTACAATCGCATCGGAAGACTTCATAGAATTCGTAAGGAAAAGCGTGCTCGGGGTCAAGCGTTAACTGAAGGTGAGAAATTAGACATGAAACGAGCTGCCGCTGATCAGAAGGCTTATTTAACGCCTTACTTTGCAAAGCAGAATACTAAAGATCAGTTGAATCGCAGATATAACCAGGCTGTAGAACGACTAAAAGCAGCAGGAGAATTCAAGCAACCTGTCACATTCAACCAGATGATTGAAACCTGGAAGGAGACGTGTATAAAGGCTAATTGCAATTATTTGGTAACAGAATACCCCATTGGACGCGAAGACTATCAGAATGGTATTAATGCAAAGCCCGCTTTCATCCGAAAGGCGCTTGATGCGTGCGAGGGAAAGGGAGTGCTATACATTGACGGAGACATGTTTATAAACAAGTACCCTTCCATTTTTGACATCAAGAATGTAGATTATATGGCACGTGGCTGGAATGTTGACCCACGTACGAAATCTACATACAAGACAGACGTATGTTTTGACCCCTATATTTTTGAAACATCGGGGGGCACTATGTTTTTTGGAAACACGGATCTGTCCCGCCAGCTTTTAGATCAATGGGCGGCCGCAATGAACTCTCCGGCAAATAAGGGCAAGGCAGAGGATCGCGTGATCTCACAGATCCTTACGACGCAACAGTATTCGCTAAAAGGCAATGTCATCCAGTTGCCGATTGAGTACCTTTGGTTGACAGACAACTATACGAAAATAGATCCACTAGATGCATCCAAGGCGAAATCATTTATCGAGCATCCTGCCTGTTTGACCGGTGAGGAACGTGCAGGCGATCAGGGTGCAGCTTCTGACCGAACGCCTGAAGGATACACCGAACAAGTTGAAAATTTGGTCGATTGCGCTCGACTCGGTGGAATCTTTTATGAATTCATATTTTTCCCCCGGAAAGAGATGGTCTCTGCATTTGATCCATATTTAGAGTACCTAAAGTGTGCCAAAAATTTTGATACAGAGGAATCTTTGTTTGAAGTCGTTTCTTTTGATGACAAGTATGGTAATTACAATTCCGTTGCCTACGAGAACGATTCCGCTGCTCGACAAATTCAGGTTGATGGATCTGGACCTGTAGATCTAGCATTGACAGCCACTATTCCCGAGATTCTTGCAAATCTATACAAGGGGCGCGATGTCAAGCTTGGTGGTTCTGTCGAACTTCCGCCGAATGTCGAATTTGTAGCGAGTAATATAGATAGTAGGACTACTCACTACTTCTCCCCTCTGAAGTTGGACGTTACTAAGCCAATGTATATTACATCCTCAAATTTAATCATTCAGCACCTATTCCGAATGTGCAAGACACTAGAAGACATCAATACACACTTAGCAAATAGCTACGTATTTGTTTCTCGAATTCGCTGGTCGGTAGGCAACGTTCAGGGCGCAAGCAGACATCGTAAAACATTGCGTCGCAAATAAATCAAATACACATTATAATAGAAATGGAAACTGATGCTGAAGTTGCCTTGCAGAACCTGTTTATTCGCGATGAAATTATAGCTAACCACCTTGGTGGCAGACGTCGCCGTATGCGTAAGACTATTCGCCGTGGAGGAGCGGTTGACGGCAGTATTGTCACGGCAATGATGACAATTCGCGACCAGATCAAGCTATATCACTGGCAGACCCGTATGTTTTCTCGCCACAAGGCGACAGATGAGCTGGTTGCTTCACTAGATACTAATATTGATACGTTCGTGGAAACTTACATGGGAAAGTATGGTCGCCCCAAAGTGTCTACTCCTATTAAGATATCAAATTTTTCAGAATCTGGTGCTCGAGCGTTTGTCGAGCGTCAGAGAGTGTACTTATCGCAGGTGCTTCCTCGTAAACTACGCGCAGATGATACCGATTTGCTGAATATTCGTGATGAAATTCTAGGCAGTTTAAATCAGACCTTATATCTATTTACATTGGGTTAGACGGAACATATTTCATCGCAATATGCATTGATTCTAGTTCCTTGGTGAATACATTAAGAGAATAGGGAACATTTAGAGTTGTTTTTATGTCGGGTCTTGCATCAAGAACTCCATTTTCTACATCAAACGAAACTTCGGCGGCATCACTACGATCCATTAAACTTTCGTGTAGAAACTTGCTAGCGCCGTGAGATATTAAGGCGTCCCGCTCCATCTCACCAATTCGTAACCCACCTTCGCTAGACCGACCTTCAACCGGCTGGTGAGTTAGTAACTTGCGAGGACCTCGTGTCGTGTAATTAATCTTGTCTTCTACCATGTGTTTTAGACGCAAATAATACGTAGGACCCATGAATATCTCAACCGGCATCATTTCGCCAGTGTGTCCGTTGTATAGAATCTCGTGGCCGTACGGGTGATAACCGGCCTTATCGAGTAATTTTCGCAACTCAATTACACGATTCTGTGTAGTAAACGGCGTAGAATCAATTAAAGTACCCATATGAACACCTAGTTTAGTTGCCATTGACTCAACAAACTGACCTATTGTCATGCGTGAGGGAAAGGCGTGGGGATTTACGATCATATCTGGTCGAAGGCCGTTCTTTGTGAATGGCATATCTTCTTCTGGAATTCGGAAGCCAACAGTTCCTTTCTGGCCGTGTCGTGCCGAATACTTATCGCCTAGAACTGGGATTCGGTGCTCTGCAACTCGAATCTTCACTCCACGCAATCCCTCTGGAGTTATGTAGCGGTACACATCGTCAATTATTCCATGCTGACCACGTTTGGGTGTGTACGATACGTCATTGTAGCCCTTTACATGTCCCGTTACATCTGTTTTTGGCGAAACAATACTAACTAAGACCGTATCGTCGTCTATGTGAACTCCTTTGCGAATGATTCCATCATTATCAAGAAGTTCATAGTTGTTTTCCTTTTTGCGTTCAACGGATTCACGATACTTCGGATCTGTGACTAGATTCGCAAATTCGGTGTGAGTTCGCGTAGCTGGATCTATCATCTCTTCTAGAATGTCGTATGAGTGATAGTACGTTGTATGAAACATTCCTCGACGCAATGCAGAGTCGTTTAATAAAATTGAATCCTCTTGGTTGTATCCTCCGTAAATAGCCAGAGCAACTATCGCATTTTCTCCGTATGGCAAGCATCCATTACTGCCTAGAATGTGGTTATACATCCAAGGCTGAGATAACGGACGCTGTGCATAGTTCAAAAGTGTCGCGATTGTATCAAATCTTTTTGAAAATGCAGTGGAAAACCAGGAGCATGCCTGTTTCGTCTGCTGACAGCTGAAGAAGTTACGAGGCGCTTGATTAAAGTCCGGATTTGGAATTACTGACGCTGAAGCAGAGAATATTACGCTTCCGTGAATTTCTGAGGGATATTTGGTGGAAAAAGGCTCCATAGAAATGCGTAGACTTTCGGTTTCTTGCGCGTCGATGTAGTCGATGTTATCTGATATTTCATCCCAACTCTTTGCAGTCTTGATATCGTCTGGCTTAGTTCGTTCACGGTACACTGGACGAGACGGTCTGCCTGCATCAGTGAATATGATATACTCATTGTTCAATCGATTCCAGCAAAGAGATACATACTTGTGTATTTTACCTTCACGACGAGTCTTTAGCATGTACGAGTGTATGTTTTCCGAGTTTGATTCCAGAACACCAATTAAATCTGAATTTAAGTATACCTTCGTCCAGTGAGTCTTCCACGTTGAAGGATGAATTAGATGAATAGGCGTGAACTCTTTGCGAGATACTAGCAATTTTAGAATATCCTCAGAACGAGATGCAGTTGATACTGCACAAAATAGGGTCATAGATTTAATCATTCCGATGTTACCTCCATCAGGGTTGTCAGCGGGACACATAATACCCCATGTAGACGCATGAATACGGCGCGGTTCGACAACCTTAGTGCCCTTGTCCATCTGCAAATTTACTCGACGAAGATGGGCCACAGTTCCTAAGTATGCAAGACGCGACAGTTCTTGTGAAATTCCGTCCTTACCGCCCCATTTACCCTTGAATGACTTCTCAAATTCGTTTAAGAATGTTCGAGCACCCCAGTAATAAGTTATATTTTCTGGCTGAACTACGTTTGCTATCTTTTCCCCCGAATACGACTGCTGTTCAAAGTGGATTCGCGAATCAATCTTCGTCAACATTTCCTTTCCAACTTCCTTGTACACCTTACGAAACAACTGAAAACATAAGTCTCCAGATGAATCTAGACGTTTAAAGCGGAAATGGTCGCGATCACTCTTGCCAGTTTTTCCTATAACTACGTCCATAGCCATACGAAGCATGTTTCCAAGCACGTATGCTTTTCGACGATACAAGGACCCAGTTGATTCTCCTTGGCGCTTTTCACAATGTGGAAGCATGCTGGTATAAATATTCACAAACACGGCGCCATTGCTCCGTGTTCGCGTCTGTCGACGAAGAAATAGCAAATCGGCGTCCTGTGTATTGTCTTCTTCTTTCGCAAGTTCTTGCTTCATGTATGTGTCGTGGGATAGCACAAGCTCAGTGAATAGTTGATCGTACTGTGGTTTTTCACTCGGTGGCACGCCTGCCAATATTGTATCGTAAATGTCTGCATCATTGCCGAGTCCTAATGCAGCGAAAACGCTAAACAAGGGAACCGGTTGGGTGAATCCGGGTAGTGTTATGGTTGCTAAGCGTTTAGTAGATAGTGTTCCGTAATCGTTTATTTTTTTCAATTCTTTAGGGTCGAGATCCTTAGTGTTCTCGGGGGGAATGACTAGAAAATGAGAATACGGGCCAGTAGTTCCGTCTTCAGAAATGGAACGTATCCCGGCTACATATTCATATTTTTCAGATTTTGTGGCGTCTTCAATCTTTGCCGCCGCCTCTTTCTCACTTAGTCCGCGAGTTCCATCTTCGCTTGCTTGCTGAATTCGTTTAGTGGCGTACGGAATATTATCACCGAGTCTTTCCTGCGTAAGAAGAACCTTCTCGGCACCATTGACGATAAAGTATCCTCCTAGCTCAAAAGAACACTCTCCGGATTCTTTTAGTTCTTCGGGCGTCATAGAAGTCAAGGCACACAATCCACTTTTTAACATGAGTGGGATCTTGCCAAGCAGAATATTCTCAAACGATTTGGTCGTAACTTTACCAGACACGATATATTCAATGTCAATGTCTACTCGAATTTCTAGCGAGTATGTCTTATTTTCAAGACGACACGTATGTGGTAGCAATCGGGTTGCAATGTCATCACTTTCTTCGGTGGGCGGTTTGTATGAAATTTTGTCGCCGTTCTTTCCACCGATGTATACGTCAATGGTGCGATTATCATCGGCCACAAGTCTTTGAGGATTTGAGCCCTTGATAAAGTTGGGTATTTTAGTCGTCAATAAATCTGAGAACGAATCCAGATGGTGACGAACTAATGGATTTGTTGTGTCCTTGAAATATGTGGAAAAGACATGCCGAGCAATATCCATCCTTTCCTTTGTTATTAGAAGGAATTCCGAAAACGGATTCTACCCAGCCAGACCAATTGGTGTCATCACAACCAGAATGGAACTCGACCTAGCCCACATCAATCGCATGGACGATCTGACGTTTTACTTCGTCCTCTTTGTAAGTTCGCTATGCGTCACGACGATTGCATATCTCATTATGAGCGATGATTCTAATCCTCCTCCAGAGTATACTCTATACTCGAAGGTGGTTGAGTTGTCATCTAAAATCGACGAACTGAACGATTCAATGGTATATGACTCACAGGATGAGTTCGAGGAGTTAGATTCGGACGAGATTCCGGTGTTTCGATTCATGGATGGCAGTAGCTTCTACATCATCGACGATGACGACGAATTTGTGCTAGTTGGACCAAATATGTATCCTAAGCGAGTGGTTTCTATTGAGAGTATCCGCGCTCGACCGGTGACTCGTCTTCATACGGGTGGAGGAATCGTAATGTATGCACAGAGCGTAGATCGTCAGCGTATTCGAGTAACTATGACTAATTTCGACGACGAGTTCGAACGCGATATGTTCATTGAGTTTATCGAGGAAAACGGATTTAAGTTCAACAAGGAGTAGATCTCAGTCACTCAACATGGATCAATCCAAGCTCAAGCTGTTTATCGAGCAAACTTACTCGATGCCGTTCAAGCCAGAACACGTTCTGATGCAGACGCATAAAGACACCGATAATATGCAGTATTTCGTTTACAGGCCTTATCCTTCGGGATTTCTTCAGACGGAATTCTGGTACGATATTATCAATAAAAAATTCGTGCGCTTTCCGAACAACGTGGATTGGGATCCGTTGAATGATGACACATTTTCGTGAAAGAGTATAGAAATAACAATGAACACAGAAATACATAGACCAGAAATATTAAACGACGTTCTAGGACATGAGGAACCAAAAACAATACTAGAAAAATACCTAACAAAAAAACCCTTTTTCGGTGCTATCTTTTTGACTGGATCACCTGGAATCGGCAAAACAACGCTGGCTCTTTGTGCAGCCAGAACATTTGGCTTTGAACCTCTTGAAATCAATGCATCTCGTAGTATTCGTAGTTACTCGGATGTTGAAAAACTAAAAGACGCATGCGCATCTCCAATTCAAATTCACTCATTTTTGACTACTGATATGCGAACGACATGTCTACTGCTCGACGAGTTGGACGGAAGTGATCCCCATGCTCAATCTAAAATCATGGCTTGGATAAAAGACGAAAATCGTAAGATCCCAATTTTATGCACCGGGAATGATGTGCCTATTATTTTTAAACGCAACAAAGAACATATTACAATTGTACGATGCTTTCCGCCTAGACAACAGGATATTCAATCTATGTTTCCAAATACCGACATTACTTCAATTGTAAAGGAATGTCAGTTTGACGTTCGTCGTATGATTCATAGACTACAATATGGCGTGTCTGATACTCTACCAAAATACACTCTGCCTCCTACCGGATTAAGCACAGAAGAGACATTTATTCGGCACCAGAAGATGTTTGGCCTGAAGGACCCGCTTGCTCCCGAATGTCGTGACGACATACAGGACAGCGAACACTCATCGTAAACCAATTATTAATACAATCTCCATGATATGTGTGCCCGCACTGCCTAATTCGAGATCCGGTGGATGCAATTGATTCCTGGCAGATTGCGCAGTTTCCATGTGGACCCTCTAAAGACTGAAGTGCACTTGCAATCTGCTGTGTAGAAGCAGTTACAGCAACTGAATCCAAAAAACTCGAAGGAATATTAAGTACAACCTGTGACGTAGCTTGACTTAGTCGGATCTCCTGATTCAGAATCCGAAACATAACCTCAAGATACATTCGCTCGTTTAACATGAACTGACTGTATGCTGATACTCGCTCTACAGGTCGAAACTGATTAAACGTTCTTGTAAAAAAAATATTTCTCCCCTCAATCAAGCCTTCTACTGAATTAACATATTCTTCCATTACAGTAATAAATACATCTACCTTTAAAACGGATTCTATTTCTCTAACATGGTAAAAGCATACAACATGGACGAACTACTCGAACTTCTCAAGAAAATTGAGGACGATGCAGATATTTCCGGAACTGAGTTCGATGTATTGTCTGACAACCACCCGAACGTATACCACGCGAGTAGCCTAGCTGAGCTGCTACTTATTACTCCGGAAGGCAGATGTGATTGGAAAAATATCAGAGAACTAGAATCTAATGGATATGCCGTAGCTCCTCTTGAGAAGGATAGCTTTGGTTGGTTGATCGGTGGGATTGAAACCACTAAGGGAGTTATTGCATATGGTTAACCACGTTTCACAAATAAATCCATAGGCCCGCGCTTATGCTTATTCAAATAATTAGCACCCATAAACATCAACTTATCCAACTCTTTTTCCTTTAACTTCAGAATCTTTAGAGTCGCGTCTTCTTCGTCCATACCACCATCAATTAATTCTGCAAGTTCTTTGTCGTAGTCGCGTTTTTTCACATAGCCATCCAATTGCTCAAGTGCCAACGCAAACATCTGAGATAGTGGATTTTGAATCTGATTCGTAATGTAGAATTCCGTATCAGGTTTCAACCCCTTCTCCTTGACGTAGTCAATCTGCTCAATTTTATCGCCCTGTTTCTTATTGTCTTTGCGTTCTGCAACATAAATATACGCCAATCGGTCACCGACTTGAGGTGCGCTTCCTTCATCTCTTGCCTTCATCCTATCTGCCAGAACAGCATGGGCGATTTGGTCTGGATTCTTGTAATCGTCGCGCAACTGTTTCGTAACGATGTATTTTTCTAATGGCATTTCATTCTTAATAACCTTAACCAGCATGTCTTGAACAAACTGCTGAGCTTTACGAATATCGCGCTGTTCCATTAGAATATCCAGCGCGCCGCCAAATATATCCTTTACGATTGGCGCGTTGTCTCTGCGTTTCACTGCAATACCCATAGACTTGCGCTTACACTTGACTGTGTCATCCTCGTACATCATACCAACATACCGCTTGCGACAAAACAGGACGAATGGGTAGAATGTTTTTTCATATTCAATTTTATGCGCTTTACGACCAGAAGCAGTGATCATCTCTGCAGCCTTTCGGGCCATATCCATTGAGGTTTGTAGATCTTTAGTTGGGAACTTTACGAAGATAGAATCCGTATCTCCATAGATAACTTGTGCGCCAAATTGCTCTTCTACGATCTTTTTTGCGTCGTAAATCTTTTGCCTTCCGACTGCAGTTGTCGACGCAGCGACTTCCACCCTGCGAATCGGACTTGTTTTTGAGCCACACTGGCCGTATACCGAATTAGCTACAACTTTATACGCAAGCTGAAGTCCGTTTAGTACCGATTTTTGCGCGTCATCTTCGGTTGTTTCCATCTTCTTGCGTGTCTCCTTTCGCTTCTTGAGCAGGATATCCAGAGTGAGCGGAAGCAGGCCTAGTGTTTGTGAATTCTCAGACGGCTGGACGAATCCACATACTTGTCTGCCAATCGCTTCACCTTCATCATTTTTGATATCGTAACTAACTTCATCAATTTTAAATCCGTCAAACTTTTTCACGTCATCGGGATTCTTCAGTCGACCATTCATATCGTAATTCTTGACATACGCAAGAGTATCAGGCGATAAGTTGTATGCAATCATGTTAGATGGGTATAGCGAGTTGAAATCCAACACCGGAATCGGCTGGTCCAGATAAATGCCGATCTTAGGGGGCAATACAATCGCACCTTCATATCCCGTATCGCTTTCCAGTCCATCTTGCGTCATAATAATTTGATTACGCTTCGAAGCGTTGTATACGACTGCAGAGTAGATCTTGATACCTTGTCCTCGCAGGAAGATATACTGAATAGGCACACGACACACATCCGCCATGCCTCGTGCGTTGACCAGTGTATCTAGCTTTGCCATGAGCGTCAGGACCAGGTCGCAGTCTTGAATGCAATACTTTGCGATATGGGCGCGTTGTTCGGGAGTTCCGTGGTGAGAAGCAAACATTTCTTTCACGTGAACGTCGTCTTTAGCGAACGACCATTCAAGTTTCTTAATCTCGTCGGCGGTCAGATCTATACCTCCTTCAATATCAAAGTATTTTGACTCAACTTTAGTCACTTGAAATTTGTGTCCATCTTTATACGGGTTATTTGTATTTGTGACAATGTCTAAGCGAACTAGATTTCCAACAAATAGTCCCCGCGTAGACTTCGTATGAATTCGGATACCATTTTCAACCTTTAGAACTTTATCTCTCAGAAACACACTTGCGATGTTATCAAGTTTGTAGCTATCGAGGTTCTGTTCGCGACGCATACTCAGATACAAATCAATACCCAATCTTCCAGGCATATCAATGTACCGGACAGCGAACTTTCCACTTGCGAGTTCGAATGTCTTCTTCTCTGTCTTGACGCATTCCTGACGACTCCCCCACTGATTAGATTGCATCCGGCCAAATCGAAGTTCCAGACCGAGTCGTTCGCAACGCTCTGCAATGTACGAGTCATCAAATCCAAATGTGTTGTAACCAGCTAGGACGTCTGGATTTTCATTCTCAATACATTGATGAAACTTCACTAGGAGGTCCTTTTCGTTCTTACAGGATACAAATGTTACAGACGGGTCCTGTGATGGCGAACATTGACCTGATACGAATACATATCGCGCTTCTGAATGAAGTAGCATATCACTCCATCGAAAACTCACGCCGATCTGCATAATTTCGTCGTTAGGATTGGATGAGACAGGGAATTGGCCAGATTCAGAGTAAACTTCAAGGTCATAGGATCCTACGTAGAGCGGAATCACAATGTTATTAAACGGCTTAACACATTGATAATCCGTCGTAAAGCATTTATCGACGTTGAGGTCGTCGACGTCGGATTCTTCTGCTTCGAACTCTAATGGAGATGCAGGTTGGATATCTTGGTGATGAAACAGACGAAGCAATGGTGGAAGATTGGCTTCGTAGATATCTTCGTGATCGATTCCGCGTGTATTTCTTAAAGTTTTTACGATTGTTTTGAACATCCACAATGCAGGACACTCGATTTTCCATACTTTTGTCGGCTCGAGGCCTTGAAATCCGCGCATAGCATCGAGTTTGAGTTGTTGAGTGATTACCAAACCTCGTAGATTCTTGCCGGAGCCTGACGATAACATCTGTTGAATTGAAGCAGAAGTGTCTCGGGGTTTTGCCTTCAGATATAGGTATGGTTGGAATCCAGTTAGCCTCAATCTAGCGACGTCTCCTTCATTAGTTCTTCCGAACACATCGACGACGTATTTGAACTCGACATCGTGTTCTATCCAATCACAAGGCTGTAAGTATTGAGCCATATCATTGCTATATTTAGCAGATCTAACGGGTAATTCGTTTTTATCTTACACACTCAAACAATTATTAGTGTAATATGACTTTAGGATTTATAATAATTCGACATGTAAACTCTGCAAATACAAATGAATACTGGATTGAGAGTTTACGATGTGTAAAAAAATACTATCCAAATCATCCGATTATGATTATAGATGATAATAGTAATCAAGAATTTTTATCTACCGATATAGATTTAACCGATGTAACTATAGTTCAGTCAGAGTTTCATAAAAGAGGTGAATTGCTTCCGTATTATTATTTTTATAAGCTTAAGCCATTTGATAAAGCAGTTATAATTCACGATTCTGTATTTGTTCAAAAATACGTAAATTTTGACCACGTAAATGATATATCTTTCTTATGGTCTTTTTCATCACATAAATGGGTTCACTGTCCTGATTCAGAATTAAAGATTATAAGTAGTTTGAAAAATAATGATACGCTTATACGACTATATGATTGTAAAAATATATGGTTGGGATGTTTTGGGGTAATGAGCTGTATAACACACGATTTTTTGTCAATTATGGTAGAGAATTATGATATGTTTCGGCTATTAGACCACATTGATTCTCGCTTTAAACGATGTTGCCTTGAAAGAGTATTTGCAGTTATGTGTTATTCACTTGTAGATGTTAATTCTATCTTTGGTGATCTACACACGTACATCAACTTCCAACATTATGACTTTCAGCAATATAAAAATAATGAATTAAATGATTTTCCATTTGTAAAAGTATGGACTGGACGTTAAACTAAAATATAAGAAGGATTATAATAAGATGTCGTATTTTTATGCCAGTACCCGAATTGGAAATCCATCACAGACAAGCGTGCCTAGTACTCTTTCACAGACTGGATGCGGTGGGGCATCTATTTTTGACGCGACTGCAAGTTATATTGGCCTCATTCCTAAAGGTAACATGGGAAATCAGCCTGAAGACGGATGTGCAGTAGATACTCAATCCAGTTTATTGTGGGGTGATTCGGGAACTACACGCGTAAAGGGTCCTAATCAGGTGTTTCCTCGCCCCTATGCTACTACACCTTTTCTAGCGGGAGGCACTATCAGCGAGATTAATAATCAGAGCAAGGTGTTATTCGGGCATTCTACCGCGAATCGTAAGAGTATCCAGGGGGTTGCTGATACGCAGTTCCCTGTTTTCGAGCCACTTCTTCCATCGAGGGTATCTGACATTCCTGAAAACAATTATTTTGTTGAGCCATTTCTTCGTGGGGGTCTAGCTTCTCGCCTTGTTCCTCACAACCGAGTGGATTTGAAGTAGTGCTTTGACGCTTCTCAATTTCTGAATCCATCGCTTCCATCTTAGATCGCATTGAATTTAAGTGTTGTTCGTGCTCATTAATGTCTTCGCGTTTGCGTTTCTTAGGAGCTGGAGGCGGATTGTTTCCGAACATGATAAAGTCGATCGCCAGAAGAACGTCGCCATTCTTATGAAAGTAAGCCTTTTTAGCCTCATCCTCCAAACAACCAGTTATAGACATAATAAGCATGAGATCCTTCTCCATTTTTTATTGTTGATTTGAATGTAAATAACGTGAAGATGCGTTTTATTGATCGTCTTTGCCCACCTGCACTATTGTACCTAGTGTTTGTTACGTTATCAGTTGGACTTGATGTTTCATTTGGACTGCTTCTAACCGCCGCCGTCAAGGCCGCAATGGGCCTTGCAGTAGTTGTTGTGCTGGACACATTCTGCTCGGTTGATCTAGGCGTAGTATCTTGGTTTATTGTTGCGTCACCTTTTGTTGTTACTGCACTCGCTACCGCTATTTCAATGGGAATGAACCTGGATACGCGAGTAGCTGAGCATTTCAATCTGTCGCCTTCTCCAGTTGACGACAAGTCTTCTATGCCGAAGACGGTTCTTGCGGATGATTTACCTGTATCTACCACTGCTCAATAATAAATGAGGTGGCTATATTGGGCGTATGTCAATGTGTTCCGGTGCTTCCGCAGTGTTCATAGAGTGTTATGGGAAGAAGTCTCGAGACCAATTCAGATACGAACTTCAAACTGGCTACTGGTCGAGGCTCGTATGAATGACGGCACCACTGTTGATGTTACCGACCAGATACGAAATGTCTTCAGAGACGATGCTTTTTTGACTCAATCTAAACTAGAAAGTGCACTGCGAATGGAAAATGTAGAAAGTTATAACTATCTCACAACGACGTTAGAATATAATAAAATTGAAGCCGATGGAATAGTAAATGGACTTTAAGTATCTAGTGGAGAATTCTAGTGATTTTTTCAAGGATACGCATGAATACTTTGATCTGCGACGAAAATTTGCAGGTATTATGCCTTGGGTTGATATGATTGTAGGTCCTTTGGTGACAATCATATCATTTATATGGTATGGGTCGTACGACATATTTTCTCTGATGAGCTTTGCGAAAGCGGCGATGTCCTTCAAGGAATGGCTTCGCTATCGGGAACTTGCCAGTAAACTCCTTGAATGGAAGCGTATTGTCAATAATACAGGAGGGCCTCTTATTTCAACTAACGATCCTGAATATCACGTATTTGTCTATGCCGATGGGATGCAACGACTACATAATACGTATTTTAAAAAGAACTGCCGGGTTTAGCTCCATAATCATTGAAAGCGCCCTGTGATGACCCTCCGTTCACGTATGGGCCCTTCGTGTTGACGGCAACGAAGTCTGCAACTCCGCGTGAACCAGTTCCCTGATAAGATGCAGAAGTCACTCCAAATCGGCTGCCACCTTTTAGCTTACGGGTGCGACGACGGGCTCCACGACGACGAACTTGCATTGGGGCGTATGACGTTCGCGGTTCGTCAGTTGAAGGTTTCGCGTTATTTGGCTTCACCGGTGGGCCAGGAGGCTTGGGGATGTTACCACCCTTGCGTGAACGGCGACGACGGCCGCCCTTTGATACGTAATCGGGAGTCGGCATCTCAGACGCGCGCGTCCAGTTTGGCGCGCCAGTTCCAACTGCACCACTGAAAGAATAATAACCGCCCTTCATTTTGCGTGTGCGACGGCGTCCGGCCTTAGAAGTTTTGTGAACCATTTACAATTTAACATACAAAAAAGTAATTGATAGTATGTAAGCATGGAGGGAATATTTAACAGGCCAGAAGCTGTTGGGTTGCGGGTTAAAGTAACGCGACGCAATGGCGACAAAGTAACCGGTCGTATCGATAGATTTATAATGAATAATCTATTATCGGTGACGTTTGATCCTGAATTTGTGGAAGAATGGGAGGATGATCACGAGTCTTTCCATCCTCGCGATTTAAAGCTGGATTACGACCCAGAGGGTATGAAAGCAGTTATGAATGCATGGCGCGAATCAACTAAACAGACAGCTGGACCGCTTGGGCCTATGAAGCACGTCAAGTCATTCTTGACTGGACGTTCTCGAAAACGAAAGACCCGCAAGCAAAAGAAAAAAACACGGAAAACAGGAAAACGGATTTAAGGTCTTCGGGGTTCGTGGTCTTAATACAACAGAATGGCTCTCTTCACTTCTTACGACATGGACGAGCTCAAGTCTATTCAGAAGTCGGCTCGTGACGAGAACTTCCTGAATGAGTATGGCGACATGATTGATAATGAACTGGCCGACCTAGAGGATTGGATGCGAATCAACAAGACGTTTGTGTTTGACACGCTGAAGGCTCGCATCACCGATGCCAAGCTATCCCAGGTAGAAATCGCGACAATTCGGTCGTTCGATTTCTCGAGGATTGGTGGTTTCTTCGCGAGTGACGACACGGGGGCATCGTACGGTGAAAGGGCTTGTGAGTCATTCCCCGAGTCATTTGCCGATGTTGTGAGTCGGTTTCGGCTGTGGAAGTCCAAGAATTTCCTCATCAGGCTGGCTGACCGGTTGCAGTTGCCCGACAACATGAAGTTTGTCATTCGTTCGCACATCGTGGAGGACGACTTCAAGCGATTTAGAAATTATAATATCACAGAGTATACCACCGACCTGGTTCTCCTGCTTAATTTTGAATAGACCAGCTTCCGTCGTCATTTCGTGAACAACGCATTTCAAATTCATCACCGAGAGTCTTTAGATACTGGGACGTTTTAAGATCAGGAACACGCAAATACGAATCATTAATAATATAACAATCAGGGAGCGAATGCTTTTTGATTTTTACAAGTTCTCCGAGTTGCTCGCTGTAGTATCCATTCGTGCCAATTTCATCGGTGTATGATTCCTGTCCTCTAGTTTTGTGATGACTTTCCAGCTGAGATTTATGAATGAACCTAGGAAATCCCTTGATATTTCCAAAAAATTTAAGCAGATCTTTCAGCCATTCGTATCTTTGTTCGAATGTAGAACAATAAAACACGCAATTTGAGTTATAAATGAAAATATCTGAAACAATGAAATCATTTCGGATTTTTTCACAACGAAAAATCGTATCTCCACAGATACGCTCATCTACACTGCATGGAATTTGAATACACTCTCTTTGCGTCATCCACATGCAAGTTTGGTTACTCAACACGATCCACCCGCTTTGTCCCGTAGTTTGTGGAACTGAGAACAATTTACGTCCCTGGGGGGCGGGTTTCTTGAAGACCGTCCGGCAAGCCGGCGTCCAGTCGTAGCGAGCCGCTAGCTGACTTGCGAATGTCATATTCAGGTAGGTCGACTTGTTCTACCTTTTCGGGTTGTGTGAAAACTGGCGCAGGTGGTGGCAGAGACGGGGGCGCAGGCGCTAGAAACTGGGTTACCTGTGGAACGGGCGGTAGCTGAACCGGGACATCACGATAGATGACCTTGGGCTCGGGAGGGTACAGGACTCGAACAACCAGAAAAGTTAGTACCTGTAGCGTGAGCATTACGCCGATAGTCGCAATTGCAATATAGATAACATCTAGCACAATCATTTACTTGGAAAAAGGTTTCTATATTATCAATAAATACGCGATGGAGAATGCTGTTCAAGAGGTTGATCAGTCATTTGGATGCAAGTGTGGGGGGTGGCATCTGTCTGTTCAAAAGCTTCATACCCCCATACTCCCTGCTCTCCCCAAGAAAGAGGATCCTGCGAGTAAAGAAAGTAAGTCAGCAGTTCAGAGTGTTCCGGAAACGGTGTAACTCCGGTATAGGTCTCGCTTTCTAGTCGGAGCAAATCATTTCCGTTAACAAAAAATCTTTCACGTATTTTTAGTTCGGGAATATAACACCATCCATCATTCGCCCATATTCTTGTAATTAGTATTGTTTGTATTGGTTTAGATCCTGAGAATGCTTGGGTTCTCCTTACGTTCATTGTTATTTAATATGGTGCGTCGCATTAAACCCAATTTCTCTCGCAATTCTGGTGAGTTTTGAATAACCTTCACTAGAATTTGAACGTCGTATAGTGATCCGTGCAGATTCTCCATGACTGGATTAACTCCAAATACATACTTGTATAGTTCACTCAATCTTGGCGGTTTGTACCCCCGGTATGTGCTTGGTAGCTTACAAATGTCCTTCGATAGTCGCATAGAGCAGCGCTTAGGATGAGGAAACTCTTCGAATTCTTTACGTCCCAGGTCCCAATAAATAGCATTAACAAGCACATTTTCATCAAAATCTAGGTTATGTGCAACCATTAGATCGTAGTGCTCGTACATGAAGTTATCAAGCGCAAACTCCAAGTCAACGCCATCTTTCATTGCGATTTCATTAGTGATTCCATGAATAGCAATCGAGTCGTCCGGAATGACCCAGTTTTTAGGTTTTATAATATAGGAATGAGTTTCAACTATAATATCGTTGTCTAGAATCACCCACGATAAAGATACTATGTGGGGCCAGTTGTCTCGCATAAACTTGGCTGGACTTCTTGAATACTTAGGAAGTCCCGTTGTCTCCGTGTCAAATACGAGTGTTCTCATCTTGTCTTCTTACATTCTACATTATTGACTGCTTTAATCCGTTTTATCCCGTGTGCATGAGAATATACGTCACAATTCCGAATACAAACGCATGGATAAACAGTCCATAGGTTGTAGGGCATCCACCCTGCGCGATCTTAAATAAATAGGCAAATGATGGTATGACTGTTATCATCAAGCCTCCAACTAAGGAATCGACCAGGCGGTATGTTAGAGGAGAACTTATCACAAAGAAAAGAAGAGCGGCGATTATCGAAGCCTGAGCTTTTCGAGAAATAAGTGCCATTTTATATTATCCGAATGTCTTTTTTGTTTGAATAATAGCCATTATCCACTGAGGAATATTAGACGTAATTTTATGAATGGTGTGAATATCTGCAGGAATCTTGGTGTGAATATCTAGCGTATTGCTTTCGCATACGAATGTGATTGCTGATAGCAGAAACAAATTTCTTGATTTCATAATTCCATGATTCCAACGCAAACAATACATCTTATACAGCGAGTCAACGTATGGTGACAACAAACCTGATTGTGAAGATTTGCGCGTTGCATTCAAAACTGCCTCCCATACAATCCACACAGGGTGTCTCCCAAACTTGTCTTCTATAAACTGGTTTCCGCGATAAGCACACACGACCTCTTGCTTTTCCTTTTTCTTGACTGAAGCATATTTGAGAATCCATGCAGTCCAGTATAGTGCTCGCATAACATCGCGAGTTTCAGGTCGCAGGCAATATACAAGTTCGTTTACAGGTATATATAGTTCAATAGGATCTTCTCCTAACGATATTTCTCTGCCGTACGTCGATGAAGGAGCTTTTAGTGTCTCTTGTATTGTTAGTTGTTGAAAGTCGTGTTCGGGTTTAATTTTTGGAAATGAAAGTGGTTTTTGTTTCCTACACAGAGCGAGAGTTGCCCCAACTTCGCATATCAGTTCTCGAACGTCTGGATTGTTTCGGATAGATGTCATTTGAAATATTGAATATTGCTGTTCGTATGTTGAGAAGAGTTCGTACTTTTGAACTAAATACAAAAACACGTTGGGAGCGCCTCGGTGAATATGTCTAGCCGCGCTTTCAAAAAATTGGGTCCATAAAGAATGAACTAGGCCTGAGCAAAGCATTTCGAGGGACCAGTAGCAAGTATAGTCTGCATTTCCTAGTTTGATGTTTTCGTCTATCACTTTCAGAACAGCTGATCGCAAGTGTCCTGAAAATGTAAATTTTTGAAAATCAGCTACTGATCGGTCGTCATGAACGTCCATTTACTAATATCGAAACTTGCAGATGTCGGTGCTTTTAACGAGCTTGCGCTATTCCACCACTTACTTCCAGTTTCTTTCAATGACTTACTTGCTGTTTTACTAATTAAATCACCTCCTAGGATTATAGAAGTATCATCGTATCCAAAAAGACGTATGCTATATGCGTTGTATTGTAACACATAAACGACTCCAATAATCAATATAACTAACGCAATCATGTGTACGTACGGAGATGAGCTAAACACTATGTATACTACAATTGTAGCCCCAAACACCATGAATAAATCGAATACGATCTTCTGCTTAGATATTTGGAGCTGTAATTCTTGTTTAGCTTTGTCGAGTTGTTTTGTTTCATCTTTGATCTTATTTTTAATACCGCTATTCTGACCTTGTGCACTCTTGAGGTATCGTCTAGTTTCATTAACCGCCTCTGTCTGCTCCATCGTTTGAACAATCTCTTGAGTATGGAAATCGTAATTCTTGCTTAGTCCCGATATAACCTGTTCCCGTTGTTGTTCATATGGCTGAATAGCCTGAAGAGTAGCCTCGTATTGTTGACTAGGCACGATTGCCTTAACAGAATTATTGATCTGTCGGGTCGGTAGTTCTACTTCAGATGCGTAATTCATTATTCTTATTAGAACTTAAAAAAACCAAGTTTAGCACCCTTGGTATTCCAGACAGGAGTAACTGGGCCATCGGTGAAACCTCGAGTGTGCTGGCCATCAACAACTAATCCAGTATTTTTGCGCCCGTTATTACCATGAGCCGTTGCATCAGCTACAATTGCTTGGCGACGCTTCATTTCCAAAAGCATTGAGTAATCAGGTGCAGGTCCCTTCTGAACGCCATCTTTGAATGTTAGTGATACCTTTGGCATTTATTATACTCTTACAAAATGTAATGAATACAACGGAGTTTAAAACTCAACGCGGTAAGCAACTTGCCGATTTTCAGAAACAATACACGGATCTAAAGACCGAATACTCTACTGCAGTTATAAATGCAGTAAAGGAACAGGATCGATCTAAGCAGTGTATTTTGATAAAGCAAGTTCTCGATACAAACAAAAAGATTACTGCTTTACTGAATGCATTTAATTCTAATGTAGACCCTGGGACATGTAAGTCGAACCCAGAGCTTAAAACCAGACTTATGGCGGATCTAAATCAATATAAGAAAGAGCATGAGGAAATTCAGCAGGGACGAGAACAGTTGGTAGGACTACAGAGCGCTCTTGAACGGACCAAGGAAAAAACTACCGAAATAAATGAGATGTTTTCTTGGTATGCAGTTCTAGTTGGACTATCTGTTGTGATTTTGATATTTATAGTTATATTTAGAACGAGTTCAAGTATGTTCAACACACAGCCGAGCGCGCCGGTATTCGCCGGCAGTCAACGATAGTCCCTTGATTTCAATAATATCGCCAGGTCTAGCACGAACACGCTTAGCCATCGGATCCTGACAGTCTATTTTAGCTAGTTGATTTACTGTATCACGTGTAAAGCCGAATTCCTTCATAAATGCGTCTAGATCTTCTTTAACTAGAATCTTATGGTTGCATACCTTATTTCCTTGCTCATCAACATAGCTGTTATATCTATGCTCGGCAATATCAAACCCAAGGTGACGAATCTCGAAAATCTGGACTAGCTGGTTATCAGGATTTGCAATATGTTTACGAACTGCATTTAGTACAAGTTCTGATGGGACAGACGGAGTTACTATAATAATTCCTCCCTTCATATCATTGTTGTCGGCATACTCAACAATCTTTGTGAACTCTCGTTCAGTTACACGGGTCTTATCGCTAAAGACGATTAGAACAGGTCCAAATGTAAACATATGCGTTTCTTCCAGAGGCGTCTGGACTGATTCATATTCGGCTTCAATGCCAGAATCATTCAACATACGTTTGATAGTTACGAGAGCGCGAGATTCCATTCTTGTTCTTACTATTCTATTCTTAAAACGTCAATTCGTTTTTTAGGAGTGCTAATGTAAAGAATGAAGTCGCTTGTGGCAACATTATTAGTTCTAGCTGTTGCTGTATTGATGATATTCTACGTATTGTCTACTGCTTTTGCGAATAGAATATCAGACACAGAAACAGCTGGCATAGATCAAACAGCTCCTTCGTCTTCTTACGAACAGAAGACCAATCATTTTCCACAACCTTCGTACAGCCTTGGTCACATTCAAGGAGAACCAACGCCATATAAAGTAAATCAGTGGAATTCTTACCAGGTTTAAACAGTCAAAGAATTATCTATTCAAATGAGATTTCATGCTCTATCTCTTCCACACACAGTGACTACACATGAATATTCAGCATGTGCATTCACACAGAAAGTTTTAAAATTTTGCAAGATGATGACGCGTCGTGGTCACACAGTATACCACTATGGTCATAAGGATTCGAAGGTAGAATGCACTGAACACGTGCCAGTTACTTATGATGAGGATCTTGAGAAAGCATATGGATCGTATGACTGGCGTAAGGAGTTCTTTAAGCACAACACCCAGGATCATGCGCATCAGATTTTTAATCAGCGAGCGATTGTAGAAGTTGGAAAGCGAAAGCAACCACAGGACATATTGCTTCTTTTTTGGGGGTATGCACATGCTCCTATAATGCATGCACACCCAGACCTAATTCCTGTCGAGCCTGGAATCGGCTGCGCAAATAAGCCCTGTACTCCTCAGGCAATCTATGAATCATATTCAGTAATGAATTATGTTTATGGAAAACATGACATTTATCCTCATTGGTACGACGCAGTTATTCCGAACTATTTTGATCCTCTAGATTTTGAATATAATCCCATACCCCAAAATTATTTCTTGTTTGTGGGGCGTATTATTGATTCGAAGGGTATTGGTATTGCCATGGATGTGACGGCTCGGTTGGGTGTTACTCTAGTTGTTGCAGGTCAGGGGTCAGTTGCGTCAATTCGCAATCCAGTTCCTAACCACGTTGTTGAGATTGGTTATGTAGAGCCGAAGAAACGTTCAGAATTGATGAGAAATGCAAGGGCGCTGTTAGCACCTACTCATTTTAATGAGCCGTTTGGAGGAGTCAGTATTGAGGCACTATTTTGCGGAACTCCAACTATTACATCTGATTGGGGGGGATTTGCAGAGAACAATCTTCACGGTGTTACGGGGTACCGATGCCGAACAATTGAGCAGTTTGAATGGGCTACGAAGAATATTGATAACATTTCTCGGCAGGCTTGTCGCGATTGGGCGATGAATAATTTTTCGCTTGATCGCGTTGCAAGAATGTATGAAGAGTACTTCCAGACGCTAATGAAAGTGCATGATGGTAGTGGTGGATATTATGCTAAAAATGAAGAGCGAACCGATCTAGAGTGGCTGGAGCGTTACTATCCACTGGAATACTGCCCTAAAGCGCCAGCTTCTTCGCTTCCCGAGGATCTTCCGGAAGTGAGCCATTCTGTCGATGTTGCAGAATTTCGTCCCATGATGCTTGAAAATAAGGTAGATGAGTCGTCAGCCATTCAGGATCACGTTCAACCTTCAGTACCCGATGCTTCACCAGAACCCAGTAAAGCAAAGACCAAGGTTCGTCGCTCAAATGCTCCTCGCGCCAAGAAGCAATAGGAGTCTTATCGACATAATCCCTATAACGAACCTCGCCTGAATCAGAGACACCAAATACAGACTTAAATTCAGCTGTAGATTCGACCCATTCATTGTAGTTAACTTCCTTAAACTGAAACTCGATGTATTCGCATGTCGTCAACTGGGTGCACTCCATCTGGAGTTGCATCTGATGGAAGTATGTCGATGGAACAGGCGTCGTATCATCAAACTGCCTTGAAATAGGACACTTAAATTCGACCAGATTTCCAAATCTATCTCCCGGGCTGACAATAATTCCGTCCGGAGAAGCGCCTAGAAATGAATATTGCGGATGCGGTACACACGACGTATCTACAATATCAACATCGGTTAGCTGACTATAAATATCCTTTGCAATTGGCTCAAATCTCGTCCCCCATAGAAGAGCACGACCTCCAAAACCAGATGATTCCTGACGAGGCACGAGCTTTGAAACAATCAGTTCACGGCGAGATAGTACGGTTGCGTCTTTCACCGTTTTATAGATCTCAGATGCAGTTAGCATCTCACCTCGCTTTGCGTGCCAGGCAGATGTTCGCTGATCATCGTGTCCGTACGTATCCAAGAGGAATTTGATTTTGTCTTCCATTAATTTTAACACACAAGCAATATGAAAACTATGGAGCACACAATTCAATCACAAGAGCAATGGGTTTTATTTCGTCTGGAACGTTTTTATGAAAATAGTGAGATGATGGATCGGGTAAGACGTATTATCGAAGGAAAATCGGATATATCCCTGCGTCTTATCGACTGGTTTGTCACGAATTATTCGAAGAAGTATAATATTTCGTATGTTACTAAGGCCAATAAGCACGTAATTGTCTACCTTGCTTATAAGTCACACCTAAAAGCCTATAGCAAAAAGATGTTCGATCCGTTTTGTCGTTGGAAGCGTATCAAGTTTCATGGATGCGAGACGACTGTCGGACAATTGAATTTCTTTGAATGGGCAATCCAGGATCAAGTTTTAAGCTATATTGAAGAACATCATTCTGAAATTCAATCTGATATGGAGACTCGTCTGCATGAACCCAAGAATGAGTCAAATACAAAAAAGAGACACGAGCTATCCAGCTCTGCAACAAAATCATTAAAACATCATAACGTTCATGTTACGGTCAAGTTTGATTGACTTAATTCTCAATTATGATTAACAAATGCTATCTCAGTTACGAAAGGGATTAATTTATACCGACACTGATCCAGATGTTCTCGATCACGATGATGATCTGGATGCAGAAATGTATACATACGAAAAACGACAGGTCTATCGTGGCAGATACGATCCTAGATACACCAAGGAGGACTTAGACGTTCATTGGCTTTACGACGAGAACTCCAAGCGTGTTGGTCTAGTAGAATACGAATCCGCTGATTTTTCAGTGTTTTCAATTCTTTGGTACTACGACAATCCATATTCTACGCTTCTTCAGGAACCTGACTGGAAGTCTGAGGACAAGACACTCTGGTCCATGCTATCGAATGAAGCATACCAGGACTGTCTTGAATCTGATTTTAAGAATGTCGTAGAACAGTCTTTGGGCGGTCCATATCGCTTACTATTTCCGTCAACAATCGCAAGTACATACGAATACTATGAGTGTCCTAAATGCAACAAAAAAACTCTTTCAATGGAAGGCAATTGCTCCGCATTGAAAAAGGTAACACCTTCTTCTTATTCTATTTTGTTTTTAGATGATTCTTTTATTGTCTATACTCCGCCTGCTGATTCGCAGATTTGGTCTATGCTGAAGTCGAAGGAACCGCTCGGCGCTTGCGACCCGCCGGAGCCGGAGGAGGTGGAGGTGCCTCGTCCAGTGTCTCAGGAATCTCAATGTCAACGGGAGGTCCTGCAACCTCTGGAGCCTGCGACTCGGTAACAACCTCCTCCTGCTCATCGCCATCCTCAATCGTATCACTGAATACTGAGGCGGCAGTCATACGAGCCTGCTGGAATACCTGTGCATGTGACACTCGCCAAGTGACACCGAAACCACCGCCGGTCATCACATAGATCGACGCGGTCACTGCTAGATTCGCCTCAACACCCTTAGAGAATACGCTCTCGAGAGAAGCAGGCGTAACATACATCGGATTCCCGCGAGAATCGACAATATCCACGTATACACGAGGAGCCTCGCCAGGATTCGAGTAAACCGGAATCTTGAGCGTCACATTAGGAGGATACTTGCCACTTGGCACTCGCTCGCCGTGTGCACCCTCAGCTGTGTGAATACGAATCAGTGGCTTCATACTCTCGCGAATCAGCTCCTCTGAACGCTTCTTGCCGAACCACTTAACACTGTTCTCCACTGCAGCCTGAACGATCTTCTCCTGAAGATCAATTAGGAAGTTGTAGAAACGGCCAACCTCGTTTGAATCATCAGCACGCTCCTTGCCATAAGGATCAGCACTCTTTAGAGGAGCCGTCAGTGTATAGCTTGCAGGCCCATCCTTGTCCATCTTTGACACGCCAAAGGGAAAGGATAGGCGAGGAAGACGAATTCCAATATTCTGTCCGTCATACTTGATGTTGATAGATGGGATGCGATTTGCCTTTGCATTACCCTGAACAAAGCTGATGCGGTTGATGTCCAGGTTGCGCGTAGAGATAATAGCGTTGGTGCTCATCTTGACTCTGTGTTGTGATATACCTTACATATGTCCGATGGGCCTAAATCCGTTTTGCTACTAGGAAATCTGTATTTGAAAATAGGTTTAAATATCCGTCATACTAATTGATACAATGAATATCTGTACTTCATGTAAGAATGTACGTACAAATGATCGATGTAGAAGCAAATGTATTAAGGGACTAGATGTATGCGGAACACATGCAAAGTCCAAGACGCGTAGAAACTGGTATATCATCAACCGAGTAGATTCAAAACTTTCTAAGATTCAGGCTATTTGGCGAGGATATGAACTTAGAAATGTGCTGAAGCGAGCCGGACCAGGCGTATTGAAGCGGTCTCTGTGTCATAACGAAGAAGAACTGGTATCACTAGATCCGATTTCAAAACTTCATCCCCTATTATACTTTGCATTTGAAGAAGGTGGTAAAGTGTGGGCCTTTGATATCAACAGCATTTTCAATATTTTGATACACAATGTTGTCATACAAAATCCCTATACACGAGAACCATTGTCAAATGAGACTCGTAGACGTCTAAGATCATACTTTTTTTATTTAACTCGTCGCAAGAATCGTCACTCGGTTCAAATTTCTCGAAATGACGTTGTTTCATGCAAGTTGAACTTAATGACACAAGTTATTCATGATAACGGGTTTGAAGATTTTAAGCTGGAGCATATTTCATCTCTCACCGCTCATCAAGCGTTTATGATGCGATCCTTAATTGCAGATGACATGCGAGTACTTGAACTTACAAATAAATTCATCAAATTTAGAAGATATTATTTATTTCTGAAGAGCAGGCAGTTTATGCCTAACTCTCACCCTACATTGAGACTAATAACGATACTTTCTATCATTCTCGTAGATATTCAGCATTGTCCATCAGCCGAATACGAAATTTGCTTCTTGATTATGAGTGCACTTTACAGAATCTAGGCGCCGGCGATTTGTGATTTAAACAGGTCACACTATTACTAATCATAATACGCGTTAGAAATGTCCGGTTCAAAGTCCAACGTTAATTCAAACAAGATGCCCGCTGATAAGAAGACCCCCGTAAAGAAGGCCCCCGCCGCCAAGGCCGAGGTTGTTGTCCCTGTTGTTGAGACGCCCGCTCCTACTCCCGTCGCCGCCCCTGCTCCTACTCCCGTAGCGACTCCCGCCCCTGTCGCGACTACCAGCACTGATAATGTCCTAGCCGCTATTCAGGCTGAGCTGAAGTCTCTGTCCGGCGATGTGTCTACCCGTGTGCGCGCCCTTCTACTCCAGGTGACTGAGGCGACCCGCGCCCTGAAGCGCGAGGCCCGTGACTCCAAGCGCCGCCGCAAGATCGATCCCGCGGATATGACGCCCGAGCAGAAGGCCACGTGGGAGGCTCGCCGTGCAAACAACGCCTTCCTGAAGCTCCGCCCCATCTCTGATGAGCTTGCCTCCTTCATGGGTCTGCCCGCCAAGTCCCAGCGCTCGCAGACGGATGTGACGAAGTTCGTCTCTACGTATGTGAAGGAGCACGCGTGCTTTGATCCCAGCTTCAAGCGCCGCATTGTGCCTGACGCCAAGCTCGCCAAGCTCCTTCGCGCGAAGGATGGCCAGGAGGTCACTTACCTCAACCTCCAGAGCTTCCTGAAGGTGCACTTCCTCAAGCCCGAGACGGCGTAAGTTTCCTAGTTCTTAAAACTAGGTGGTGGACATGATAAATGGGCCTCGATGATACAATATTGTACTCTCTTGAATGGGTATTTTTAATAACAATAATAGAACTTCTGATACTAATAGTATTAGATGCCTCTTTAGCTCAGGGGTAGAGCAACTCCTTTGTAAGGTGTAGGTCGCTGGTTCGATTCCAGCACGAGGCAATCCCGGAGACATAGCTCAGTAGGTAGAGCGCGTGGCTGTTAAAAACGACAGTTAACCGCGAGGTCTTCGGTTCGATCCCGAATGTTTCCGCAGCACTCATAGTTCAGTGGTAGAATGCAACTCTTCCAAGGTTGTAACGCGGGTTCGATTCCCGCTGAATGCATATGTGCGAGTAAACGCTCTCAGATATGTTCCGTTTATACGGTTTTAGATTTCTTTGTCTTTCGAAACATACTTGCGAATCCAGGAACTGATGGCATCTTCTTACCAGAGGCATAATCGGGACGAACGATTCCACGACTTCCAGTTTTTACATAAGAAGGTGGCATAACCATTGCAGATGCCTTAAATGTTGCCTTTTTGAATGTTTTATTAAGTGCCCGTGTCACACTCTTTGCTTTTAGTTTTGATGGTAGTAAGTGTTCACTTTCAACCATTCCATCATCCTTAGCGGACTTGTGAGATTTAGCACCAGCTTCCACCAAAATCGGAGCTATTTCCTTATATAACTTCTTTGCTTGGGGGACAGTTGAAAACATAGCGACCGATACGTATGTAGACATTTGTATTTTAATAAGATTCTGTTTGGAGAAAACGGATTTAGATTATTCAGGCTAATGAACCTTAGCAGACCAAAATGTACAAGACCCGCATCCAGACAACCGAGAACCGCATCGGCGACTACAAGAACAAGACCTTTACTGGTCCTCCTGAGATGGTGCCGGTTCACCCGCTCGGTGATGCGGTGTACGAGGACCTGGATGAGAATACGAGTTACATCATCAAGACTGAGGACGGCACTATATACAAGTGGTTCATTGCACTCTACGTTCCCGAGAATAAGTATGAGAACAACGTTCGTAACTGTGTGTCGCGAACCAAGGGGGATTTGACGACATGGTGGGAAGAGCCGTGCGCCATCAACGAGATGGTCTATCGGAAGCCGTGGGGTATTACTGCGCAGTACAAGAGTGATGGTAGCATTATTATGCACTACAGCAAGGGTAACAATGCTGGAGAGACGCACTACTACTCTGCCAAGAACAAGCTCGTTAATGCGATCGAGGGGCTCCAGACGGTGACCCGCGGTTTCGATGAAAAAAGTGAGACAGTTTACTACCCAACGCCGAACTACAAGATGATGGACTACCAGATTCTTGTGTTCCAGAATCACGACATGTATACTTCGAAGATTGTTCCTGCGAATGAGGCGGTAGACACATATGTTAAGATGTGTTTCGACTACGTCCCACCAGAGTATGTTTCTGAAGAGTATTCAGACTTTCACGGGACTGAGAGATATGTGAAATACCACGATAGATCGGGTGGCGACAAGCCAATGATGGTTCTGATGACTGGCATCTTTACGCCAGAGATGATTACTGCTATTGAAGAAGGTTTGAAGGAGTTCTACATTCGATACTGCGAAGAGTGCCACGTCGTTATCAATGAGAAAGATATGTGTATATGCAAAACCTGTCTCAGTGCTCCCGCTTGAATTGATTAGTATCAACTGAAAAATAAAAAGAGATTACAATTTTTTCGTATCTACATAGACCAAATCTCCATGACTTAATCCTGGCGGAAACTGAATCGCATTTTTATATATTCCTTCAAATCCGCACATGTCGTATGTTTTCAGATCCGATTTAGATACTTTAACTTGCTTGTTGTAAGGATATTCCGATACAAACTCAGGTACAAATCTAATAGGTGCTTTTGTATACATATTTGTCCGATAGAATGAAATACAACCGGTATTTGCACTTACCTTATAGACCATATCACCTTTATCAAATCCCATTCTAGGAAACTCAATCTGTCTCGACAAATAGTTGCTGAGATCAAAATTGAGTTGCTTATTGGAATATATGCGCATTTATGTGTTACTGCTTAATAGAGTTTAAACAGAAAAAACTAAAAATCAGCAAAATTCTCAATATTGCATGAAGGCGCTCCTACGGGCGACAATACTGGCGCTGCCAGCGCTGTTCCGTTATCAGACACACATAATCCTCCCTGTACCTTTTTCCCAGGAGGACACGGGCCCACACATGAACCGTTTACCGATGCATTTCCGCCCGGACAGGTTCCATAAGGACACTGAGCTTCGCTAAACGAACGATCCTTAATACTGATGCACTTCGGTTCATTTTTGCGTTGTTGATCCATACAATATATAGTATCATCCTTCAAGCATCCTCCATTATAAAAAGTGCACCCTGTTGGACAAGGTGCAGGTCCGCGCGGAGCTATAGAAGCAGTTGGGTCAATACTTACACATTTATCTCCAACTGCTCTGAATCCATCTACACACGTACCACCCATCTCTGCAGCTGGGATTTCAAGATGTTCCACGAATAACATCTGAATAAAAGCTACTATCACTGCAATGGATAGTAGCAAATATATAATATATTCCATTTATGATTTATATTTATAATATATCTGCCTCCCATGTAGTCTAACGGCAAGGATACCTGGCTTTCACCCAGGGGGACGGGGTTCGATTCCCCGCATGGGAAAAATATGAGCTGTCAAACGGCACTTCATATTTTCTGCATTATGCCATTTTGGTAGTAAGTATATGTTGGTATTAGAAATGTACCCTTTTCATTCTTCTTGAATATTTGAATAGTAATTTGGGGGTATTTTTTGCTATATTCAATAGCATGATGTTGGTTGTCAAACATCTTCATATCTTCCCATTCATAACCATTGCCAACAACCAGATATAGCGTATCCATTCTGTTATACATTGAAAAAGTTATCTCTTTTTTATTTTCGTTTTATGTTTTGTTTATTTTTAGAAGTTCGGGCGGCTAATGGCGGACTTGAACGGATTCGTGATCCGCTCAGTTAGAACACCATTTCTTGTATTCAATTCATTAATTTCAGCGGTTAGTGCCTCGATCTCATTACGGAGCTCCTGATTTTGCTTCTTCAGCAGTTCAATGTCCTCCTTGACTGACGGCTGGAACATCGCGGGATCTGACACCGGCTTGGGCTTCATCTTGGAGAAGTCAATCTTCACCGGAGGCGACGCGTTCTTGCAGGTCGGGCAGTAGTAGTGGCTTCGGCTGACATAAGAGCCTTGAGACAGATACGATTTGTTATGCGCCACATACTTCTCCTGTACGGGACGGATGTCGTTGCACGCACAGCAATAGGTCATACTGCTACTGCACGTGTGTCCACACTCGTGAACGCACGCCTTGTAGATATAGGTGTTCTTGCCTGAGCGAGTGACGACCATTTTAGGAATACGCTCTATATCTTGGACTTCTTAAATCCGTTTTCATGGAAAAAGTTGGGCTTGAAGTTTTTTTAGTTTTTAGTAGAAGATTAGTTCCTTGATGAACGTTGACATCTTTTCGAGTTCGTTGTGTGCCACCATCACACCGCCCTGTTCGTCTTTATAAGTGAACTCAGTTTCCATCTTTGCCGGACGCTCATCATCATGCTCAAAGAACCCATCGATCTTCGCGCGCAGATTCTCCTGGTCCACGTATAGTTTCACCACGCTTATTGCAGTCTCAAAGGACTTGTGCCCGCATTCCCAAATACGACCGGTGCTGTCGTAAATAACGAAGAGCTTCATATTGTCGGTATGCCGTCTCTATCATGAGACTATCAAATCCGTTTTTGTTAAATATTTAGTTCCTTAAAGAATATACAAAACGCATAATCCAAGTCGTGCGCGAATAACACACAGCCCTCTGCATATTTGTATGTAAACTCGGTCGGCATCTTCATGGGAGGCAGGTCCTCTCTCTTAATATAGAGCGACACAGCGTCAAATGCAGACTGGAAAGATGTATATGCGTCATCCCAGACGTAACCGGTGCTGTCGTAAACAACGAAGATCTTCATCTTAAGCTTACAATCTAAATCATAGAAATACTGAATCCGTTTTTTGCTACTCATCATCTCCACAGCAAGTTGGGTCTGCCTTACATCCGCAATCATTAACCCTGCAGGCGTAAGAGCAGTAGTCTACCCCAGATTCTATAGGTCTATCACAATACCAGCACATCTTTCGGACAAATGCAGTCCAGCATTCACTATGCTCCTTAAAACAATCGTCACAGACATCGAACTGCGTAATACATTTCTCCTCTACGTATACAGTCCACGCCACAATATTCTTATCACAGGAATCGCAATTCATCTTGGGGATAGTATTGAATATTTGGTACTAGTTAAATCCGTTTTATTGAAAAAGTTGGTCTTGAAGTTTTTTGTTTTTGTATTTTAGCACGTGTTGGCGATGTACTCCTTGAACTTCCGCACGTAGCTGCAGGAGTTTGCATACACCAGCAGCTGCCTGTCGGTCAGGTTGTCCTTGTTTTCGAAGATACCTTCCATACTCGCCCACTCGTCCATAGTCCGCAGGATGTAGTGCAGGAACTTGAACACCATCTCGGGGGTCTCGTGCTCGAGAATAGCATCGACAATTCGGAAGTACGCATCCGGCTTGCCTGTGTTCCTCTTCAGAAAGTCGTAGTACATCTCCAGCTTATCGGCGTGCTCGCAGCCTTCGTCTGGCACGAACTGGGAGTCCTGCTGCAGGATATCGCCGACAACGAAGAAGAGCTTGTAAATGCTGAACGGGAGGGACATCTTGTCTGTGTGTCGGGTCGTGCGGTTTGTCACCCAGCGCCGGCAGAATCCGTTTTTTGGGGCGGGACGGGGGGGTTAGCGTAACTCTGCCTGTCTTTGAAAGCATTTGGTGTCCACTGCATAAGGGTTGAAGAATTATGCAACGTTGAAATAGATCATCTTGTATATTGGGGGTACAGATTGTCTGCTTGATAATATTGATTCCGTTTTATTGAAAAAGTTGGTCTTGAAGTTTTTTGTGTTTTTATAGTCTGATTTTGCTCATTAATGCGGCAGCAATCTCCTCGGCTGGCATAAGAAACTCGAACATGAAGTTGATACGCTCGAGAAGTTGAATGTATGTTGATTTGTCGAGGGTCCTATTTTCTTTAAGATAGAGATGTAAGTATCGAGACATCTGCTCCGTCTCGTTGGCCTTTCGGCGAAACTTGGAATGCTCTACGTCGGTATTAGCATAGTTGAAGTCCTTGCAATAATACCGAATTAGCTTGAAATAGTCTATATCGGCATCATTTATATCGCGACCACCCTTTAGTTCGTGGATCGACCGAACCAGAAACTTGTAGTTGGAGAACTTTTGCTCTTCAGTGTATTCCTTCATTCTTGTGACTGCTATTCGTTTATTGGGAAGTTTAAATCCGTTTTACATGTTCAGCGATGACATCAGCTCACTGAGTTCGTCCTCCTTGAAGCTATACTCGATCATGAAGTAGATGACACGCAATAGCTCACGGTAAATTGCAGGATCGAAATCTTGCTCGAGGAGTTGCATGTAGGTTTCTCCTTGGACCGCTGCAGCTCGAAAGCTCCGGTCCGTAATTTCCGTGCTTACAACCCGAAGATCGTAGAAAGTATTCCGCATGTACCGGAACATGTACTTATACTCCTCCAGCAGATCCTCGGTCAAAGGGCACCTTTCAAGCATATCAAGGTGCCTTACAATCGAGATGAAGTTGTGATACTTGTCTTCGTCGTTCATTTTGTGACTGAGATCTATTAATTTGGACTATTTAAATCCGTTTTATACGCGGGACTTCACCATCCATACCAGCACCGCTGCAAGCAACTGGGCTACAACATGCATGACTGCACGACTATAGCCAATCTTATTGCTCAAGTACGCCCACAGCGTTACCGCGGGATTCATGTGCCCTCCTGAAATTGGACCAGTTATGTAGACTGCAATCAAAAATGTAATTACAATCACGATAGTCTGACCGGAAAAGGCAATGGCGCTCAACAGCAGTGCAGTGCCAAAGAATTCGCTGAAAGCATGAGCAAGCATTTGTATTATAATATTAATGAAATATTTAGTTGTCAAGGGATGGCTTGGGTTTGGAGACCGACTGGAATCTTTAAAAATGGCGGTTAAATACGCGTTAACTTACAATCTTCAAATTTACGTTGACTGGCGTGACTCCATGTGGTCGCATGGATCCGAAGATTTTTACACGTATTTCAAACTTGTAAATATGCCGGTATTGAACTCGTTAGACGATATTCCCCAAGACGCAACATATTATCCGCCTTACTGGAAAGGTAATCTAGATAAACACCTTACTGCAGAATTTTTGAAGGAACATACCAATGATAACTTGAAATTAAATATCATTAGTGAACCATTTGATGCAGATGTAGTAGTATATGTATGTAATGGTAGTCGTGCGCTATATACAGAATGTAGCTTTTTTGGAGATGTTTTTCGAGTGATAGACCCCAGAATTTTGACAAAGGTGAAGCAACATTACAATTCATATCCAGTTTCTAATTCATGGGGAATTCATATTCGCGGAACAGACCGCTTGCATGATCGTAAACGCCTGATGAGTATTCAATCTATTGTCTCGAATGTTACCGCTAATGGTGGACTAAATAAAGCGCACATGGTTGTTGTATCTGACGATAACGAACACACGCAAATATGGAAAAATTACTATCCCAATTCATACGTAGTAAGCAACTTTCATAAAGATTCCCGAAAGGGTAATCATAATATGTCTAAAGATGAATTAACTATTTCAAAAGACCAGTTAAATGTGGAAATGTTAATAGATTTCTTTGTTTTATCTAAATGCGAACGTATATTCACGACTATTAAAGATAGTCGTTACGCGAAAGAATCTGCTCGTTTACATCCAGTAGTCGATAAGATATTAAGCTAGAACTATGATTCGCATGCAGAGTGGTTCTTTAAAGGGAAACATTAAGTTTGATAAAGCAAGACTGATGATTGCGTTGAATCCACTTAGAAGCAAAGGTGTTGAAATTAAGCGAAAACTTGACCTATTCAAAGATCCTGATGTTGATTCTTTCTCAATTGAGTCATTTGCGCATCGGCCACACACTATAAAAGTGGAAAAGGTAGAAAATGGCTATACTTTGTCACTAACAAAGACGATTCAAGTCCCTTTGAAGCCTCACGAGTATGCTAAACTTGAAGAATTTTTAACAAAGATGGCTGATGAATGCGTCCTAGATGCGCCTACGCTTGTTTCGTCAGATTCTTCTTCTCAATTGCTTAACAATGGCAACGAGACTCCAAGAAGCACTTAATATCATGAAGAAGTTATACAATGAACTTCATGTTCCTCGGACCGATCCTGGAGCAAAGGAACTGAGCAGACGTTTGAGCGATTACGTAAAAACAGGTAAGCCTTGGACCGGTTATATTGCAATTCTCTCCCTAAAACGCCACCTTCATGTTATTTTACCAACCAATCCTGCAATGGAAATTCGAGTTGTTTTGAAGACAAACGATTTAAACGCAGATTGAGTTGTATAAGTGTTCTAGTAGCTCAGTTGGTTTAGAGCACAGGTCTTATATGCCTGCGGTCGGCGGTTCGATCCCGTCCTGGAACATCTTAAAAACGAAATTCTAATATATATTCTTATAAGGTCATACACGATAATGTTGACCCTACAAGGATACAGAATTCCTAAAAAGGCTCTTGAAAAGGAGCATCACATCAAGGGTCTTCTAACGGTAAAGCCGTACATTCCTTCGGTGTTTGTAAAACCTCAGTATGTTCAACGCTTTGAGATTTATCGGGAATGTGCTGACTTCCTCTATGTCCCGAAGCATTTCGGCATTGAACGATTTGGAGCGATCAAGGAAACGCAACGAGATGTCCCGCAAACCGACGCAAAATATTGGGAATTTTCAGGATCGATACGCCCAGCCCAACAGCCAGTCGTGGATTCGTTTCTAAAACCTGAACCTCATGATGGTATTATTTCGCTGCAAACCGGAGGAGGTAAGACTGTTTGCGGACTATACATCGCATCTCAACTGAAACTGCCAACATTAGTGCTTGTTCATTCGGGGTTTCTTAAAGATCAATGGGTTGAACGTATTTCTGCGTTTCTTCCTAAAGCAAGGATCGGAACGATTCAAGGTGACGTATTTGATGTTGAAAACAAGGATATTGTCGTGGGGATGCTACAATCCATTGCACTAAAAGAGCACCCTCCGAACCATTTCAAGCGGTTTGGTCTAATTATTGTAGACGAATGTCACCATATTGCCAGCGAAGGATTCAGCCAGGCGGTTCCGAAACTAACATCAAAATATATGCTTGGATTGTCGGCAACTCCCGAACGAAAGGATAAATTGATGCACGTGATTCACTGGTTTCTAGGGCCGTTATTATATGTTTCAAACACAGCGGATAAGATTGACGAGTTGGTTAATGTGGAAGTGTACGAATTTGAGGGTGATGAAAAGCATAATGAGATTATCTACAACAATGCAGGTGTTATGTTCTCGTCGCTGATGGTGAATAAGCTGGCAGAGAATCAAGAACGCAATAAACTTCTGGTGTCTATCCTAGAAGATGTGTTTGATGACGAAGATAGACAGATTCTGGTGCTGTCTGATCGAGTGGAGCATGTTAAAGCCATCTACGAACTATTGCCCGAGCGATTACGAGAGAAAGCTGGAATCTTAGCGCGAGGAATGAAACCGGCTGTACGTGATGAGTTCTGTAAGTCAAAGCGAATCCTGATTGCAACGTATCAGTTGTGTAAGGAAGGATTTGACGTAGCAAGCCTTAATACGCTACTACTTGCTACTTCTCGTCCCGACGTGGACCAGATTGTTGGAAGAATTTTGCGAGTGGAAAAATCAAAAAGAAGCGTACATCCGCTAATTCTTGATGTTGTTGATGTTCCATTTCGTCGTCAGTTCCAAGAACGCCTGAGTTTGTACAATAAACGCAATTACAAAGTTCAAAAGATGAAGCTCGGATAAAAACGAATTATCACTATGTAGTACTTGTATATAGAATACAATATGCCCGATTATATCTGCCAAATTTGCGAGAAAGTTTTCAAGAAAAAGGCTGGTCTTGATAAACACAATAAACGAAAGAATCCATGTAAGAAAAATGATACAGAATCGTTACCAGAAGAAGATACTATTGTAGAAACTGTCAGTAAATTTAATAGTATTGATTTATTTGAAAAGTATATCAACGAACTTAATGAAAATCTAACAGAATCTGAGCTTACAGAGTTTCGACAGCTATACGCAGTGAGTGATAATCACAATGTTGATAATTATATTCAAGCGTATTGCTCAATTATGAAAAAACGGCATCAAAAGAACGAGGATACTGCTTTGTATGACAGCATTATCAAGGATGATTCAGTTAAAGTAGTTTGGGGGGACTGTTATGAGTCTCTTAAAAAACTTCCAAGTGAAAGCATCGGATTGATGGTTACATCTCCACCGTATTACAATGCTCGAGAGTACTCAACATGGAAAGATCTCAAATCATATCTAGATGATATGACCAACATCATTAAAGAATGTTATCGTGTGTTGGATAACCACCGAGTATTTGTTTGGAATGTCAGTGATGTAGTTGGCAACGATAATATGGAGGATATTAAGGCATGGGGGAATAGAAAGATTCCACTTCCCGCATATTTTATCAATATATTTGAAGAGTGCGGGTTCACATTCATCGATGATATCATTTGGGACAAGGGTCAGGTTCAAAGCTCTAGACATAAGAATAAGCCATATCCATTCTTCCAGTATCCCATGAATTGCTATGAGCATATCCTTATATTTCACAAGCATCGTCTCGAGAAGGATGTAAAGTACCCCTGCAGTGATTGTGCCTCGCTGAATATCAAGAGTAATAGTTATACTAGCAAAGGAATTCGATCATGGGAGTGTCGCAATCAGGAGTGTGATAGAAGTGAGAACAATAGAGGAAAGCGATTCTCTCTGAAAACAATTATGACTCAGAATGTCAGAGATCAGGCAGACAATAAGATTCCATATGAATTCTCTAAACAATGGAGACGAGACATCCGCCAACTCAGCCCGGTTATCAAGATTAACAATAAAAAAGAAAACAAACTTGGGCATACGGCTCCGTTTCCATCCGATATTCCTGAAATGGCGGTAAGATTCTTCAGTTACAAAGGAGACACAGTGTTAGATATGTTTGGTGGGAGTTTTACAACTGCGATTACAGCTAAAAAACTGGGAAGAATCGGAATCGGAATGGAACTACGCAAAGATCTATTTGAACAATGTATTAAGACTAATTTAGCTGCTCACGGATGCGAGTTTACTGAAATAATTGCACCCTAGATGTGATATAATCTCTAAACTGCTGAATTGTCATAGTCCCCTGCATGCGATTATTTAGTGCGATGCCCCATGCCAAATTATAGGGGCGAAAGCATGTCTCAATTTTTCCGTTTACAATTTCAATATCAGTATATTCTTTTGCGGATAGATGGCATAGTTCAATCCGAAAATCGCCACTGTTTGTAAGAAACTGTTCAGATGTAATTTTATTCCGAAGCAAGCAACAGTGTAATTTACCTTCGCTATCTAGAGGATTTCCAATTCCATATTTTTCGATGTCAAATCCAGCTGTATTCTCATCGTAAAACTGCTTTACTGTTTGAAAATCATCAGGATTTTTTAGTAAAAGTTCAGGATTAGTTGATTTTAACATCATAGACACGAGCTGACATTCTATAATATCAACCGTCTCTTGCGTTGCAAAATCATAAATATCATTTCCAAGTTCAATATCACCTTCGCAAATTGTTTTACCACCTCCTTTAATGTGAATACAATAATGCCCAGACCAGAATGTATTTGAGGAAGTGTCGTCTCGGCTTGCATGTGGTGATCCCGTAATACGAGTTAACGGCTTCAATCCATTTATTTGCTTTACCTTTTTAACGAGATGGGAAACATCCACAGAAGAAGACTCTTTACTTTCGATCCAAATTATCGAAGTTAGGAGACTATTCCCGCCGAGTCGCAGCATTAGTTCACTAGAGATTGCTTCGGAATTTTCGGTGAATGCATCCTCGTTTCTAAAGACGATTACAATCCCATTTGGAAATAGTTTTTCAATTCTTGTAATAGCCTCCTTAACATCTATGTAACCAAAATATTTATAGTAGAATCTCTTAAATGGGGTCCATTCCAACATTACTCGCGAAAATCTACGGCATCCTCCCAAGCTCAAAGTAGTACGAGAACGTTCTGCCTTATCAAGCGCTTGATACAGCTTTGTCGACACTTCCTCTTTAAAGTACTTTCGCATAGATCGTACGATAGACATTTTGTAATGCACTCCAAAACATTACAATCTTTAATCCGTTTTTCATCTACATATGATACAGCACAGATGGGCGAACATGTAGCAGGGACCGCAGAAGTATGATAGGCAACATGCCCCGGGAACTTCTAGCCAACGATGTCTTTTGCTTTTTTGCTGAACAACGTGTTCCACTACAATAACTTGCGGAGGCGGTACATACACCGGAACTCGTTTAACATTCTCAAACGGGTTCACTTCAGTCGGGTTTTCAAAGGGAGATGCCATCTTTCATTGAAAAAGGTGGGCTTGAAGTTTTTGTTTCCGTTTTTAATAGTTGATGCGGGTGCGCGTGATCTCGAACGGCGGAACATCTCCATCCTCGTCTGCATTGATATCGATAGAGGTGCGCGTGACCCGCAACTCACCGCCCAGCATAATGTCGACGTCAGGAGCAGACGGGATATTGTAGGTGTCGCTGATGAACAGCATGTCGTTGGACAGAATGAGCATCTCGATGAAGTGGATGATCTCCTCGGTGCTGGCGAACTTCTTGTGCGCGAACTCTGGCTTCACGCCATTGGCCTCGCGACCAAAGTCGGTGGCGTAGCGGAGGCTGTAGGAGTAACGGGGCATACCCAGTGCATCATTCTCTAGCTCGCGGATCTTGGTCTCGAAGAACTTGATCGTCTCCTCCTTCGCCTCGTCGCATGAAGACGTAGTCCTCTCTGCATGCTCCTTCATCATATTCAGGTAGGCCAGCTTGGGCCCAGCATCTGCCATGGTCTTCTGGCGCGCCTCCTCGGTCTTTGCAGCGGTGCGGATAGACATATTGAACTCGTGCCTTACCCTGCCTGGACTTGTTAAATCCGTTTTCCCGGGGCCCGACCCGTAACGAAAAAAGGCTCTTTTCTTTTCTTTTAATGTTTTGTCTTTGTTTTGATTTTCAATTAGGAATCTCCGCGATCTTGTCGCGAATCGCCCAAAGCTTGTCGTCGAGATTATAAATTCCGTGAACCAGCTCGTGTGCTAGAGAGCAGTTGTCAGTGTCTCCGCCATCCTTCTTCAGCTCCTCAAAGTAGCTCTTCATTGCATTGCTGATCTCCTTGAACCCAGCCTTAATGTTGCGAAACACTTTCCAGAACTCAGCGTCGTTCTGGACCTCATCCAGCTCCTTCAGCATCTCGTAGGTCCCCAGCACGCCCGAGATGAACTTGGCCTCGTAATTAGCGATAGCGATAGACATTTTAGTAACTGACATCAATAGTCCTGGAACTCTCAAATCCGTTTTCCCGAGTTCCATGAAAACGGAAACTTTTTACACATAAATACTGGGATAATATAAAATGAAGTTCCTTCACGCCATCGCGCTTATGTCGACTGCAATGGTGACCGGTGTTAACAATACCTTTGCCGTAAATCCCCATCCTCACCAGCTATCATACAGCCCAAGCTCGTCAATGACATGCACGTCGAGCCAGTCGCAGACTTCATCGCCTAGCCCGTCGATGACCAACACCCCAACCATGCCTCCTCGTTCACGCTCGCGCTCGCCGACGCGCAGTCCGAGCCGTAGCCGGTCACGCAGTCCAAGCCGTAGCCGGTCCCGATCGCCGAGCCGTAGCCGTTCCCGATCGAAGAGCCGGTCTCGTTCCTTAACACGTTCTCGCAGTAACAAGCTCAGAAAGCAAATATAAAATAAATAATAATGGACATCGAAGAGGATGAACAACCAAATAATGACCTGCCGACAGAACTCAAACCATTGACTGCAATGATATCCAAAATGTTTTCGCAGGAGTTTGTGGACTTTATAAAGGAAAAATATGGAAGTGTTCGAGATTTCTATGAAACTAGCAGTGCTACTACACAATGTAACAGAACAGTTGGACCTATAGTTCGCAATGTAACAGATTGTTGGATTTGCGGATTCGTCATTCCTAATATCAGTAGTCCAGAGCAGGCATTTTACCCTGAATGTGAGCACATATTCCCTATCGCTCAGGCATTATTTTTCATTGGTCTATATAACAACGAGGCCAAAGACAATCCTGTACATCTAAAAAAACTAGAGCTTGAATACGGATGGGCACATCGTGTATGTAATCAAATCAAAAGCGATACTCATTTCATAATAAACAACACTGAAAACTCAGATGGGCGTTGGAGAATAGATCATAACAAGATTAAGGAGTTTTTGAATGATATTCTGCTGCGTGGAAATAAGTATGGGGGTGGTGACGTGTTGTTGAAAGAGCAAATGATGATAAAAGGTATTTCTCGTCAGACGTGGATTGAGAATCGGTCTAAAATAATTAATACAAAATGTCAAGCAATAATCGATACGATTCCACCGAGATATGAAAATTTATGGATGCTTACGACTGTCTCAGATCTAGCACTGCTATACCAGAACTCTGGGTTTGTACCCGAAATAATTTCACCTTATGATACTATTGCACAATCGAGAGAGTTAATAAATTATAGTCCACAAGAAGTCATTAGTTTGTATACCGCCTTGGCAAAATTCGTAATGAAGAATGTACAGGAATATATGATGAAGTATATTGCAGAACGAATTGGTGGTCGTTCTACTCCACTAGAAGAAAGGGTTCGTCGATCGATCAAGGCTAATGAAATATTGAAGAATGCTCAGTTGATATCTATATTACGTCAAAAACATCTTGCAGATATATATTACAATATTCCAAACGACGCAAGCAAGCTGCCCCGATTTACAGATGCAATTCAATATTTGATATTATCTGTCGTTTTGGAACGAATACAACGTATTTTTATAGATCAAAGTGATCGTAATAGTGTGCCATTAATCGATCTTGGTTTCAGCTTTAATAGAAATATCAGACAACTTAGAGAAATTTACAAGAATATGGGTATGCAGGCTCAACTTGATTTTTTAGACAGAATATTATCAACTACTCTCAGAGGAGCATCTCGTAAGAGGAGATAATACGAGGAGCGCTATGGATGTTCTGGGCCATCTCAAACATTCAGCTCATAAACTTCTCCATTAGAAAACTTACGACCAAAAATACTCTCCAACCAATCATTATGAGTCACAACAGCAATACTATCCAAATGCCCCGACTCTTTTTTGATTGTTTCTAGGCACATTTCAGCACGCAGTTTGACATGTTCCATATCTTCTTCTGTTTGAGACGGCACGTAACTATAGTCCAGGTGATAAATATTTAGTCTGTCTGGACTCTGGGCAAAAGACTCGTAGAAATCTCGCCAGTTGCAAGGAAATGGTCCCTGCGTTTCGAGTAGCCCATCGTGAAGATACAAAAGTTCATCGTTTCCAAATATGATTCGGGCAGTTTGAATACACCGCTTCAAAGGGGAGCAATAAACACGCTGGGGTTTTTCTGGTAACTTTACTGCTTCAATCTGCCTAATACCTTTTGTAGTGAGAGCAGAGTGTTTGTATGCATGAGAAGAGTACACATCCTTGCTTTGTTGCTCGTCAAACGCTGCATTGTGATCTGCATGGCCGTGGCGAATGAAATAGATCTTCATTTATTAATATGCGGCAACATATATGTAATTAGCTTGTTCTCAATTTCAGACCAGATTGAGTCAGACCATTCGATCTTTGTGACACGATTGGTCCCATCAGGAAAACACTCGTTAAGCATACCAACTTTTCGGTTCGTTAGTTTCATATAACAACGAAGCTGAATGATATCATATTCGGGCGGAGACTTCCAAAATCTGCGGCGTGTCTTTGTTTCAACTACTGCATCTTCTCCCTGTAGCCCATCAGTTCTGCCTGCAATGACAATATTGCTTGAAGGGACACAATAAACATAGCACTGCACATTTCGACTGTGGATTAGGACTCCGGATGAAACTTCAAGCTTATTTGTCGATTCTTCTTCGATTCGAGTACCGCGCTCTTTTACAGCAAGACTCAAGGCGTGTAACACTACCGGAGAGGTGTCGGTTTCGCCTTTTGCTCGTGTAATCTCCTTGACCTTTTCTTCGTATACCTTGATGTTTGCTTCTAGTTCGCGCTGATTTTTACTTTGACACACCAAGTCAGTCTCTGCTTTACAGACCGATTGGATTTGTTCGATAAGCTCTGTTGCTTCTACATCTTCCTCCAGTAGTCCATTATCCATCAATACGTCATTTAAAGCATCCTGCTGGGTTTTGAACGGATTCTTACCAATCAATGACGCGACGTTTGATGCATTTACTTTGATACGCATTGTATAACTACAGAGTCAAGTGTGAAAAGGACGATTTAAACTAAACTCTTTCAAAAATATAATGCAGCAGTTCCCCGAACCCTACTTGAATTCCTTTTTGATTAACAAAGGAATACGACAGGCTTATTTGTTCCAAACTATAGATTATGCCGAATATACTCCGTCTGCTCCCAAATCGGCCAAGATACTTGGTATGATTAAAAAGGAGTTCCCAAAGTTGGTTCATACTCCGATGCAGCAGGGAGTATTAATCGCAAAACGCCCAATCAAAGTTGAAGAATACTCAACCGATTCAGGTCTTGCTAAGCTACTAGGATTTCCGTGTGTTCTGTCAGCCGAGAATGCTTACTCATATTCAATTCGGGCTGCCGTTGGCACGAGTGAAGTAGAATTGATAGCCTACGCATGCGATAAGCGCTATCCCGATTCCCTTGTAAACAAAATAAAATCCGCATTAGCCGAACTGGGTATAGCAGATGTGTATCTCATTGAACGCAGAATCGTGCAGTCTTCCGAAATTGTAAATAAGCTTCACAAGGGCACTCCGCTGGACCACGAGGAAACAGTTAAACTGATGAACTGCCTTTATAACTTGGGATTCGACTCCGAAAAGTTCCAAGCAGTATACGAACAGGGTAACGCGGTTCATAATGGGATAATGATTGGCTTACTTCGGCTGTATGAGAACAACCCTCTAGCTGCTTTTTATCCGCTACAGCAGTTCCCAGCGCAAATGGCAGCTTCCGATGCCACCAACGATAAACTTGAAAAATCAGTACTACAAAGTTTAGAACAAACTAAGACGCGAAAGGGCGCTTACCGGAAACGAACACGTCGAACAACATCCATTGTCAAACCCGAAGTACGCTGATACGACCTTTTTACAGCTCCAGCAAAGACGATAGGATTTTGTTTGCTGGCACCGGACATACTCAGCCAAATACCTTGCCTCGCTTCGTGTCTTTCTTGCGTGACAAGTAGGACATAAGGCTTGCAAATTAGATAATTTATGCTCCTGACAGATACGATATGGAACAATATGGTCAATATCGTATACATCTAGTACATCACTGCAGATATTACATAAACGTTTCTGTCTGCGCAAAACAGCATGTTTATAGTGCATTGGAATTGTAGCACGCATCTTCACATAGAATACGTGTTTATTATTAAAATGATTACTGGATTTAATATTCGGAATGGTGATCTAACGTGGTGGGAGAAGATAAAAAATCTTCATGCATATACCTGGATATTCGGGAAGGAACATGGCGCGTGTTGTATGGGAGGTAATTATTGCTTGACGTTCACTTACGATAAAGTTCTCAAGGTATAATAAGAAATGGGTAAGACCCGGAAACTATACCCCTTACGATACTTTTCGGGGCTTACGAAAATACAAAAGACAATGCGAAATAAGGAAATCAAAAAGTTTGGATCTATGCATTGGAAGGACCCAAGAGCTTACGTTGGATTTAAGACTGACAAATACGGAAAACGCAAGACGTCGAATCATACGCAAAAATTTCGTAAAATGTTCCCAGATGCCAAGTCTTTGAAAGAGAAGGCGTCTGCAACCGGAGTTCCAGAACGTTACTTGCGTCAGTCATATAATCGCGGACTTGCTGCATGGAGGACAGGACACAGACCCGGAGCTACAGAACAGCAATGGGGCTATGCACGAGTTCATAGTCTACTAACTTGCGGAAAGACACACTACACTACAGATTCAGACATAGTCAAACGCGCTAAATCGAAATCGATGAAGGCGAAAAAATGGTTCTCTAGATGTTAAAAAGTCTGCAAAAAAATCTCCAAATCGATAATTTTTTTGGTGGGGGGCGTTCTTCGTCTTCAAATTTTAGGCAATCCATATACTTATCCTACAGAATCAATATCTAACTTACAATCATTGCACACTGGGTTGCCATTTCCAGTGAACGATGGCATCTGTTGGTTGCATCCGATACAAAACTCTTCAAGAGTGAATCCGATTTTCTTCATTGCGATACGCAGTTGGTCGCGAGAGATACCATAACGTTCTTCTAGTCTATAAGCGAACGTCTGAATAACACTATGCTTCTCTATATCGTCGAGCATCGTACACGAGTCAGCCACCGCAAGCAACAGAGAGTCGATATTGTGAACGAGGAATCCTACCATCTTTGAATGGTCCTCATTCTAGTTCATTTTTTAAATCCGTTTTCTATCCTAAGATCTCCTGGACAATTGTAGCTATAAGGTTTGGAATCTTTCCAACTCCACGATTGTATCCTTCTTTGCTACACCCGACTCCAAAATCAGTGGTTCCGTCTGGACATTTTTGCCAGTATGTTGCACCCAATAGATACCATCCTTTTTCAGGCGGGTCGTAACACAAGGCGCCAGATTGAACTTTATTTTTTGGACACTTCAGTGGAGACCCTGCACCTCGTCCATAAGGAGAAGGAGCGCCGGTCATTCGGCAATTGTAGGGCATACCTGGAACATGCTCCCATCCTTCAGGGCACTTCTTATAACATAGTGCATCAATTTGGTCTGGATGGCTTTTATCTTTACAGCTCAAATTCCCCATTATTTCATGGTTATATTATTATTCGGTGCTTATTATTGTGGCGGTTTTCCAGTAAGCATATTGACACCTGGACCAATCGATCTAAAATCGTATGCGCAGTTTTCTAAAGCGGCAGGATTTCCCCGCAAACCTTTTTGACATTCTGTATAACACATTCCATTGGCTTCTCTGTTCATACCTTCAGGACATACTAATGGAGACCCAGCGCCTCTGCTATAAGGCGTGGGAGTTCCTATCTGAATACACTTAGTAAAATCACCCGGCTGGTGCATATATCCTTCGGGACATTTCCTATAACAAGAGAATGGAATCTGACCTTTAACCGGATATTTTGGATCTGGACAATTCCAGCTTGCCGTGTTTCCCATTTTAATTAATATAAAGATATTAACTCATTACTTTTCCGATACCAACACCATATATATCGTTCCAGCACATAGGCCCGTCTCCCTTCATGCCTTTCTTACACTTGGGGTAACATAACGCACCGCTTCGCTCGTCTTCCCCATGACACTCAGATAATACACTTCCAACTACCGTCTTAGAATTTTTTGTCAGTGTTGGCGTATTCAACATGCCACCCCCAGCCCCTCCGAATTCAGGATATCGCTTCCAGCACATAAGGGCTCCATCACTGCCGAATCCAGGCTTACAGCGATTATAGCACAATCCAGCCTCTTTAACTTTATCCTCCGGACATCCTCCCTGACCGCAGATCCAGTCACGGATCCACTGCGTATAACTCATTTTTGGAATGTAAAGACACGGATCAATGAAGTAGCATATAAATTCAGGTAAGCCCAACCATCTACACCATCCAACAAATAGGTGTTCCCTGCGTCTCATCATGTATATATAAAAGATGATGAGAACAAGGACACCTATAATTAAGGCATTCATTTGTATATATTAGTCAGTTTCTTCTGGCATTTGCGTCCCAACAAGTCCATAGTCTTCCTCCCGATTGTATCGCATTCCGTTCTCGTTATCTTCAATATTAGCATCTTCATCCTGGCCCTGAATAATTGCTTCTGGCTCAACCTCAGTCGCAAATTCTTCGCGATCTTTGTTCGTAATAATATACGGTGCAATTCCGATATCCAATAACAACTTAATAATCTCGCGTTCAGCATCACTCTTCTGACGCAGACGCGACTTCAATGCCTCTCGTTCACGTGCACGTAATCCCTGATCCTCCTTTATCGCGTCCTCATCTTTAGTCAGCAGTAGTTTCAGTACAACATCCTGCTTCACTGAAAAAGTCAGCTTCTTTACGCGCTGTTCATCTTCTGCAATGGTATGTAAACAAAGATATAAAATTCCCCGAACACTATCGCGTAGCACTGGGCCTGAAATTCGTGTTTCTAACTCTGCAGTGGCCGATCGGAATATAAATAGTTCAGATTGGTTCATATCATTCTTAAACAGGTCCAGAATTCTGGAAAACACTGATAGAAGCGCAATACCATCGTTCTCACTTTCAATATAGTTTGACAGAACTGGTATTTTAAGGCTCTTTGGAAACCCTCTCTTGACTCGGTCGCGTATAGAGTCTGTTGGTATAACTTTTAGCTCTTGGTCTTTGTATACTTTCGGAAATACGGGGACTGATTTAGTTGATGGTCTCAAGTTTGACTGAAGGGTTAGTTGTTCCTGAACGACGCTGGGAGGCAATGTGCTTTCAAGGTAATTTAATACTCTGGGCACCGAACAAGATGATTTCATTTCTTCGATATTAAATTCATTAGGCTGGAATGTGTCTTTAGTCGAAACTCGGAGCGGAAGTTTAAGTTGTTGGACCTGTATATCTTCAGGGATTGCCGAGTATCTTGCTTTAGCGTCACTATACTGGACCTTAAACTTTTGAACTGCTTTGCCTAGCAGGGAAATTGCAGTGGACCGGATCTTCTTGGAACTTGTACTTAAATAGCGCATAAATGTTCCAATAGGACCTGTGAATGTGCTTGGGAAGGATTCGAATGTGTTTTCTAGTACGAACATTATTGTGTTGACAATTGGGACCTGTTTGCTCTCGTCTGTGTCACGAGGGTAGCCTGATAGTTTTAGTTGCTTTGAGCCGAATGATCGGCGAGGAATTAAAAATGGGTTGTGAGTCTGAAGCAATATTGACATTCCAACTATTCCAATTGCTCCGTCTAATTCGTCACTGCCCTTTTTGGCGACCTTAAATGCGCCACTAATTCCGTCCATGAATGTCAAAACAGGTAACAATTGGGATTCGAGAGGAACAACCTGAAACAACGAGAGTAGCAGGTATAATACCATACGGCCAATGTGTCGGCCTTTGTCGAGTTCGAATACACCTTTCAGATCGGCGAGTGATTTGGTAAACTCGGACACGTTTGTATCGCTTGCATGAATATTGACTGGTAGTTTCTCGTGAGATATGATGACTTGTCCGGATTCGTCGAAATCATCTTGCGCTAAAAACACATCGCGATTTATTTGCTCTCCGCAGAACTTACATACGCGATATCCCGACTCGATGAAGGTCCATTCCCGATAGAATGCGTCGATCTCGGGCTGTTTCAAAAGCTCAAGGGTATGCTCGCATACTAAAAAGGATCCAGTTGTATCCAAGAATACCCTGTCCTTTGGCAATATGTTTTCTACAAGCAATGAGATATCCTTTACTCTATCAATCTCCAAACGTTTGGGGTCTGCCAATACGGTTAATATTTCCTTTCGCAGTTCAGGTATTTCGCGTGCTTCGTGTTTTTTGTACTTTACCTCTATATCTTGCAACGCGATACGAGACGTCTTTAGCAGACGAACTTGATACTCTTTCAGAATATCCGTCTCAGTAGATTCTCTCCATGCTTTTCTGTCTAAAGACACCAAAGACTGTCGTTCATGCTGAATATAGGATACTGGTAGACACTTTTTCTTTCGATACACCCCGCTACTCAAAAATGTTTCGAACGATTCAGTATTCAAGCACTCTTCGGGAGTAGACTCTGGGAATTGAGGCTCTACGATTTCGCCGAGAGGTATGACAGGAAGCAGTCCTGCTTCAGAAGCTTTCGATAGCAACATACGTGGGACGAATGCACCACCATCTTCCTGGCTCATTAGCCAAGTATACGGGTCTACGCCGGGATAAGATGTCGTATATACTTTCTTCAAGTTTTCAGAAGGAGCTTTAAGCTCTGGCTTTGGAAACTGAACTGATATAACTGAAGGAGCCGTTTCAACGCTTTCAACCGGTGGGAATCGTTTTCTCCAAAGTTCCCATGAAATATCGCTGAAATTTACATCGTAAAGCTTGAGATACTTTTGGCCTTCTGTGTACGGGTCTGTAGTCGTAGGCACTCCGTGAGTTAGTACTGCATTAATAGACGGAAATACATCTAAAAATGGCTCATTTGTAATGACTTTTGAAGGTTGTGTCGTGCTTAGGAAAGGATGGTCGGCTAATGGATTTGGAATGTCATAGGGACGTTTATCTAGCAAGTATCCGCGAATACGTATACCATCGTGCGTATTGGGAATCGGAACTGGTAAAATAGTAATTCTTCCGTCTTCATGTAGTATTGTTTTAGATCGTTCATAATCTCCGAGACCAGTCAATTGGTTGCCATCTTCGTCAACCGAATGTGTTGTTTCAGTTATACTTGGGCTTCCATCGTCTTTAGTTACGTAAGGGTTTGGTAGAGCAACTAGCATGCGGGGGTAATAGTTTGGAACATTGCGTTGTTCTACGACAGGTAGCCATTGACTATTGAAGTTGTATGTTCGATATTCGAAATCGGAGTGAAGAGGATGAACCCAATATGGCATTGTTTGAATCCGCTTAGGGCGTAGTTCAAAATTGGGATCAATAACACCTAAATACGCTTCCTCTAACCTCTCTCGTTCGCGCTGAAGCTCCTGAAGTTGATAGCGAGAGGCCTTTCCTTTCGGCATACTTTTTTCGACGTAATCTAGGAGCTGTTCGTCTAAAGTGTAAAAACGAAGCGCCTCTGGACGCTGAATCTCTTCTTCAAAGTTGAAGGTTTCTAATATTTGGAATTCAGTTGCAGGATCAAATTCTATGTCTGCCATTATTATACGTATCTTCTAAATTTCATCGTATTTTTTGTATAAATACCTGGGCAAGACCCCAGCTAGTCCATTTTGTATTGATATGCTTGATTCGATTTCGGTACCCTTGCAGAAATCCGTCAATTCCTAATGTAGTTCCATTTGGTCCTTGTTTTCCGTCTGGCTCCCAGTTATAGTCGTCAAACACCATATACCCGCCAACTTTTAGCTTTCTAAATGAAAGAACAGCATCCTCCATTGCATACTCTGGATTGTGATTCCCGTCAATAAAAATTATATCAAAAAATAAGTCATCGAATTTAGGTATCTGTTCATGCGAATATCCTCGACACGCTACTACTTTATCTTGTAAATTAAACGTCTTTATATTATTTAAAAACTGGTTATATATCGTATTCAGTTGTCCTTTATATTCATCATAATCATCATAGTCACACCATGGGTCAATACAATATAGTTTTGTATCGGGATGCCCCCCGTATGTTTGGCCGAATGAAATAACACTTGAACCTGAATGAGATCCTATTTCTAGATAATTCAGTTTATCTGTGGTAACTGTAATAACATCCGTCCAAAACCATGATGCCTCAATAAATTTAATCCCTTCAAAACTCATTTTTATATTAATAGTCGTTATCCTTAAAATCAAACCCCATCATCTAGAATATCACAATATTCATCTAATTTGGCGTGGGCATTCTTGAGAGTCGTTTCTGGATTGCTTTTCGTATGAAATCTCACAATCGTGTCTGACTTTAGAGGATGCGGGATGTCGTATGACACGAAGTTTACATTCAGGTCTGAATACATGATCTCTTGGAGGACAGCAAGTTCCGTGTGACCGCCAATTTGGAGTGAAATAGAATACTCGTTATCCTTGTGTCTTGCAATGTTAGACACGGCGTATTCCATGTACTCAGAAACCTTCTGCTTTAGGAGTTTTCCTGCCATACGGACCAGTTCGCGAGCAGGAATGACTCCGATACTCTCAACATTTAAATCAACCCAATTGGGTCGACCCTTATCGTCCTTTGAGTAGCATCGCTGGATGTAGAAATTGTCGAACACTGCAGGTTCACCACCATCTTCAATGAATAACTCGCGCTCTTCTCTTGCAATTTCAGGATCAATGTGATACGATAGAGTTGATACACAAACCTGAGATGCGGTCTTAGTTTCGACCGACAATCCTGCCTTGATATGAAGAGTCTCATTTGGACGAACTTTTATAAATACAAGCGGAGCACCTGTATCTCGGTCGCCCATCAGCATGGTGTCACGACCCTTTGTGACGACAAAGTCACTTGTATAAATCCAGCGCTCTTTCGGGTCTGGAAGAATGCGAAGTTCAATTTTAGCGTCGCGAATTACATTTGAATCTGCAGGTGACACGTTCACGGGTAGCATCTCAACACGATGTTTAATCATCTCGTGGGGGATCTGGGTGCCATTCTCGAGGATTTCAACATCGCGAACAACCACTGTCGGAATATCGGAGAGCAGGATGCGACGAATTGAGTTCACAAAGGTGGGCGGGTACCCTTTGAACTCGCAGTGATACTCGTGCCCGCAGTTTACTTGCTGTGTGTTCTCAATACTCGCCATTGTATTTTCTGCCATTCTTTCTCGTTGTTCAAGCATTCGTTTTTTTCCTCAAAATCTATAACATGTCAACTCAGAACCAGCCGTACCTGTTTTATAGCAAACGTTGTGCTAACTCGGCTCAGGTCATCGAAACGCTCAAGGCGCTGAACAAGACTGGATTATACAAATTCATCGAGGTTGAAACGCTAGGTCGAGATCAAATCTCCAAGCTCCCCTTCAAGCTTGCCAAGGTCCCTACATTGTATGTTCCTACTACGAAAGAGGCCGTCGTTGGTAAGGATATTTACGGATACATTGCAAAACCTACAAATGCTCGTAATGATATCCCTGCAAAGCAAGGTTCCATTGGAAATAATGCACCAGACGCTCCGATGGGTGCTCTAAGTCCATGGGGATTCGAAGGTTCCGGTAAGTTGACCGAAAGTTACGCGTCTTGGAATGCACCTACATCATTCGTGTCTGATGGCAATAGCATGTATACGTTTCTCGGAGCGGCCCAGCAAATGATGACTGGCGGCGCTGATATTCCTGTTGAAAAAGGCCCTAGTACAAAAAACACATTAGACGATAAGTCCAAAACGGGATCGAACGAAGACGTAAAAGCCCGAATGGAATTGATGCAGAAGCAGAGAGAAACTGAATTTTCACAAATCGAACGTAAATAATATAACATGCCCCCACCTAAACCTGTATTGATGAATGCTTTTTTCGACCAGCTACTTACATTCCTAAAGGAACTGACTGCAATGTACCCAGATGACGCGGATTTTCCTCTAGCGTCAACTACGATTCGTCTTCTCAAGACAACTACACCTGTTTTTGTTCTAAATCAATTTTATGAATCATCGAAAGGATTTGAAGATCAGATCCTTTCGAAGAACGAAAGCTTTTTTCTGGATCATACGTTTGATGAGTTTAAGAGTGATGCGTTTGACTTCAATATTCTCGCGAAGCTGAAGTCATATGTTCAGTCAATGCCCCCATCTTCTAAAGAAGCAGTGTGGATTTACGTTCAGAATCTATACAAGCTAGTTAGTGCATACTACTCGTAATCCCATATAATTCATGCGGATTAAGTGATTTTAGCTCCTCGATTGCGTTTTCAGGAGTCTTGAAGTTACGGAATAGTATCTGATTCACTTCTGCTGGACTCCATTTATACTCTAGATCCGGCGTCGTCCAATCGTCAAAAACCTGGTCATAAAAACTATTGACCATGCTTTTGATAATCTCAATATTACACTTCTTGAAATTAACAATCATATCAATTCTGCCCGGTCGAATCAATGCTCTGTCGATGCGTTCTGGGTGATTGGATGAGATTGCGATGATGCGGCCACTTGCTTCTAGAGTTCCATCTAGTAAGTTCAGGAGGAAAGACAGGTCAATGGGTTCAGACTCTTCCTCTTCAGTATGATTCTCCATCCAAGCATCTACGGGATCCTTCTTCTTAGGTTTCTCGATCGTAGGCTTTTTCCATTCTCGGCGCAGAACTGCGTCGCCCATTGCATCGATATCCTCGATGACATACAAACGCTCGTGAACTGGAATAACAAACTTCTCGGTTTTAAATCCATCATGAACGTGAATTTCGTCATTGAAAAATAGATGGCGCAACTGCTCCTTTGACTTGATCTGCGACAGCTGAATATTCAAGATATGACGACGAGAAATATTAGCGATTGCTTTGATAGTTGAAGTTTTGCCACATCCAGGATCACCGTGAAACATAAAGCCCAAAGTATATGGAATTCCCTTCTTATCGTACCAATCCTTGCGACTCAGGAAAAAGTCCACATGATTTTGGACGGCTTCTTTCTGTTCGAAGAAAACATTATCAAATGTTCGAGTCGTATGAAACTTGTGGCGAGTGTACAGCAGATGAGTAGTAGGAAGTGGATTCTGTGTGGTTCGCTTGTTCTTGGTTTGTGTCATCATATCAAAATAGTACAAAGATGTTCCTAGCTTATTTGCCATGCGACGTTCGTACTCCGTATTGCATTTCTCAACAAACTGCTGGAGATGTTGTATGGGATTTTCGTAACAAAACAGCTTGAACTTTACAATTTCAACTTGTCCCTCATTATGCTTTAGATCCTGTAGTTCAAAATAAATATCAGACTCAATCTGAATAGGCTCAAAATCGTGGGGCATGTAGTCGTGGTGCGTGATAGAAAGCAGATTCTTTACGGACGGAAGAGTTGTGATATAATGAATAACTGAATCCATGCGTGAATGGTTTCCAAGTGTATTGTTCAACGATTTTGCGCTAGATGACTGAAATACACGCTCACATGAAATGGTTGCATTTATCTTTTGAGACTGTTGCTGAATCATAGATGCGACGGATTGATTTCTGCGAGAACAGCAGAATGTTTTAACTGTCGGAAGGAACTTGGGTACATTTTGCATAAATGTCTCATACATTTGAAACATAAAGAAATTTCGCATCGGCGTGTCTCTCGATGTTAAATTCATTAGTAACTGCGTTTTCATAAGCTCAGTTAATAGTGATTGTGTTGCCATTGAGTTAATTATCACTTCATTCTTAAAACCATATCGAGTGTTGGAGCGCTTCCATGAACCGGCTTTGAGCGCTTCAGGCGCAGTTGCTCGGATGCTTTTTCGACCACATCTACAGATAGCGACACATACTTCTTGATATCGCGAACTGGCCCCTGAATGTTCATAGTTGGAAATACCAGGCGAATAGGGGGGAGTTCTGACGCAATTAGGTCATTTACTTTCATGAGATAACTGCGATACTGTTCGATATCAAGCGGGCCTCCAAACATGCGAAGCAATGTGCGGGGTGGTGCAGGAGATAGATCCTTATTGGTGTATAGACTTCCATATATGTGGCGCAATAGTGCATGGCGGTGCCACTTTGTAGACTCAGTTCCTGCTTCCTTATACAGATATGCTAGAGAGCATTCTGGTGAGCAAAAGTTGCCTTCGCAAGTATACATATTTTTATAGGCGTCATACGATACCGGAAGAACACATTGTGTCCAGTTGAATGAATGACAGCACCAGAAGCAAGATGTATCTTTGGAGTACTCTGTAAAGACTGACTTATCTAAAATAGACTTCAAAGTTTCGCTATTTAATGAAACAGAGCTCTCAACGCTGCGCAACAACTCTGCATAATTAGTAGAAGTTGGCTTTGTGATTTCAGAATAGGCAATATCCGTTCCAGCCGGAAGAATGTCATCGTCTTTGTTGTCCGTTATTCGTAAGAAGAACACCACGGGCGTCTCTTGGACGCTCGTATCCTTTACTATCTTCTTGCGACCCATGTTAATTGTTTAAACTATGCTGAAAGTGTCAAAATCTAATTTAAGCTTTTCAAACATTTAATAGTTAAAATGCTAGGGCGATCTGTCATTGATACCAAATATATTGAACGTTGCTCAAACTGGTCCGATATCTATGAACACCTTCCCACCCTCGCGAGATACGCAAGTGAATGCAACCATATTACTGAAATGGGAGTTAGTAGTGTTGTTACTTCATATGCATTTGCTCATGGATTAAAGAATAAAAATATAAATAAACTTGTTCATGTTGATGTAAATTGGCACGATAATTATACAACATTCAAGAACGAATGCGATAATGAGAATATTAATGTTGTATTTCACCAGGCTAACAGTCTAGAATGTCCATTGGAAAAAACTGATCTTCTATTTATTGATACCTGGCACGTGTACGGCCAGTTGAAGCGTGAACTTGAACGTTGGAACACATATGTTGGTAAATATATTATTATGCATGATACGACAGTCGATGAGTGGGCGGGTGAGACTATTCGCCTTAAGTGGAACCCCAAGGAACAAAGTGAGAAGACTGGCATTCCAATTCATGAGATTACAAAAGGGTTATGGCCTGCAATCCGGGAGTTTCTAGCATCTCATCCCGAATGGAAAATGCGCGAACGTTACAATAATAATAATGGATTAACAATTCTTGAGCGTGTTTAGATATCATCGATGTCTACCTCTTCCTCCTCGTCAATCGTATCAAACTCATATCCTACTTCGTGATTCATAGACATCTTTGATGCCAGCAATTGCGTCCCGTCTGTTGCGTCTACCGCTAGTACACGTGGATCTACATTAAACTCCTTTGATATATCGCGCATCTCTTCAGGCGAGAATACAGCTACAATTTCCAGACCAATCGATCCGCCAAGTCCAGTTTCAGCTACAGCCACAAACGAGCCAACATCAATCCACACTGAACGCTTCCCGCGTCCACGAAAGCTTCCGCGAATTACGGCCTGATCGACCTTTCCGCGCGTCTCTTTACTCTTTTCAGACTTTTTTGTATAAAACACTTCCATCCGTCCGTCGCCCATTTTGCGTAGGACGCGTGCAATATGTACATCTTTAACGTTTCCCTCTTTGCGAAGATCATCTAGGAAATCGGCCTTGAACCGACGATTCTTGGCGCAGATTCCCGACTCCTTCTTTGCGCTGCGATTACCTGCATTCTTTTGAGGCGGCATTTTGTTGTGACTACTATCTTCTTATTAAAGAGTTTAAATCCGTTTTGCTCTCCTGTAAAACGAATATCTAAAGAATCATTAATAGATTCTACAAATGTTACGCATGATTGATTTATTTGCGGGCACTGGTGCATTTAGTCGCGCGTTTGAAGATACTAAATGTGTGAAATGCGTGTTTGCCAATGACATGAACAAAGAATCGAAGCAAATTTATGATCTAAACTTCGAACACAAGTTAACACTAGGTGACTTGAATGATATTGATGTGAATGATATTCCTGCACACGATATTCTCACGGGAGGGTTTCCTTGTCAGCCGTTCAGTATTGCAGGTCGCAGAGAAGGATTCAATGATCCTAGATCAAACGTATTTTGGAAGATTCTTGAGATTGTAGACAAACATTCTCCAAAATGTATCGTATTGGAGAATGTTAAAAATATTATATCTCATGATGACGGTAATACATTTAAAACCATTCGGGAAGAAATTTCAAAACGCGGATATACAATTCACTACAAGGTTCTGAACACATCTACTATAACCAACATTCCACAGCATAGAGAACGTATATATATCGTATGTCTGAAAGATAACATAGAGTTTAATCTTGAGTTTAATAGCGTCCAACATGCAGGCATTCAGTCCTGTTTAGAAACAGACATACCCCCTAAGTATTATTATACAGATAAGTCATCTACATGGGAGCTTGTAAAATCGGCAGTAACTTCAAAGAACACAGTTTACCAATATAGGCGAGTATATGTCAGAGAAAACAAGAGTAAACAGTGTCCAACTCTAACAGCAAATATGGGAAGTGGTGGACATAATGTTCCATTAATTCTCGACGATAACGGTATTCGTAAACTAACTCCGCGAGAATGCTTCAATTTCCAAGGGTTTCCTCCATCATACAAGTTACCAGCTATTGCAGATTCCCATTTATATAAGCTTGCCGGAAATGCAGTATCCCTTCCAGTTGTTGAGCTTATAGCTCAGCGTCTGCTTCCTTTGTTGGCGACGGCATAAATATGTCGTCAAATGTTCCATCGAATACCTTTTCTGTATATTCTGAAACCTGCGGGTACAACAGTTTCCAACCAATACGAGGCCGTCTACCTTGTTTTGCCTGGTCATCAAACGTCTGCGTCTTTTTTACCTTGATTGATTTCCACACGTCCGACGATTTAGTTAGATTGATTTTGTAAAGTACAAACTTATCATTTAACCAGTTTCTTGCGTCTAAGAAGTAGATTACATTCCATCCGGATGTCGGACTAAATGACAGTGGACCGTCTGATGTGAACGTTTTACATTCTTGGACTCCCTCTTTCTTAGAAAGCAGATCTCCCTTGCATGCCCACGTAGAAGTCGTATCCCCTAGCTTGTGTATGATAAACTTAATGATATTTTCACTGATATCCTCAGGTATAGATGGCAATCTAAACTTAATACCTAACCGCTTCCCTGCAGACATTCGTGAATTGATATAATTCTTGTGCAAATTAAACAGCTCTTGCAATACAGTTTTACTGTAGGTATCTGACGTCGGACAAGATATAATTTCACTTTCATCTTCAGAGTCGTCTTCAGATTTTGGCACTGCTTTTTTGTAGTTGGGACAACTCTTGCTACGGCTAGTATGACCTTCTTGTTTACATGATCCGCATACAACACCTCCCTCCATATATATATTTCTCCGAGTAGTTGAAAGCCTATTTCTACGGGTTCTCATTTGTATATGTAAAACGAATATCGAATCAGGAGTAGATTGAAACTCATCAAAATGGCCGATCTATCTAAGCAGTACCGCAAGCACACTCACCGCGAGCATATCCTCGCGCTTCCCGATACATACATCGGAAGTATCGAGAATGCAATCGAAGAGATGTACGTCGTGAATGGCGAAAAGTTTGAGCTCAAACCACTATCATTTAACCCTGGATTTTACAAGCTATTCGACGAGCTACTGGTCAATGCACACGATCACGCTGTTCGCCTAGTCCAACGTAAGTCTACTCAACCCGTAAAGCACATCAATATTTCTGCGACTGAAAACACTATCACCATTCGTAATGATGGTGAGAGCATTGATGTTGAGAAGCATCCTGATTACGGCATCTACATCCCTCAAATGATTTTCGGCGAGCTTCTGACATCTACCAACTACGACAAGTCGGAGAAGAAACTCGTTGGAGGTAAGAACGGTTACGGAGTTAAACTAGTGAATATCTTTGCGAAGAAGATGACGATTACCATTGTTGATGATAAGCGTCATCTCAAATATGTTCAATCGTTTGAGGACAACATGTCTAAAGTTGGCGAGCCTAAGATTACAGCATGTAAACTAAAGCCTTATGTCGAAATCGAGTGGGTCCCAGACCTGTCTCGTTTCGGGTGGAAGACTACAATCCCTACTGAACTACTTGAGGTTATTCAGCGCCGAGTATTTGACCTCGCAATGACAGTCGGGCGTGACGTTAAGGTTACATGGTGCGACATAGCCCTGAAGTTTCGGGATCTCACATCGTACGCTCTCTGGTACCTGCAGGACAATGCACCCGTAGTCACAGACACTTCTCAGGTTGGGTGGCAACTTGCAGTTTCGGATAGTCCCACTGACAAGTTCTTTAGCGTGTCGTTTGTAAACGGCATTTGGACCCGTTCGGGTAAGCACGTCGACGAAATTACTAGTCAGGTAGTTGCTCATATTACTAACTACCTTGAGGCTAAGAAGAAAATCAAAGTTCGCCCCTCACTCATCAAGGACTCTCTTGCAGTCTTCATTAATTGCTCGGTCGAAAATCCGTCTTTCAGCTCACAGACCAAGGAGGTTATGACCACCAAGGTAACATGTAAGCTATCAGATGACTTTATGAAAAAAATCATTGCAAAACTAAATATCGTGAACAAAGTGCTGGAGTCGCAGAATGCTAAGGACGCAAAAGATATGAAGAAGACAGACGGCAAGAAGCAGAGTAAAATTACTGGTATTCCTAAGCTCGATGACGCGGTTCATGCAGGAACATCAAAGAGTCACGAGTGTACTCTAATTTTAACCGAAGGCGACTCAGCCAAAGCTATGGCGCTATCAGGCTTGTCGCAGGATCAGCGCAAATACTATGGCGTGTTCCCGCTTCGTGGTAAGTTGTTGAATGTCAAAGATACGTCTACGAAGAAGGTAGAGGCAACGGAAGAGATTGCTAATCTCAAAAAGATTGTGGGGCTCGAGTCAGGAAAGAAGTACGAAGACATCAAGTCATTGCGTTACGGCCGAATTCTCATCATGACCGATCAGGACTATGACGGAGCACATATTCGCGGACTGCTAATCAATATGTTTCACGAGCTGTGGTATGAGCTCATTAAGGTCCCCGGATTTCTTGCCTACATGGCAACCCCCATCGTGAAGGCCAATAAGGGCAAGCAGACGATCAATTTCTATACCCAATATGAATACGAGCAGTGGAAGAAGACACACTCTGGCTGGAAGGTGAAGTATTATAAGGGATTGGGCACATCTACTCGCGAGGAGGCTAAAGAGTATTTCCAACAACTCAATGTTGTCCCGTATTCACACACGGGAGATGACAGCGACAAATCAATTGAACTGGCCTTTAACAAGTCTAAGGCTAACGACCGGAAGGAGTGGCTGAAGACATACGATCCATCTGCAATCATCCCTGCAATTCCCGAACTGCCGTATGAAGAGTTCGTAAACAAGGACTTGATCCACTTCTCAAATTACAATCTTGAACGGTCTATTCCAAATGTCATGGACGGACTGAAAACATCGCAACGTAAGATTCTGTACTCTGCATTCAAGCGAAACTTGAAGTCGGAGGTTCGTGTGGCTCAGTTCGCGGGTTACGTCTCCGAGCACTCTGGTTATCACCACGGCGAAGCGTCGCTGAATGATACGATCACCAGCATGGCGCAGGATTTCGTGGGATCCAACAATCTTGCTTGGTTCGTCCCACAGGGACAGTTTGGCACCCGCCTTCAAGGTGGGAAGGATTCTGCATCGCCCCGTTATATCCACACTTATCTCCAGCCCCATGTATCGAATCTAGTCCCAAGCGATGACTTTCAGTGTTTGAAGTACCGGGATGATGATGGTTTGCCAGTCGAACCTGAATGGTATGCACCGATCCTTCCTATGCTTCTTATTAACGGGTGTCGTGGTATCGGAACTGGGTACTCAACGTACATTCCGTCGTACAACCCAGCTGATCTGAAGGAGATGATTCTGAACTGGCTAGAAACTGGGAGCGGACTTGAGAAGAAACTTGTCCCGTATTACCAGGGATTTCAAGGAACAATCACTCCGTCTGGCGATGATTTTGTAGTTGCTGGAAAGTGGAATGTTGATAAGACTGGAATCACAATCACAGAACTCCCTGTTGAAACGTGGACGTCCGACTTCCGCGAGACTCTGGAATCGATGCTGACTGCAGGCAAGATCCGTGACTTTTCAGACACGTCTACTGATGTAAAGATTCAAATTCAAATTAAGACAGATGATTTGTCGCAATTTGAGAAGCTGTTGACGAACAAAATTAAGCTTTCAAACATGCACGCTTTCAACTCGAAGTGCGTGATTCAGAAGTATAGTTCTCCTAATGAGATTTTGGCGGAGTATTGCAAAATTCGTCTGGCATTGTATGAGACGCGCAGATTGACTATTTTGGAAACACTTAAATCGCGCATTCCATATCACGAGAATGTTGTGCGTTTCATTCAGCAGCAATGCTTAGATATGCCTGTTCCCGATTTGCGTCGCAAGACTATGGAGCAATGCGATACTATGCTGGAGGCTGATAACTTTGCAAAGATCGATAGGACATTTAACTACCTAATGAATCTGCCTATTGCATCACTTACACTAAAACACGCCCAGAAGCACGAGCAAGATCTTGCGAATTTGAGGACCGAAATTCTAGCAATGGAATCTACTACGTCCAGGAAAATGTGGTTTACTGAACTTTCGTGTCTTAAGATTTAATGGACCGTATCCCGAAGATATTTGTAATTAATCTGCCCCATAGAACAGATCGACTAGAGAGCATTAAGAAAGAGCTTGAGCGAATGGGATTATTGCATAAAATGGAGATTGTAGAGGGAGTTATTATTAATGTTGGTCCACGTGGAAATGCAGGATTATGTGAGGCTCGCGCACGTTGCTTTGAACTTGCACAGCAACGGGGATATGAGATGATTATGGTTCTTGAGGATGATTGTAAGTTTTTAATTGATAAGGATACCTTTAACAATCAAATTGAAACGTTTTTAAACACAGCCCCTCCCGATTGGAATGGGTTGTGGTTTGGATCGTTTTTTTCAATTACTTACGAACAACTGGAAAATAATCTGAATTGGGCCACAACTGACAGCTTTGGCCAGGACACTGCTACTCTTACACATCGCAGATTTTACTCTAAACTAATCGATATGTACCGTTATTGCAGAGATAAGTATATCGAAACTCACGAGGATTGTTATATTACAGATTTTTGGTTGACGCACAATAAAACGCAAATATTTGTACTAAAGGATAAGATCTGTGCCCAGGCTGATTGTTTTAGTGATAGACTGTTCATGAATATGTTCGGTGGAGGTTCAATACCCTTATGACAATATCTTTAGACGATTAAACTGGTTAGATATCGGTAGCGCGGGTTTGTTCGCTAATATACTGCTATTGCGACTTGCATCACATACTTCCGTAATCGTCTGCGTAATACCCGCTGCATCCAATTTGGTTTGTGCATTTGTTACAAAATCTGCCTTCTGAGATGCAACATAATCCGTCCAGTTGGATGCTGTTCGTAATGTCTTTGGTGTGCCTGCAGCGTCATATGGTGATAGTACCGCTAGAGGTGTTTTATAGCAGGATTGGGATGGATTTGGAGGTGATATATCCTTATTTAACGGATATATTGCCGACGTAGCGGTTCCATTAGGGCTAGTTGCGTTGTTGGTCATAACTCCGTAACCTTTGCCACCATTTATCCGCTTGAGGCGAATCCAGTCGCCTGCACTTAATCCGCGAGTTCCGTCATTGACATTACTAGCCATTTATCAATTTGCCAAGGTAAAAAACCGAATACGATTTCCTTCACGCTGTCCTATCTTTAGAAGTCTCTGCGTATCTTCAAAACTAGGCGCATCAAATACCTCGTTCGTATCCGGATCTAAGATGATTAGTATACCTTTAACTTGTACTTTCTGTAGCCGTCGTGTTCGGCGTGTTATGTTTTTTAAGTACAATGTATCGCGCTCTTCAGTCATTGTTGCAGGCTTGAATCCTAAATCGTCTGGAGTATAAGTCGTGTCAAAACGCATACACTGAATAATAGGCTTTTCTTTTGCGTGGAGTTTACGATGAATCTCGCAATCTATAGCAGCCTGTTTCAATAAATGCGTCACCTGTTTTATCACACGCGTCTTCTCAAACGCAACTTCGTATAAAAATTCATCAGAGGTCATGAACGTCTCCTGTGGTGTTTCGCCTTCGTATCTTTTTAGTATCATGTCATTTCGTCGAATACTCACAATATTTGGACCCTCGGCTGTAACACTTTGCTCTGGAGAAAACACGGACAAATACATTTGGACCTTTACATTTCGCTCGTCTTCAGGTAGATTCTTATGTGAGTTGATTCGAATAGCACGACCAATTACCTGATCTATGCGAGCAGGGTTCCAGTAAGGTTCCATGATGTATACATTTCGGGTTCCCATTAATGAAATACCTTCTGCACCAGCCGACGAGGCCATCATAACACACAAACGCTTCTCCTTTATGCTGTCTTTAAGGGATTGAGGAAATGTGTCTTCATAAGACTCGTTGAAGATCTGGAGATACAAATTACGCTCTTCTTCCGGTGTCTCACCTGAATAAAAGGCAAATGCAGGAATACCTGGTTTCATTGATGGATCTTCTTCCCATACCCCCGACTTCTTCATGATCTTGTATGCTTGAAATCCGTGATGTTCCAATATTGCAGAGAATACGCCAAGTCCTTCGAGCGATAGGTACTGAGAATAAACAAACTGGTTCATAATTTTTCCGTTCATGTTCTTCTTCAAATCTTTGAGAATTTGTAACATCTTTGGTGAGTATATTGCCAGTGCCTTTTCCGATAAATATTTCTCTCCATTATCTCGTAGCTTTTGCAGGATTTCCGGCTTCAACAGAACCGATTCTTCAGTTTCATTATCAGTAACAGGTGCCTTTAACTCTGGCGGAATTGCATAGTTACATGCTAAGCGGGACAACATACGGAACGAACTAAAGTTTTCGTTCATATCCGGTCTCCGACCCTTGCGCGATTCCTTCTGAATTTCATCCCATCGAATTTCAAGATATCGCAAAAACTGTTCTTGAGATAGTGGAATCTTCTGTAGCGTCTTGTCTTCATCAATTCTTTTTGGAACCAGATTCTCTGCAGCACCCTTGAAATAAGATACAAGACCTTGAATTCGTCGCTGGAATAACATTGCGTTCTTAAAAGTCAACCCATCCAGGAACAACTCTACGAAATCTTCGTATTTAGAAGGGAGGCATTCGAGTTCGTCAATCGTTAACTTCTCCTTCTCCACAATCTCAGTGCCTCCAAATTCAGATTCAAACTTGCTTTTCCAGGAATAGACCCAGTCCCGAATATCTGGTATATATTTTTCATCCTTTTGGTACTTCACTGCAATCCGGTCACCTTTATCGTTGTAAACACTAACGAAGTCTGGAGGATTGCGGGTTAGCATAAGCGATCTCTTCACAGAATTGTATTCAATCGTATCTACATCTGGCATCTTCTTCAAAAAAGATGTCATCATTCCTTCGTCCCAGGATATAGCGTTCTTCGTTGGAATTATCACTCTCTCAATAGGTCCACGTAGCAGATTCAATAATACAGCAATTTCATTGGGTCGATTAATGATCGGCGTTCCGGATAGGCACACCACCTTACAGCGCTTTGCATGATAAATTCGGTCGTATAACTTGCGTTTTGCTTCGCGATCATTGACGACGTTTCCTATCAAATTGTGCGCCTCGTCAATAATTACAACGGTATCGTCAAATTGAGTGTTGTTATCGGGAGGCAGAATATTATCCACATTACGAGAGTTGATACCATTGTAGTTAATGAATGTAAAGCGCTGGTTGAGTACATCATCAATTTGTTTTTTAATAGCATCCTGCGTCTGCTTGGGGAGTGTGCTGAAGTTTGGGGCACGACCTTGTATTGTTACAAAATACCGGCCGTGATTCTCTAGAAAGTCGTCTGAGATTCCGAGATTGCTGGCTTCGGTTCTGTCTTCCTTTACATTTCGCTGCTCCCAGTGCTGTTCGTAAGCATAAATCGGGTCACCGCATTTACGGATCTCAGTGCGATAGTTTGACTGTAGTGAGGCCGGAAGCAGAATACAAATCTTTCGCGTGGATAGAAGAGATTCGGCAACTGCAATAGAAGAGCAGGTCTTTCCCGATCCTAGACCATGGTACAAAAGTAGACCACGATAAGGTGTTTCAGTTAAGAGGTATTCGCGAACTATCTTTTGATAAGAGAATAGTTCGCGTGTTTTTGATTCGGGTTCGGTCTCTTTGTCTCGGTATTTTAGGAACAGTCGTGTGACAAAATCCGAAAATCCCTTACGGTTTGGAAGGACGTAGTTCATCCTCTACTTATTTTGGCATAGGAAATGATAATGGAGGCGATTGTTAGTAAACACCCTAAACTTTGGATGGTTGTCATCTACTTGTTCATCGTGTCTGCATTCTTATATTTACGCCCGGCGGTTGCATTTGACCGGGATGGAAACCCCCGCCCATTTGGAACGGGTGGAAAGCATGCAACGGTATTCCCGGTGTGGTGGTGGATGTTCGCGATGGCGGTAGCATCGTATTTAGCTGTTGTTTATATTCTGGATTATTCGCTATAAAAAGGTGGCGATGACACATAACTAGTAAATTTAATCCCGATGCATATATTTCATCTATACATCCACATTGGTGTTGCGCTTGCTGAATTGGGTTCATTTACGCCTTGTATATGTAATACTTGCCTTCTTTTAAAACCGCGTGTTCCTTCATAAACTTCTCTCGATCGTCACAATTGCGATTCAGCGATGTTATATATTTATAGTTGTATTCGCTACTTCCCTTGAAAGATTCAGGATGATCAATGTAGATTGACTCTGTCTGTCGCTTTGTCAAAGGATACAGCACAACTTCGGGCGTTCCTTCTACTCCACGATCGTCTTTTGCAAGAGGGATATATTTCGCATATTTCTTCAACTTTCCTTTCTTTATTGACAGCATTAACCTGTCGGCATCCTCCTTTGCAATTGCAGTATAACCTACTACTTGTGGAAATTCTTCAATGAATGAATCTCTAAAGCAAGGATCTGCCTGCCTGCTTTTGAAACAAGCTTTCTTCAACTCGTCGCTATTACACGGAAGTAGGAAAGGTTGCTTACTATCATAGCGAGATGTGCGACTATACTCCGATGGAGAAATTAGTGATACGATGGTTAGCTCCTTTGTAGTGACACAAGCTTCTATACTCATTATGCGGTCATACCATTTCACTGAATCAATCGCAAATGGGGTATAATAAAAGAACACGTTATAGTTCGGTGGAATACACAGCCTTCCTCCTAAATCGCGCCCAACATAATCCATTTCTGTATGCTGTGTGGCTCGAAAAAGCAGAGTTCCTTTAGGTATTTTGATAACGGGAATCTCAGTTTCCTCAAACTCTATTGTCTCCATTATTTACTGCGTCCGATGAAATTGCCAGTGAAAGTGTTTCGGGAATGTAGTCCGATATTGAAAAACTCCACGTTGGCTCTTTGGTTCCTGGAAGAAGCTTCTTCTTGGGCTTTCCAGAGATTTGAGCACATACACTTTGATCCATCTGGTTGATTAGAAAGAATGTGGGAATCCATACTGAAAGAACCGTTATCCAAGTATCGCGGGTTATCATAAATACTGCAGAAGGGAACAGCGTCCATAAACTTCCGTATTTGAGCGTTTGAACGAAACTTATGGTGTTGCAATTCATAATACTCACAAGCATCGCGACCATTATGCCTACTATAAAGAGAGCACCGACAATACCAACTATCATTCTATTATTTTCAGACAAGAGTTTCAAATGTCCGGAGCGCATTCTCGATCTCACCGAATATTTCTTTTCGTTGAGTGTAGTACGGCCTAACAAGCGCACGACACTGGTCGAACGTCTTCCATGCTACGAGTGATACCTCGCGTTTCTGCATAGGTGTCAGTTTCTGTTCTAAATCAATAATCTTTGAATCAGTTAGAAGTCCGATGAAATATATATGTTTATACATTACGCCGTTTGTTCCCTTGAACGTCTCTGAAAACTGAAGGTTCCTGCATAGAGTATACGAATCACGAGAAATATTTGTCTCTTCAAAGAACTCTCTGACGGCGCAATCTATATCTGTCTCCTTTCGCATTCTACGCCCCTTCGGAAATCCCCATTCAGGTTCATCGTATACAGAACGATGTTCGTATACGAGACGCCCTCTATCTAGCGCCTCAAATTTCTCTTTAGCTTCAATACACTCTTGAGAGTTGACGTCGCGCCCGTTTCCCCATAATAGCGACCATAGATGCGAAAAGGGAATCTCAACTATGCGTCTCTGTTCGTCTTTGGTCATATTCGTAATCAGATTGTGGATGTATGTTGAATCTAGTATATCATACTTGCCACGGAGGAATTCCATGTACGAAATACTATCCTTGCGTCTCACCATCAATACTTCAACGTCCTTGGGGTTCACCGGCAGCTTGATGGGATCTGTCTTTCCCTTCAAGAGCAACAATCCGCAGGATATTATTGGGTAACTGCATGTTCTAAAAACGTGTCCGCGTTCTCCACAATTATTACAAAACATAGACTTAGGATCCATTTTTCTACACTTACTATAAATGAGCGCACAGGCGTTAAATGGAACATCGTATACCGGATACAATGGAACTGTCAGTGCTTCTAATCCTTCTGGCGCAGTTCCCACACGAGATGCGTCTGATATAACACGTCAGATCAAAGAGCGATTGTTCTACCTGAATAGCAGAGACACAGTAACGATCCGTAAAGATAAGTCGTCGTTAGCCGTAGGTGGCCGTCCACAGATCAACCCTGCAGGTGTCAACCATGTTCCTGGAAATTCGGAATGGGCGTGGATTCCTTATAGTAACCAGTACCGACTATCCTACTTTTTTGGTAGGATGAAGTGTATTACAAATTGTTCTGCTGGATTATTCAATGGTAATGGTCCAGTGTTGCCGGGTTCAATGAACACTACTCCAGAAGTAAATCCTATCTCAAATAGCGATCCTTTGCCTTTTGGTATACGTTCAAGATTAAGTAATATCACATTTTTCGTATGGCGCTCGACTGCAAATACTATTACGTATACAGATGGAATATTAAAAGACGACGGCATTGTAGTTACTAATGCAAATGTCGGAACTGATATACTTGGTGGCGGCGCTACCAGTATATCAAATTTCTCTTCAGACGATACCACAACTCGCAACAGTGTTATTGCTGATTTAAATCAAACACTGGGCAGTATTAGTGGCCCTAAACGAGATCTTAGAATTTCTTTAGCTTCGCCCGCCCCCGCTGGCTTTTATAGATTAGTAGCATCCCTTACCGCTGATGGTAAACTAATCTTGAGTATTGCTTCATCCGGCGTTGGAGGAGCGGCAGGAGCGCCATATACAACAGGACTTGCAGATAACGAGAGAGTTGGCATATTCTTTGGCGATGCTAACAATGGTTCTACGGCTTTAGGTGCAACATCTACTCCTCCAACAGGGGTTGCTGGTTCAGCTCTAATTATTGGTCCAGGCCAAACATCCATTACTGCGCCATTCCGAGTTGGTGGAGAGTAAAAATCTTCATCGAACACGACTGGTTCGTAATGTATTTCGAAGTCTGTCGCGTATTTTTAGTCGACGTGTTTTGCTTGTTTCAGTTGGCACGTAACTGAAGAAATATTTGAGATAATTTCGCGATGTTTTATTCCCAGAAAGCTTAGAGTATACGTTTGCTTTATGCATCTTAATGTCAATTAATGACTCCTGATGGCCAATACAATCAATTGGCGTCAAGAGTTTGTATCGTCGCTTCGCGTCTCCATTTGCCATATCTACTAGGTGTTGCGCAACACACAACAGGCGATCTTCCGAAAGAACATCCCGAGTGTAATGGTCTCCGTACATCATTGCAAAAAAGAACTGAAGTAGTGTCGGAATACTCGCTACGCGGAGTCCGCTATTTGTTTTGTGAAAGCTGTGGCAGGCGGATGTTTCAAACACGCGAACGATTACGCCTCCATTCTTTGATATGTTTGTGTGCGGGGGAATTACTTCTGCATAGGCGCTGTGTTCTTTGAGGTCACCCTTCACTACCGAATGTATTTTCTCTGCAACTATGCTACGTTTATCGGATAATATATCAATCGGATACTCCCATGTTTGATTGTTATCATGTATACTTGCACCCGTAAAGCCAAGTAAGATAGCCTTATTTTTAGTAATGATATCCTGTATCGATCTTTTTGTCTCTGGTTCTAAAAGCACTTTCTCATCCTTAGGGCAGTTGCTAGCAACCGGATAGTGTTTATTTAGTAGCAGAAGTCGTTCGTAAACCTTGGTCCAGCGTGAGACATCTCCCTTTGGTCGCGATAGTTCTAGATAGATAGACATACGCAAAAAGTTTGGTGGGACGTAAGATAATCCATCCTTTTCGATCTTATTCTCCCATAGCTTCTTAAATAGTTGTGGACTTAGGAATGTAATGTCAGCAATTCCAATGTAGTCTGCAAACACCTTAAAAGTCCCCATGTGCGAACCTGGCTTTACCTCGACGCTCTTGTACCCTGCAGACTTGATACGATCGGCAAGTTTCATTGCATGGATTTGGGGGATCTCTGAAAAGAAATCGTAGTCTGGTATATCATACTTATCATTGTAGAATTGATCCTTCTTGGGAAGCAGATTATTAATTGCGGTCCCGCCGTAGCATAGTAGACGATGGGTCTGTAAGAAACGATGAACAATTCCTAGTAACTTTTTAACCAGAGGGTCAGACGCATTCTCCCTATTCATATTTTGTTCTGCTATTTCTGATATGCGCTCTATCTCCTCCATTAAGTTTTTATGTGGAATTATTTTACCTCTAAAAGCAAGGAGATGACAAAGCGTCCTTCTAAGGAGAACGCTCGTCAACGCAAATGTTCAGAGGATATGACAGACTCGGCTCCGCCAAATAAAAAGGGGCGATACAATCTTAGGGATCGGAAGCCGGTGAAGGATAAGACAATATGGGTAGAAGATGATACCCTCGAAGATTCTACTCAGTCGTCGCAATCGGATGATGAGGATGAACCTATGCCAGTTCAGATAAACATTACATTTGGTATTAATCCAAACGAAGACGAGTACGAAGAGGAAGAGGAAGAGGACGAAGACAACCTTCTCAGCAAACTATTTATGTCAAAAAGCAAATCAAAAACGTTCGCCAATCCTCAAGCAAAGACTACGAAGGTAGATGCCATACCAATGAGTCTATCGCGCACTGAGAAGAAATATTATCAAACATTAGACCCCACAAAACGCAAGGATTTAATGTCTGTTATGCAACGGATATCGGCCATGAGTATGAATGAAGGCCAGATCCCTTATAAATTTCAGATTATGAATCTTCCTATTTCTGATTACATGAAATCACTCGTAATCAAAAAAATTGACGCATTAGAGGAGCTTGGTGGTGATACGAGTGGTGCATATAAACTTCGCACGTGGGTAGACGGGTTTCTTCGTGTTCCATTTGGAAAGACTGTTCCACTTCCAGTATCCTTCGAAGATGGTGTTCGTAAATGTACTGACTTTATGGTAGATTCGCGGAATGTTATGGACAAGGATATCTACGGAATGAATGGCGCTAAAACTCAGATTATGCAGTTAATTTCGCAGTGGATTGTTAATCCGGATTCTGTAGGCAATGTTATTGCGCTCCACGGACCACCGGGAGTGGGTAAGACCAGCTTCGCGCGAAACGCAATTGCGTCTACATTGAAGCGTCCATTTTCATTCTTTACGCTCGGAGGCGCGTCTGATGTTGCTAATTTTGTAGGCCACTCGTACACATATGAAGGTTCTACGTGGGGGCGTATTGCTGATTCGCTTATGCAGTGCGGAACAATGAATCCTGTACTTTACTTTGACGAACTTGATAAGATCTCAAATACGGCACATGGAGAAGAGATCGCAAGTATGTTGATTCATATGACAGACAGGTCGCAGAATACGGAATTTCACGACCGATACTTTGCAGGAATAGACTTTGATTTGTCACAGTGCTTATTTGTGTTTTCATTCAACGACATTGAAAAGGTTCATCCCATCTTGCGTGATCGCATGAACATTATAGAGTGTGGATCGTATAATGAGACTGATAAAATCCAGATTCTAAAGAAGCATATTTGGCCACAGCTACTCGATCGTCTGCGATTCAGCGAAAAAGATATCCAGTTCGATGCAGACGCAATGCGGTTTCTAATTAGCGAATACTCGGACAAGGAGCAAGGTGTTCGTAATTTGATTCGGGCAGCTGAGACAATTGTTACGCGTTTAAACATGCTTCGGATATCCAAACACGAAACAATGAAGGAATATGATTTTTACATAGACGTTTCGTTTCCATTCAAACTGACTTCCATTACAATTCAAAAGTTATTGCAAGAGAAGAAGACAAAGGATTCTGAGTCTTGGAGAACGATGTATACTTAATCATTTGTATACGCGAGTAGAGTTAGCGCGACTAAACTCATTGCAATTCCGAGCCAACGCAGGCCTTTGATTGACTCTCCGAATATGAATACGCCCTGAAGGGTTACAATAACATTACTCATGAGATTCCAAACCAAATTTGTTACGACCATTCCTTCATAAGTCATTGCTCTAAGAAAGATCAGTGGCTCAAGTGCGTATATTATCATTGCAAGAGGAACACCTACGTTCCAACTGATAGTCTTTATGCTAACCATCTTTAGCAAACCCATCATAGTAATGTCGATGACTGCCATAGCTGTCCCAAACAGGATTGGAGTCAATGAAAATTGTGGCATTTGTATAAAACGGATTTAAAATATACGATTAGTTGATGACATGAAAATGTCATTCGAAAGTATGTTTAGATTGAGCATTCGGTTTATAAACGAAACCTCTTCAGTCAACAAGGAAGAGCTTATATGTAGATATTTGGACAAGGTGCATTCAGAGTTACATGTGTCATATGAAGTCATGAAGAAGTTACTAACATCTATGAGTATACAGTTTCCTAAAAAATATAATTGTACTATTTGTGAGATGGATATCGTACATAATCCTCATTACACAAAGTGCGAAAAATGTAAAGACTATACTCACATATCATGCAAAGACAGACATAAATTCTGTGGAAACTATTGCCCGGTTTCTACTTCAAAGCCTACAATTGTAATATAAATTCAGGCCATTCACGTTTTGTATATGTAACAATCCCTCTTTGCTTCATCTTTGATTCGATATAAAATAGACGATATGATTCAATAGGGTCAGTTGTTTTGTATTCTTCAGGCATAGCAAGTCTAATTGGAGTTTTTTTAATTGCGGGAATATCGAATGGTGGATTACAAATCAACCATTCAATATGTTTTTGAGTCTTGTGTAATTTGTTGTATCTGAATGTGAACTCTTTGCATAATTCGATTGCCAATTCGCATAACCACTCATAGTTTTCGATACTCTCACGAACCCAGATTGAACACGGGTGATTGATGTGTGTCTTTTTGTAAGCGAATTCAGGAACTTCGCACGGATTCAATACCCAATGCGCGCAATATAATAATTGTGCACATTCCAGGATCATCTTGACAACATGTTTGTCGCAATGATAAATTGCCGCTATATGCGGGTCCTTATCTAGAAAGAATATGTTCATTCTCGTCTGCTAAACCATTCTCTCGAGTGTATGTTTCCGTTTTTCCCGATAATGAAAGGAATAGATAATACTAACACTGCTATGAATCCAACAAATACGATAATATGAACATCGCTATTGTTGATATCCCCACTCAGATTGGTAACATTTATCACTCCACTCATGTTTATGTCCATTTATATTTCACTGGCAAAAAGTAATGTGCGTTTAAAGTAGAATGCGTCCCATTCTTCCGAAGGAGATAACTAACAAGTTGCCCATCGACATTATCAAGCATATATATTCGTTCGTTCCTCACAACGAAAAAGAAAAAGAAAAAATAATAAGTCATTCATGCAGAAAAGATCTCAAAGCAATACAGAATCTTAACTTAAGAGGTATTAATAACATGTACATGCGAGGTTTGGAAGAAGAGGGGTTGTAAAAGCAGAGTGAGCATTGTGATGGGGCATGTCTCTGGTATTAGATTCTGCTATTAGATGTGTGTCTCTGCTATTTGATGTATGTCTCTGCTATTTGATGTAT